TTTCTATATCTTCTTGTATAAGTGTAAAGCGTTCATCTTTAGAACAATGTTCCCAAACAAGGTCTATTACATCTTGTGAGTTTTCAATAATTGTGACCGAAGTAATATTTGGATTGTCTATTAGAACTTGATTAACTAACCCTATTCCTAAACCGCCGATTAAAACATCTCCTGTTGCATTATCCCATAGCCATTGATGTTCATTGTATTCTGCTTCTGAATCTTGCATGATAGGCATAACACAATTTGATTTAAGAAGAACTATATAATTCGTATGGGTTTCATCTTTCATACTAAGGTAAGTTTGCCAATTATTATCTGTTGTTTCATTTGAATAATTAGCAATTTCAAAATCACCACTTGTTCCTGTTGGAATATTAACATTAATTTTCATATCAATCCCCTCTATCTCCGGGTGTCCAAATTATTTTAACGGTTATATCAGGGCTAATAGATGTTGAACCTGCTGAATTAGTTGCTGTTCCTCTAACTTTGAATTGAAGCCAATCATCACTATTACCCCAAGTTAAACCGCCTCGACCTCCACCTGCATCTATTTTTACATATCCGCCAATACCGGGATGAGGGTCTAATACATTTTGTGTAGTGGACATACTTGAAGTTACCAATGATGTTGTTACACCATCAAGTTGGCCTGTTAAATCATGTAAAACATAAGAATAACTTGTTGCTCCTGTTGCCCTAAGATATGCACCTATTCTAATGTTAATATAATTTGCAGCAGAAAAAAGATTTAATTCAGTTATATCTAATTCAGTTATTATAGAACTACCACTTGCTACTACACCCTCTTGCATGTGTATGTTTTCTTCGGGTGTTGAACCATTATATGCTTTAGTGATAACTGCATCATCGTAATTACTACTTATTGATGTTGCTAATGATACATCCGTTGGTGCAGAAGCAACTGCTTGATTTCCTTGTTGGGCTACAACTCCCACTGAACCTATGAAACTCATGCTCCCACTTGCACCCATTGACTTTCACTAACACTTATATTAACACAAACATAGGCTGTTGCATCATTATCTGCTACTGCCGCATTAGTAGCCCAACTTCCAGCCATAGCATCACCTGCGCCTAATGCTACTGTTGCGCTTGAACCTGTATTATTGAATACTGTGAATTGTGTTCCTACTGCTGCATCAACAGGTAAAGTGCAAGTTCCTGCTGTCCAATAAACAGTGTTAGTGTTGTATTGGTTGATACTGCTACAACATCTGCTAATTGATTTAATGATACATTACCATTTGAATCACCTGTAATCCAAACAGGGCTACCATCTCCTGATGATATAGATAATTGGTCGTTTGAAGTTGCTGTTACATCTGCCGCACCGATAATGATATTATTAGAACCTGAAGTGATGTTATCGCCTGCACCGTAACCAAGTGCAAGATTTTTTGTTCCAGTTAGACTGTTAGCACCTAAAGCATCTGTTCCAATTCCTATGTTATAACTGCCTGAGAAACTTGAACCATCCATAGCACGATGACCCAAAGCGATATTGTATGTTGAACTTGCATAACGACCTGCTCTATATCCTATGAAGTTATTTTGTGCAGAAGCGGCAGAAGCCAATTCTCCGGCTGAATAACCAATATACACCGAGTTTGAACCGCTATTCTGTCCGGCTTTATGTCCAATCATAATTGAGGCTTGGGCTGTTGTAAGGTCTGTTCCAGCCTTGTAGCCAATTGCGACTGAGTAATCTGCGGTTGTAATTGCATCGAGTGTATTTGAGCCGATAGCGATGTTATAGGCATTATCACTTGCATTTGCACTACCTAAAGCAGCATAGCCGATAGCGACATTTTCTGCTCCTTGTGAGCCACTATACATAGCATTGGCACCAATTGCTACTGACGCGCCACCAGTAGTAATTCCATTACCAGCACTATAACCGATACCTATTGTGTAATTTGCTGATGTATTATTTCTAATAGCACCATATCCAATTCCTACTTGATAACTTCCTGTAACTGCACCACCTATTGCATCTTGTCCGATTGCTACTGCACCAGAACCACCTGTGGTTGCAGCGTCTAATGCACGATAACCTATTGCGACTACCGATGAGGCTGTTGTTAATGCTGTGGCCGCTTTTGAGCCGAGAATAGAATTGAAATCTGCCGTGGTAATTGAATCTAAGGCAGTATCTCCTACGGCGGTGTTATGGGTTGCTGAAACCGTTGTTCCGCTTGGGTCGCTTCCAAGCCAAATTGAATTGTTCTCTTTGAGTGCATCAGATAAACCATCAATAGCAGTAGCACCGCCACTTGAAACAGTAGCCCAAGTATTATCACCTCTAAGATATGTTGAAGATGAAGCAGTTCCGGTTGCTGAAAGCATCGCTATATCCACCGCATCAGTAGCAATAGTAGTTGCATTTCCTGATGAAGTAACATCACCTGTTAGATTAGCATTAGTTGTGACTGTTCCTGCTGTCAAGCCTGATGCTGTGCCCGTTGCGTTGGTCAAAACACCACTTGCTGGTGTTCCTAAAGCCGCACCCGACAACAAGACTGTCGTTCCTTCAACTGTTATCACTCCAGCACTGGAGCGTGCTATTGTAGTATCAGTAGCATGACCGAGTTCAATATCTTCGGTTACTACTAATCCTTTCTTTACTACAAAATCTCTTTCTGTTCCCATTTATTCATCACCATAATTTCACTATCCATCATGCTCAGACTACCATTTGTGTCGCTGTTATACCATATGTATGCGCACCGTTTACGGTAGGTGTAAATCTAACTTCTATATTTGCGCCGTTTACAGTACAATCCCATGTACCTACAACTGCTGTATCTGTACTAACTTGACCGTAATGTGTAAGGAAAGCGTTAGTACCATCGTGGGTAACTAATATCTCCCCAGCATCTGTACGGTTGTTATCATCTTTCTTTATGTGATAAATTAACTTAGCAGCCTTGTAAGTTGCTTTTGCTATTGAGAATAAATTAGTAGCACCAGTTATAGTTGAAGCAGCACCTCTTGCAGTATCTAAGATAGCAACTGCATCAACGCTGAGTGTAGCACCTTTTACTGCACCAGCCGCCGTTAGGTCATTGAAGCCTGTGATATCTTTACTACTATCTACAATAACTGCTTTACTGGCTGCTACTGTACCTGCTGTGATACCATCCACTAGATTCAGTTCTGCGGCTGTCGATGTTACATTAGTACCACCAATATCAAGTGTAGTTACTGAGATTTCACCAGCGACTGTTACTAGACCATTTGCTAATGTGATTAGGTCTGTATCATCTGTGTGACCAATTGTAGTACCGTCGATTAACACATGGTCTATGTCTAATGAGCCGCCTGAGATTAATCCGGTAGTTGTAATTGTGGATAAACCAGTGTCTATTGTACCGAAGTCTGATGTGATGCTACCTCCATTAAGAGCGCCTGTACTAGTCAAACTTGATGATACAACTGCGCTACCAAGTGTAGTAGCGTTTAGTACCTCAGTGCCGTTGATTTTGTACGTGTTACCTGTACCTGATGTGTCTATGTCTATGTTAGATTGCCAAGCAGTAGTAGCATGATTATATTTCCATGCAATGTTAGTTGCAAGAGTAGCGTCTATTTCTAACCCACTACCATTCGCATTAGCGATAGTATCGTTACCCTTAGAAACAGTAATTAAATCATCTTCAACGGTTAATTGCGCTGTTGATATTGTTGTTGTTGAACCGTTTACTACTAAGTCTCCCACAATTGTAGTTGTTGATGCAACACCAGCACCGATTGTAACGTCTACTTGACCATCAGTAGCGTGCTCTCCTTCAAGAATCAAGGCTGCTGTTTGTGCTGTATTAGTACCATCACTTTCTGCGATGAAGAAAGATAGTTTACCCGCTTCATCCGTGTTTAATGATTCTGAAACTTCCGCCAATATACTTGCAAAGGCTGTTTGATTACCACCTGAGTCATCTGCATAGAATGAGATAGTACCTATATCATCCCCATCTGCACCTGCTGATGCGTCATTTGAAACGAATTTTAGTTCTGCTCCAGTAGTACCGTCGTGTGTATTTTTAATTTGTATAACAGGTTTACTAGAAGTACCGCTTTCGACACTAAGTAATGGAGTTGTGATTGTACGTGATGTACTACTAGTCATACTACTGGTAGCAGCCGTTTGCGCAGCATCGACACTTATCACAGCACTAGCAGCAGTAAGACCTGTGCCAGCGAATAGCGTAGCGATATCGTCAATTGACTCTTTTTGAGTTCTATTAGAAGCATGAGATACATCTGCAAAAGCAATCAAATCACCGCTTGCAATAGGCGATGCCCCGGCACCATCAACATTTAGTGCAAACTCAATTGTATCAGTTCCGCCGGTAATTTTAATTCCGTCTGCTACAGTAAAAGCAATTGAATCTGCATCTACTGCTGCTGTTTGTGTTGTTGTCCCCGCTGGAACAGTAATAACACCCCATGCATTTTGATTGGTTTCACCGCTACCAGCCGCTACCCAACTCATTACACCGCTTGTTGTGGATTGTAAAATCTTACTACCGCCTGCTGGTACGGCTGTTGGTAAAACATAGGCGGCGCTCGCACTCGCACTTGAACTACCTACGAAACTTGTTATTTTATCAGTATTTGAAGTGAAACTTAATGTTCCTCCCGATTTATGTAACGTCAAGTCTCCATCAGCACCTATGTGAAGGAGAGAATTAGCCAACAATAGTGGATTTTCTGTATCTTGACCATTGTTGGCGGAGTTAGAATAACCTATTTCATCCCAGTTGTCAGCAAAGTACCCTATTGTGTACCTGTTATCCGTACTCGACATTCTACCAGCAGCATATGTACTACCAGTATCTGCGCCTGTTCCAACTGTGTAAATAATACCTTGACCTGAATCAACTACATTCTCAGCATTTTCTAAAATTAATGAATTAGCCATACCTGTATAATTATTATATCCCCCTGCCATATCATCATTCGCTATATCAGAATATAATCTCGCTTCTGCATATATTGTTGTACCTCCCGATGCTCCACCGCTTCTAGCGGAAGCATTGACTTGGAAATTAGTGGTACTTTCTATTGCACTTCCGTTTATTTTACCCCAACTAGTTGTTTCTAAACTGGTTGCAGTTAGCGTACTGAATGTACCAGCAGCCGCAGTAGTGCCACCAATTGCTAGAGGTGCATCCCAATCAGCACCACTAAGTTTCGCTACATTTAGATTGGCAACTTCGGTTGTAGATGTTACTGCCAAAGGTGCAGTCCCAGTAGCAATATCAGAGATAAAACGAGTGCCAGTTATGGTGTAAGCACCAATGTCAAGATTAGCAGTCGCTGTAATTCCAGCAGTTGTAAGTGCCGTAATTGTAGTAACACCAATTGTACCGCCTGTGATAGCATCTCCGCTAATTTGGTCGTTTGCAAGAGTAAGCGTACCGGCAGACACATCGAGTGTCTTACTGCTACCTACTGTAATATCAGCAGCATCAATTGTACCACCATTAATGTCAACAGTTGTAAGAATACCAGCGTCAGCCACAGTTCTACCTGCGTTAGTCCAGTTACCGGCCATTGAAGCAATAGTTGCTGCACCAGCACTAGTTAATCCATAAGCACCAACTGTGAAGTTACCTGTATCAATATCTAGTGCAACGCTGCCAGCAGTACCGACAATTTTCAGTTGGTCTGCACTTTCATCCCATAACATGGACTTGCCGGTAGTAGCACCAAAGAACTTCACATCATGGCCCGTATCATCAATACCTACCGTTACAGCACCAGTCGCACTAAGTGTCGTGAATGCCCCTGTGGAAGCACTATTTGCACCGATAGGCGCGCCATCTATCGCACCGCTGTTGATATCTACATTCGTGGAATTGTAGTTGTTGTGGTCCACATTCCCACCGAGGGTACCAAGAACAGATGTGGTTGCAGTCATCGTACTGAATGTACCAGCAGCCGCAGATGTTGCTCCAATGGTAGCACCGTCAATTGTACCCGCATTAATGTCTGTCGTTGTTAAAGTCGATTTAGAAATAACTACTGAGCCTGTTCCGTGTGGTGTAATGTTAATAGCGTGGTTACCTGATAAAGTTGAAATTGTAGAACCGTTGATTTTTAACGGATTACCTGACGCTGGTGTACTCTGTAAAAATCCAGCCGTTAATAAGATATCTCCATCGGTTAATGTTAAATCGCCGTCGTCTATATCTAATCCTGTTTTTACACTAAAGTTTCGTGCTGTACCCATATCATTTCACCTATATTATATTGTTAATGCTTGCCACGATACGCGCACCGTTACACTCTTGTTGGCTATCGTAGGCGTGACTTGTAATTGAATGTATTGACTATTTCCACTTCCCGTTACAACGCCTTGATACACCCCTTGTTTGGCTGTTACGGTTGTCACCGTACCATATACAGACAGAAATACATTGTCTGCTATAATATCGGCTACGGCGTTGGTTGTACCGCTATGAGTAAGCACCATTTCCGATGTCTCATACGTAGAATCAGTAGTATTTTCAACCGAGACAAGTAGTTTAGCGGCCTTAAATTCTGTTCTCTTAAACAGATTAATTGTTATTACTGATGCGCCTGAAGCGTGCCCAACGACTCCATTCCATGTACGAGTACCAGTACCGTAACCAAAGCCGAGTTCCTCTACTTGGAATGGTGCATCGGGTGCTGCTTGGTTGATACCAACTCGATTATTTGCAGAGTCAGTCTTCAATAGATTCGTGTCTATTGTAAGGTTGGTGGAAACAAGTGTGTCGAGATAACCTGTGGCAAATCTAATTGTATCTGAGCCTATATTCAAAGCACTATCCGATGCGGGGAAAACGTGTTGGTTAAACTCCCAACCATCTGTGTCATCCATCCAAAGTATGCTTTTGTCACTGTCAGAAGACTTGACAATAATACCCGCACCGTCTACTGCGGCATCATCTCCTTCTGAACCACTAGGTGAATGCGCTAATTCGATGAGTTTGTCATCTACTTGTAGTGTTGTAGAATTAATTACTGTGTTAGTACCATTTACAGTTAAATTACCTGTTACAATCAGATTCTGTCCTACTGTAAGCGCCGCATCACTTGGGCCTATTGCAGTTATAGTAGGTTGTGAAGCGTCAACTCCAATTACAGCGCTAGATGCGGTTAAACCCGTACCTGCAAATAATGTAGCAACATCGTCTATTGATTCTTTTTTAGTAACATTAGAAGCATTTGTGTCTGAAAAAGATACGAAATCACCTGATGCTAATACAGCAGCAGATAATCCGTTTATATCCATTAATCCAGCACTATCAGTAAATTGAACTGTTGATGCACCGAACTTGAGTACATTGTTACCGTCGTCATACCACAAGGTTCGTGCATCCGGTCCTGAACCAGCAGGGTTGCTTGTCACACTGGCTTTGAGTGCTATACCACTAGCATCGGTGAGAAGTCCAGCCATGGTAAGATGTACGGTGTTGAGAGTGTTGCCCCCTGTAAAAGTAAGGTCTGAATCGTTAGAGAATGCACTACCGTCGCTTATTTGTATAGCGCCTGCCGAACCGCTCGCGCCCGCTGCTGATGATGTTGCGAATACTTTGACCCATGCAGTACCATTGTAAACAAATATAGCAGATGAAGATGTACCTACATCTCCCACAGTAGCAGAGCCATTACTGAGTCCACTAGGGTCAAATATGACTTTATGAGTACTAGACTGAGCATTATTGACTATAATCATGTGACTTGGAGGAAAGGTACCAGTAGGTGTTATGTTAATATCACCGCTTGCTGGCGTTGCGTTAAATATATTCGGCCCGTCGAATCTAACGTTCTGTGCCGTATTCAATACACTAATTTTATTCGGACCGATTCGATGTGTTCTTCTTGAGCCGCCTTGTTTACCGCTAAAGTACAGCACGTGGTCTCCATCTGTGCCATCGGTACCATAACTGTATGATTGCCATATAGCGCCGAAGTTGGAAGATGATAGTCCCCCTACCTCATCTCCACCGCCATGCATACCATCTAGGTCTGCTGCTGAATCAACTCTGTTGCTTTGGTTACCAACAACGCCTGTAGTCATAGGACTAAGGTAAATAGGGCTAGGTTTTACGAATGTACGTACGTCATATACAGTATCCACTTCCATATCTAAATCCCCTGCACCTGCGTTAAAAATACATTTTACAACTGCGAGGACTGTGCTTTGCTTAGAGGCTAGATTAGTTCCTGTAAGACCACTTGTATCACTCAGGAAATTTTCAGGTGTTACAGGAAATCCTGTGGGTACTGCGGTGCCCTGTTCAATGTGGATACCATATCTTGGGGATTCTGTGTCACTACAAGCATAAACAACTAACAAACAAGATTGGCCGGTAGTTAATGCGGATGTGCTACCTTCGATAGTACTTTGTTGTAATGTTATAGTTTGTGTAGCACCTGCCGCTATGTTACCAAAAGGTATGATTAATCCATCTAATACAGAATAACCGCCTCTTACTATAATTGAGTTAGTTCCATTGTCCGATACATATCCCGGTGTGGTTATCTTCGCATTTCTATTACTGTCACCTGCCGCTGTATCTTCATACATCAAGATTCCATTACCATGTATACCTTCAAATATATTCGTTAAAGATGGAGAGAGAATATAATCCCCATCTGTCAATGTACTTGTATGTCCTGAAATGACGTTTTCTACCATAATATCACTTTACCTCTATCATTAATTGGATTACTACTTCGTTTGTTGATGTTTTCTTTATCGGATTGAAAACATGTCTTGTAATCGGGGTGAATCCGCTTGTACCCCTTAATTGCACGAATACTTCTTTGAGTGTTTCGTCGAATGTGTCTGCTGTTGTTAAACTACCCTCTACTAAAAGAGTTGAATTATCCATAATACGTACAGTAGGTATTATTGTTATCGCTGGTCTACCTGCACTTCCGTCACTACTAGTAGCAGGCGTACTATCAAATCCGATAACCATTTCATTGATGTTATCGGCTATTGTTTCTATCATCAATCGCTTCAAATGGTCGTTTGCTGGCATTATGATTCCCCCTCTATTATTATGGTTTCTTTTTCGATGAGTCCGATAGTCTCGTTGTTCCCACCGAGCACTCCCCTTTCGCTATTTCGGCCAATAAGGAAGCCCGCGTGTGATAATTCAGTAATTGTGATTGTGGGTGTGACAATTATTTCTATATTATCGAAGAATGAAAAATTCTCAGTATGTATCTGATTTGTTTTGTCCGGCCTTCTCTTAGATGTTTCAGTAATACTACCTTGTTTTATTCCTTGTAAAACACCTTCAAGACCTGAATTTGTACTTAAGAAGGTGAAATTACTCAAAGCGTTAGATAATCTATGTTGCGCTTTTAGTATAGTTAATCTATTACCATCATATTCTATGATATCGCCCGGTCTAACATCCCATAAGTTAGGATGTCCGTCAGACCTTAGCGAACCCGATACAGATGCATTTGCTTTTAGAATTTGACGCGCCACTGTTTTTGCACGAGATGTACTAGTGATAGATGCATCAAAAATAGGTATTGAGTTTTCCAGTATATCAGAACTGTATTTATTCTGCTGTTTACTTCTATCATCCATTGTAAGAATCAAGTTTTCATTTAATGCTATTTGTTGACCTTGAACGGTTATACGATTTTCTATATTGTCCATCGGACTAGAATCTTTAGAACCGAAACGAATATTTCCATCTATTTTTCTACTCACATCTGCAAAGTTAAACGGTACATAGTTTAAGACTCCGTGTTTATTCATTATAGTTACTCGATTATCATGTCTAGTAACAAATCGTAAAGCGGTAATTAGATTAACACCATAGAAATCTGCTGCTAAAAACACGTTACTGTTTTTACGTCTATTATCGCTCATTTTAGTTACTGTTCTAGATGAGCCTAATGTTACAGCGGTAATAGCGTTAGGTACACTTTGAGATAAATTAATTGCTAAATCGGTAGTTCTGAAGCCTATGTCCATATTTTGTCCTAAATGTATGATGTCGTCATCAAAGCCTATTTCTTTGAGAGTGCGGGTTTTCATATTTCGTAAATCAATCTGCAATCCATTATCAGTTGATGTCATAGTACTTCTCATAATTCTATCTACGGGATTATCTTCACTGTACAACAAATCTGTAACTGTATTTTTACCTTTACTAGACCATACATCGCTTTTCAGCGAATGACCGTCAGTTTCAGTATGCGTAATGATAATACTAGATTCAGATTCAACTAAAGAATATGTACGTTCTGTCGCTAAATCGTAATTATCAGCGTTTACCGCTTCGATAGTAACTCTAGTCTTACCTGCACTTCTAGGCTCTATCTTAGCATAATGTACTGCGTTGTCTATGAACACAGGTTGTCTAATATCGTTCATTACATTAGTCAAAGTACTATCGAATCGACCTTTTGATGATTGAATAAGTCCCATTATGCGCCATCTCCGCTATGGTCTGTAACGTTAAAATCAACATCACCTTTGTGACCTTTATTATGTAAAGATTGACTAAATCTTGGTTTTATGCTGTAATCACTCCTTTTTAGTTCATCATCTGTATCTTTCTCTTGCCTTCTTCTAGGTGCATCGGAACGATGGTGTTGTAGCGTGTTTTCGCTTATAATGACCCTCGATACGCTAGATTTTAGACTAGTACTATCAAATCCAGTTACACCTGTACCAAGTAATTTTGGACCATAACTTAGAGGGGTTGTAAATGCGCTTGTGTGGTCAAATACGAAGATAGGTAGGTATGGTCCATTACCATCAGGTATACTTCTACCTGTCGTGAGGTTTGCTGTTGGCGCTCTACCATTTTCCGTCTCATATGTAAATATACCATACTTACCTCCCGAAGTCGCATGTAGGTAATTTTGAACATATTGCGGCGAATTACTATGTAGTGAATTGTGTATACGATATACTTCAGTATGTTTAGCGTCTAAGACTCTTACAGGTCTAATCATGAACTTTACAATATTATCTTCTTCATTATTTCTAACAGTATCTGTGTTATATTGGTTAACGTCTTGGTAAGGATTACTAGTATCATTACTACCAGTTAATGAGGCTACGCCCCAACCTAAGTCATTGAATAAACCAGCATAACTCTTTGTTTCAATTATGTATGAGCCACCATATGGTCTAAACACATTAGTATGTGAATATCTATGTACAGCAGAAACAGCAGAGCCAGCGCCTTGTCTATTAAATCCAATAGATGTATAATCAGCATCTGCTAGGCTACCTTCAATTTGCATAGCGCCTTCCAATATAACTCGTTGACCTATATTTCTGTCGGTATGTAAACTGTGAGCCTCGGTATTAATTACAACGTGGTTTTGTTCTATACCTTCTACTACTTGTGCGTCTAAACCAATCCTTGGGCTGTTTCGTGAAATAACGTCCTTATGCACGCTAGTACCTATTATTTCTTCTACTCTATCACTAACTGTTGCTTCTGATTTCAACAAACCAAAGTCATCTATACCTAGTTTAGCACTGATACCTCTCTTAACTTCATCGGCTTGCAGTACAGCGTTACGCGGGCGCAACAGGCCATCTCCAAACAACGGTTCGGCAGTATTATGACTCAGTACAATACCAGTCTTATGCACAGGAGTTGATAGTTCTGTGAGTATATCTTCGTTGAATGCAGTTGGATATCTTACACCTCTTCCATTACCCATATCACCTACACGCAGTGAATGCACAGGCGCAAACACATCTACTAATTCATTCGTGTTAGCGTTGTTAGTATTATTCAACACACCACCGAATCGAGGTATTGTATACCCCGTAGTTACTGATATATTTCCGTTAGTCAAATCGGCTATACCTTTTAGATTGAATAGAGGTTTACCACTATTCCAAATACGTGCATGTGCCGTGTTGCTACCGTTGTCATATGCATCACCACAGTCCCATGATGGTCTAATACCAAATCCACGTACTGGAGTACGCCTTACAGCCTCTCCACGCTCATTACCCCACCAATCTATCAGATAGTACTGAGAGGCCACAGATAGGCTTGTTTCTCCCTTACCTTCTCCGTCACCCCACCAGTCTCTTTCTACACGTGTTGGATTTCTAATCGTACGTACTGGTGTACCGAATGGTCTAGACATCCTTCGGCCATCACTATATCTAACTTGCCAGCCTTCTTGGTCTTGGTTTAGCATACCTGTAAAATTGGTCTGACGCTCCATAATCCCAACGTATGTTATAGGTTTAGATGCAGCACTAAGACTACTACCGCCACCATACGCCCATGAACTACTGTAAGCCTCAGTCTGTACAAGTGGGCCAGCATCGTAGTTCAGAGTGTTAGTACCAGCAGCGCTTGAAGCATCCGCTTCGTATACCGCACGCACGCTGTTGATATCGTATCTTGGTCTGTTATAGGCTTGACGTACAGCGTTACGGTGTCCATACGGCCTTCTTCTATACTGGTTCATAGAAGCAGTTGTGATACCCGCAGATACTGCATAAGTACCATCATCGTCAGAATCTACCCATTCTAAATTGCTATCAGATGCGAAATTAGCGCTTGTGGACGTATTATGTACATTCCATGATGTGGAAGTCATTCCATACAAGTCTAGTTTACTCGCATGTGGGCCGCCACGACTACCACAAGGCCAAAAGCCACTAAGCATCAAATTAGTGCCACCTGCATCGTGTGTACTACTATTAGATATTACACTACCTGATTTATCTATATTAGGTCTCTTAATTAAGAAATCAAATGGACCTGTACTTATAGCATGTGTGAAATCGTGATAATGTATAGTTTCAAAATGCTCAGGTAATGAATTATATGCTACTTTGTTAACTGCATTACCTTTCCAACTACGAGATGTATTATCTGAGAAGTATGTATTAGGTCTACCGAGGTTAGGATGCCACATACATAGGAATGCATCAGGTACATGATTACTATATGTATCTTGATTACCTTGTATTATATCAGGTAATATATTTGCAAATACACTCTTGCGTTTATTTGTAAGTAGTTCACCTGCTGGTAATGTATTGTAACTATGTGTTAAAGTAAGTATTGCATCATCATATATGTTATCCCAAAAACCATCAGCGCCTGATTTAGCACCTAATGTCAATGTTTTGGGTATATTGATTGTTGCAGCCGTATCTCCGCTAACACTTGTTAGTTCTTTAGAATAGATAGTTCCATTTTTCCCCGTATACTGTACTTGTTGTGTATAGTAAGGATACATTGGGAACGTATTTGCATCGTCTACAACTATAGTTCCACCAGTACTGTAAGATACAACAGTACATTTTGGATTTAGACTTATACTTTTATTGTATTTATCGTATATATCAAAGTACAAAGATGTATATCCGTTAATTGTTAATTGACTTCCTACACTTCCTAATGTACTTCTCATAAACATATAATAATCTTCGGGACTATATTGAGATAGTTTTCTATATCCAGTCGCTTCTGAAATTGCTGACCCATTATGTTTAATTGCATTCTTGTGTAATATGCTCCACCAAGGTATATGCAAAGTATGCGCTGGGGTTGCATCACTGAACATTGTGCTATATGGGAAACCCTTTCTAGTAAATGCGGGGCTTTCTGTTAATTGTATACCTACATGATTGTATAACATTAAAGGTGGTATATTTGTAAATTGGCTACCTTGGTCATTACTAATATCTAATATTGCTTCATTGATGAATACTTCACAACCACGTACATCTGCTTGTGTTGCTTTTGCTAATACTAATGTCATACCACCTTTAGCACCATCCACATTACCGTTACTATCCATTTTTATGCCAATAACTGTGTTTATTTGCTGACTGGTCAATGCAGCGCCTGAATTGTTGTGATAGCCTATTAATTGATTATCGAACACATTAGGCTGTATGATTATTTGGTATGCACCCACTTCCGCAGGGTCAGGGAAGTGTCTACCTTGCGTGTATTCACTAGCAGCCTCAAGTACAACACTGTGACCACCTGCTTTGTTTACTGTTGCCGCTAAAGTTGTACTTGTACCATCAGATGACGCTAATACACCATAACCATCATATTTTACACCACTCTCGAACATAAGGGTAAATGCGCCACCGTGTATGTCGCTAGGACCGCTTGGGGCTGCATTTATCCCACTGAAGTTAATTTCTGCATCCATTGCGTGAATGTTTTCAGTTATACCACCTGTACCTATTGATGTGACTACTGCCGCTTTCTTATTTGTAGATGTTATATTATCACTAATTAGACCTGAATCAACGAAACCGTTTGTCATTTGGTAATCAATCAAATGTCTTCTGTATAGGCTTTGGTAAGCAGGGTGCGCCCAATGTCCGGGCAGCATAGGCATAGTAGGTGTAACGAAGTGATGTCCCATTCTTGGGAACGGCATAGGTGTCAATACAGGTTTACTGTATGCGTCATAGCCTACTGTCTGTCCCGATACATAATACAGAGTGTTTGCCATATCAGGAGAGTTGCCGCTAACCTCTGCATGGTCTGATAAACGACGTGCTGCGAAGAACCTGTTGCTTCCCGCAGGTATGTAATACGATGGTACTACCTTTAGATTTGTAACAGTCTGACCTGTCATAAATGTCGCAAAGTTAACATCTCCCACCACTGTGATTGTTGCGTTATCAGGAACTCCGTCATTATTACTATCTTGACCAGCGTAAGTACATACAGCACCTTCATCAGTTGTTGGGTTGTACACGCGTAGGAACTTTCGAGTATCTTCTTTAGTACCAAACCCAGCATCAAACACTTGTGGGTCTAATGTAGCATCTACTGTCAATACGTTAGTGCTAGAATCCCATGCTGTGACAGATACTACGTCGGTCTCTACGCCGCCCGCATGTGTATACACAGTAGGATAGCGGTGTGTATGAGAATGACCCATCTTAGTAACATGGAAGAATAGCGTACGGTCATGTAACTCATAACTGGTTTGTAATGGAGAGTTGTCATTCCATGCGCCTAGTTCTGAATCATACGATACAGGATTGATGCGTTCCCAATTATGGTTCTCGTATGTAGGTGCTTGTCGTGGCCCTGCTACACTATTATCAAATAAATGTCCTATGTCACTCTCACTCATATCAGGATGCATCATACCTCCTGAACCTATTGTCTCATGTTGGTATGCTTGTATTGGGTCAAACCCTGAACGTACAACTATGTTACCCGGTATACTGTTAGGGTCGGGTAACTGTACTTTCAAGTTAGGTATCTTACCACTGTTAGCAAGTGCAGGCGCGTTACCTTTCACGCCTCTATTTTCAGGTACACGGAATCCACGTATGATAGTCCCCAATGGGCTACCGCCCTCTATCTTGTGTACTTGCCCTGTTTCATCTCTAACTGTAATACTTTGGAATTGTATCTCCTCATTAGGTATATTCAGTACATTACCAATCTTGTATGGATGTTTACGCATTAATTCAGGATGTGCTAACTCCTGTGCTTGTAGTATAGGTAACATTGCACTATTAGTTGTTTCAAAGGAGAATCTTACGTTACCATATATCTTCTCACCAGTCTGATATGCTGTGTTACTTTTCACACGTGTCATCCACGGTACTGCACCAAGACCACGTGCATTGATTGCTGGCATACTGAGGTTACCACCATCCATTCTCTTCCACACTATATTCTCTACTGAGAAGTTCTTAGCGGCTGAATCTTGATACATCTGTAATGCGTTTACATCACCCATCCAATAATTAACGGGGAAACCACTACTATGTGCTGCTGCATATTTATCAGCAGATGTATTACGTTCTGCATCATCTGTATGTAGTAAAGCAGAACCAACAGAATGGTCTAGGTCGAATAGTAAATCACCTGTCTTATTTAGACCCGGTGTAGCGTTTTTCAATAACAAATCAGTAGGTGTGGCGCTGTGAAAATATGTTCCTGAGCCGCCTGAGAATGTTGTATCAGCCCAATTACCACCACCGTCTCCAACAGGTACTGTTGTACCTTCAACGATTAGAGCCTCTACATTAGGTCCAGCGTTTGCAGGTGCAATGAATCTATCTTGACCGTGGAATCTTTCATCCCATTGTGTAGTACCAGCGTATGTGATTGGGTTACTACCCTGTCCTATGACTTGTAACCAGTCACCGTTTGCAGTTATTGCATCTCTATCGAACTTTGCAATTAATGAACTCTCACATTCGTAACTGACTACTAGGAATGCGCTACTGTACAATCCTTGCGGTGTCGTTAGTTCCTTGGGTAATGTAGTGGTGTAGTTAGTAGGTGCGACCCATTGGTTATCATTACCTGCTTCGTCTGTGTCATTGAAATTATATGTGTAGGTATCCCATCCTGAACCACTACCACTCGTTAAATCTAATTTAGAATAAAAACCCGATTTAATTAAATGCGTGCCTAGGTAGTCCCCTATACCGTCAATCGTAGGTGTACTTTCAGGACTCCCTTGCATTGGTGCTACAACAGGTATGTTACTATGTACGTTCATTACTGTACCAGCAGTTCCGTATGGTGAGAAGTTAAGCATCTCATGGTATGCGCCTAATCCAGCAGCATATCCTGTACCACTTGTATTCTTAGTTATCTTCAAACTATTCAGATAAGAGTATCTCTCACCATGCCAACCAACTGCACCTATTGGTTTTGTTCTATCAACAGCATCTACAATACCTGAGAAGTGAACCTGTGTCATGTGGTCGCGTGCTGACACATTCTCGTTATTGAAACGCATTGTACCTGCTTTGCTCCATACGTAAAGAGTATAGGAACTAGAAATAGCCTCACTAAAAGACCCAGTTCCATCTTTGAGTACTTCCCACGTTTCAGGCGCTTCTAATTTATTTAGACCATTTAATCTATTAGGCGCAAGATAGAATCTAACTTTCCAATTACTACTATCTGCTAACACTTCTCTTGAATGATAACAAGCAAATCTAGTGTTAGTTCCTTGATGTAATCTAATCCAACCCGATGTAGGTAATTGTTCTAATGTTGTTTGTGAACTACTTGATGGACTATCTATGTAATTACCAGTAGCGCTATTACTCACATAATTAGATGTTCCAGCAAGTGGTATCCATCCATATCTATCTTGACGCATTGCGTTACCCATAGACGGCATGTGTGTGCCACCTAGAGACTTGAGTGCCCCAGCGCCGGGGAATGCGTTTATCGCAGCGCCTAGCACCGTTGACAATTCTTCACCATTTTGACAACGTGTTCCATCTACTACGATGTATTCCATCTTTGCGTCTGCTGTTGCTACGGCCTCACTACCATTTCCTATGTAATCTAGAATGCGACCTGTAAGTACACCCGACGTTCTAAACGCAGTAGGATGTATTTGGTTTGCGCGTTCCCAATTACTACTTAATACTCTAGCAGCAGATTTACCCGCGTGTGGTGGATTGAATGTAAGTTGGTTGTCTAACCATGAGCCACCCGGATGAAAACCACCATCCATGTGCCATACTGTATCTGCTGCCATAGTGATACCGAATCCGATAGTAGGCGTATGCATCTTAGGATGTATATGCGTCAAGTCATATCCTATTTGTGATGTGCCTGTAACGTCGTGTGGTGTGTTATCGTTGAACTGTTGACCATAATGCCTACCATGTTCAGGTCTTTGTGAGAACTTACCCTTCCAACAGTATCCAGCAGGGCTTTCCCAATTTACCATTGCTCTCCAATGGAAACCCGCAGTAGCGTCGTAGTATACCTTGCTCGGTGGCATGAAATTGTATTTCTCATTAGCGATATGGTTCGGGAATACGTGCCTTGAATTGGCTATTGATTCGTCTAATGGTATAGAAGCCCACGTGTTACCGCTTACGATAACTCTGCCCGGAAATGGCTCTTTGGTATTAGCGGCATTACCACTATCTGCATCAGCCACTTCTTGTGTAAATGGGAATGCTTGTCCCGGTCCAAATATTAGGTAAGTGGTCTTACTATCTGTACCATCTGCATGGTCTTCATATCGTGCTGTTGGATGAGCGAACCTCAATACAAGTGGTACTGGTTTCGCTTTTATCTCACCTGTACCGTATGTTACACCACCTTTAGACAAATCAGGTGCGAGTATGTTTTGTTGATTGAATGCAGGTGGTGTAATACTACCACGATGCTGATTACACAATGCAGCGCCGGGGAAGAATGCAAACATTGCATTTCCATCTAACATAGCGTAACTCGTAGATATTTCATTGGCATTCTGTAATCCGGTGACACCAGTTGGTCCAGTAGAATATGGGTGTGTGTAGAAAGTAGAATAGTCGTTGTTTGTACCGTCGTTAACATCGAGTGTTACACCGCTGAAGCCGCCCCCAAAGAACAAAGGCACGCTGTGGTCTTTGCTACTCTTACCGCCACGGAAGTAGACTATTGGCTCAGAAAATACACTACCGATAGAGCGCAGTCCATTAAATTCAGGATTCATATGTGTCGATAATATATTTCCGTGGAAAGTTATCTCTCTAGGCATATTTTCTGATATATCAATATCCCAAGATAATTCGGTGGCTGCTGTGCTACCTACCTTACTCTCAACAACTATTGATTTCTTATCCGTCAGGTATATTCTCTTTCTCTCACCGAAAGATGGTATTCTGCTGGATGTGGTATCAGTACATGCAGGTATTAGGAAATGAAACATATTAGCAGCAAGAGTTACAGACGATTGCCAATTAGTAGCAACATCTGCTATGCCCATTCTTTTGTTTATTATCAGGTTATCAGAGATGCCCACACGTAGTGAGTCTATTGAGAAACTAGTTGTAGTGTTTGTTGCAGTAACCGAACCTAGTATTCTTCCAGTAGTATCAGCGATTAAATCTCCAATAGTCAATTGATTTGAATTGCCGGAATCAATTGCTATTGCCCCTGTATAACCCTCAGAATATCCATTATTATTGTCTACTTCTAGTTGAGTAATGGATGTCCATGCTGTTGAATATACAGAATGCGGATTATTTATGCAAGGTAGAATATGGTCACCTGAAAATCTAGTATACTCTAACCCCTTCAACCCTCTAGACCATTTGTTAATATCTACTGGTGCGTTTCTAGAATCTACAATATTTGGTGTTGCAGTATTTCCGTTACTACCTTTAGCAACTGTACGTATCTGTAATATGTTATATGGTATATATCCGCAATCTATACTTCTGCTTGCATCTATGATTGTGTCTATAACAGCACGTGAAGTACCAAAAGCCCAATCAGCAGTACCAGTAGGTCTTGTTACCTTCTCAACCTCACCAAACTCAAGGTGTGCTGCTTGTATACCCAAGTCTCTAAACACAGATGCATTATAAGAAAGGTTTAGTGGTTTGATTTTTTTATCAATGTTGTACGCTCTTATCTTAATTGCATTTTTACTTATACCCCAATCACCAAATGTTCTTCCATCGGTGGCATACATGTCTCTACAATCAAAAGTATGCCCATCTAATGTGTTTATCTCGTCACTTGCATTAATTGCAGCAGCAGTAACAGCAGCAATTAACTCATCTGTAACTAAGGTTGTTTGGTTTAATATAGATGAAATCAAATATGAAGTATTTGTTAATGATGCTGCACCCGTAACACCATAAAACGTAGTTGTGCTTCTACTAGTGTAAGATAGAGTCAACCCAACATTGGCATCGCCAGCACCATCATAATCGCTTATTTGTATCAAACCATTTTCTTTTGGAAATCCTAAATAGCCTAATTTGTCATCTGTAAAACTTGCGTTAAATGGTGTTACGAATGTAATAGCCAAAGCGCCACTGCTCAATGCAGCAGTAACTAACGTTGCAGCATTTGGTGAATTAACACCTCTCCATCTAGCACCTCTCCAACTACCTAAAACTTGACTAACTGCACTAAAACTCATTCTACCAGTAGCATCACCACTACCTTGCATTGCACTACCAATAGTGAAACCACCTTGAGATATATCTCTATCATCGAAGAAAACACAAACATCTTGTTCTATTGTATCGGGTAGTGATGTATTTCTATTAGAAAACGAATCACCCATAGTTCTGTATATGTATCTTATAGTAGATTCTTCACCAAGGTTGTTCTTTAATTTCATACCGTATATATCTGCATTACCTACAACATCTTGAGAGGATTGTGTGGTAGGTACGTGTAAAGAATAAGAAGATGTGGAAGAACTACCGTATCTGTTATTTAACCTACTTTCACCATTCACACCGAATCCCCAAATACCAGCATTAGGAGCGAAACCGGGTACACCGCTTGCTACTAACCCACCGAAGTTAACTCTACTAGTGGGGCTTGTACCAGTTCTTAGACCCCTTACTAAAGAAGACGATGAACCTTTAATGTCTAAAGATTCTGTGTTTATGCTGTTATGACTCTTACCACTTATAGAATCAGATACTGCTCTCATTGTGCTACTGTCTTTGAACTCGGCTACACTTTCTACGTCTTCACCACTTTCTACTGATGTGACATATTGTTGTAGTGTAGTGATTGGTGCAAACGGTCTACCGTGTTTGTTTAACGGCATAGGCGCGGGGTGCATATTCTCTCCTTCTCTTTCATCGGGTAACGCCCAAAAGTTACGCCACCTTCCACCATGACCTACTAAGAACTGAGGTTCATACAGAGATTGCCCGTTACTGTTATCCAACCAAGCACAAAAGTTTCTACCACTAGCACCGGGTACTGTGCTGTGTAAGACAACCGTATAACCAACATCACCATTCAAGTCTTGTACCTCTCTGCCTATGTGAGCGCGTATGTACCCCATGTGTGTACCCCTGTCTCCGTTATCAGTATCCCAAAACGGTGAGGGGTCGTGCGCTGAACCAGTTTGTACTCTAGCGGTTAACGCAGCATGTTGATTAACTAAGCGAACTACTTCTTCTGCACCCGCTAGAGTATTTACTACACCATCTTTTTGCGCTACTACACCTAAGTCAATCGTCAATCTTCTGATAAAATCCATATCTTTCCATTGAGGTAAGTGCTGTAATCTAGATTCACCATGTGAAGATAAATCAAGAGTAGTATTACGTATACCCTTTAGACACAAGAATGCGGGTATAACTCTAGTACCATCAGGAGTATCAAAAAAAGTAGACGGGTCTCTTAAAGAACAATCGGTAGTACCATTTCTTAGATTAATCAAAGCATTGACATAAGAAAATCTATCATCTTTTGGTATTCTTGTAAAATCATGTAAAGTGTTGGCAATTTTGTATAACGCTACGCTATCATTAGTTCTAGGTGTAAGGCTGTATCCAGTTGAAAGTCCGTCATATGTACCACCATAGGAATAACCTGTGTGTACATAATGGCCGTGTGCTTTACCGTATAATCTAGCACCTTCTATTCTTCTACCATCTGTTGGTAAAGCAGTAGTCAAACTAGCAATGGTACTGCTGTCAATTAAATCACTAGTATGTTTATTTGCTAAGTCATGTGCGTAGGCGCTTTCAATATACTTAGATTGTTGAGTGCTTCGTATGTATGGATTCTGAGATAAAAAGCCGTTTGTAACATCTATTTGCGTAGTCCATGGGCTTGGGCCAGCACCGTTGTACACAGCATTGACTTTGTGTAATTCTGTTCTACTTGTGCCGCCGCTTTCTACCACTTCTTTAGGCCAGCCTATTTGTGTAGCCTGTGAACTAGTTTGCACTTGCATGTGTATATCTTGGAATGCGATGAACTCCTTGTCATGCGCTACATTGTATAGTAATACACGCGCGTGTTCGTCAGTAGACAAGTAAGGGTCAATATAGGCTACAACAGGCGCTTGAGCCGATGTAAGTCCGAGTGCTAGATAATTTTCTTCAACTGTTCTGTTTACGTGTTGTACATAGTTTCTCGCAGTTTCTAAACAAGTGTTACCAATTAAAAAGTTCTCTAGAGGTATGCTGTCTCTTGGATTAGTTGTATCTAATTCACCAGTACCTCCGTTAAACGCATTCCATACTTGTGATTCGTTTAACACACCTCTGCTCTTAGCAAATAATCCCTCAACCGCATGTGGATTATTGTACGACATATTAGCCCACACTGTATCACCGTTGCGTAATCCACCTTGTGCATATGGGTTTAACCACGTTGCGTTTAATACAGCGTCTTTATCTTCATAATTACCAACCCATACTGCTAATTTAGCGTTTGCAGGTACATCGTTTGTGTTACCACTTAGATTAATTGTTTGTTTATTAGTATTCAACGCTTGAGTGACGCTGGTTACCGTACCTATTCTTCGTACCGTATCTGTACCTGAATTAATGAAATAATAAACTGAATCTCCTTTCTTTACATTTATACCATGTAGGTTGTTTACATTTTTACCCGCTTCGTTAGTTATCTCAATAAGTGCTCTTGCTGTTAAAGAATATGCTGTTATGGCAATATTTTCATCAACCATTAGATTACTCTTTACTTCTGCATAAGCCAAACTACCTTCGCTTAATGTTTCAGTAATTACATCTCCAAAAACTTCACGACTACGACGTGCAAGAGTTAATTTCTTACCAACTAAATCGTTTGCAGAAGGATATGAAGTGCCTAATTTAGTATAAGTGTGATATACAAGTGTGATACTATTTGGAGGATTAATTGTAACAGAAGCACCAGTAAGAGTCTTTATGTTACCGTGATATTGATAACTATGTACAGCACCGCTTTCTAAAGTATATTGCATATCGTATCTTAAATCTCCAAGAGATGACGATGCTTCGGCTAAAGTATCGTAGTTTAAATACGGGAGTTTAGCAAAATCATCCTCGCTAAAAGTAAGTATTATCGCTTTGTCATCACCTGTGAGAGAAATTGCAGAACTAACAGTTAGAGGCGTTACAGATGCTCTTTTACTTTCTATTCTCGCAGCGTGTGGATTACTTTCAGGCCCAGCCTTAAACTCAACTGCACTAACATATTGACGTAGACCATAATCTACATTTCCTCCTTGTGTTTTTACACTTGCGCTATCGTGGTAGTATTCATCTCTATCTTCGTAGTCAGACGATGGTGTAAACCCATCAGAACTAATAGACAATAAGTTTCTATCAATACTAGCACTAGTAATAAATACATACATACCTACTTCTAAAGATTCAAAGAAGTTCTCACTATGTCCGTATTCTGTGGTAGATATACTGAGATACTCGTCTCCAATAGGGTCTGTGTTTGTATACCATGCCCATTCACCATTTGCTAGGTTTATCTTTCTGTATCTATATGATGTTGTTACATTTTGATACGTTGCAGTGGATATAGAAGAAGGTGGAAATATACTTATGTTGTTTACATAGAGTCTTTTTGTCGTACTGTTAACCGTCCATTTAGTGACGAATGTTGAATCTAAGTATTCTCTGTTTTGTAAAGCCATAGAATAAGCAGAATTAGCCTCTCTATCTGTTGGTTCTGTGTCTATGAATCTTCTACCAACTGGACTAGGGTTGTAAGTATGTGCAGTGTGTGTAGCGTCTATATGTATCTTAAATGCGTTATCAGGACCAACAGATGGAGCAAAAAATTGTTTAGAGAAAAACGGTATTTCTGCAACCGCTCTAGTACTAGCGTATTGAGTGCCTAATTGGTAATCATGAGATACATCATTCATACTCTGATGCATTCTATCATTTATAGTACTACCATTTTCTAAATCTGATTCTTCACCAAAGTTACCCTCATTATAAACTGTAAAATTACCATTTATAACAACTGATGTTCCATTAGTTGCACCAACCATATGTCCTAGACTATTCAGCAATTTAGCAACATTGTCGTATTCACTATTATCGGATGAAAGAAAATCCCCTGAGCCAACATTTGCTGCTGTGAATGTAAAAGTGTTTCCTGTTTTACTAGCGTATTTAGCACTACTACCATCAGGTAAGTATATTCTACCATATTTAGGAAATCCATATGTGCCCCAACTGGCTATATCTTCACTTTCGTTATTAAGAGCGTTTACAGTAAGCACACAAGCCCCTGATGTCCAGTTAACTGTTAATTTAGTAGCAGTTACAGCATACGACCTGCGTGTAGAATAGGCTTCGTGTGCTAATATACTGCGTTGGAATACTGGTCTAGTATCCATAGCGCCTTGACCCGGCCCACCAAGCGTAACAGTAACAACAGGTGCATTAGGCTCTATTTCTTTGACTATGTGTGAATCAGGGCTACCCTTACCAGTAAAATCAATTGAACGGGATACTAGGCTATCTCCTACACCGATGCAACTTAGTGTAGTGTAACCGCCCTCATCGCCTTCACTTTCTTCTATCGACCTTACTTTTGCTCTACTCATTAAGTAAAGTATAGTTGCGCTATTAAACGTAGTAGATAAATTAACATTAGCAAGTTGCATACTTCTTCTTCGGTCAGTAGGCTGGATGAAGATTCTAAAATCAGCGTTATCTCTACCTGCTAAAATGTGATTATCTATTATGTCAAATGTTTCGTGTATAGGAGATGAAGAGGACACAGTACCAGTATCGAACTGCCCAGCAGAGCCGCTATCCAACACTACATCAGGGGCTATTCTAGAATAATTACCTTTATCAGTTAAGGTTTTAATTTGGTTTATTTTATTAAGATATAATTTATTAAATGAAGATTCATGCACCCCAGTTGCACTCACAGATTCAATTATGGCTTGCGGTGTACCGTTTTGTATAGAATCTGCATTATTTCTTGGAGTATAATTAGCGGGTGTTAACGATTCATCGACTTCTGTATCAGCAGAATATCCTTCCGAAGTGTCGCCCACTAAACCATGTTCCTGTACTATTGGACTTTCAATACCCACATCGCTTCTATTCACATCTATGTATCCACCGGGTGCATGTAATGTCATACCTGAACCAATCGCATGGATTATAGAATCGTAAACATACTCTGAGCCGCTCACTAATGTATCAGATGAAGGTACGGTTTTTTCTACCATAAGTAAAGGTTGTACTGTGCCGCTCATACTAGCGCCGGTTAAATCAATTGCATTGTAATGTATTTCCACAAATGGAGAAAGAGATGGAGTCAAGTCTGCTAATCTAGGTACGTGTAATATAGCAACTCTACTTTCTTTAGAAGGAGTAACGTGGTAATCTCTAATGTTACTATCGTGATGAGTTTCATCGTTATCCTCATCGTATATATTGAATTGCGGAATTGGACCTTTTAGTGCAAAAGACGTGTAGTTAAAATTAGGACCACCTATCGCAATTAACTTTCTTTTACCAGCAGGTGGACTGCTAGTACCATTGTAAGAATTATACGCTACAGTAACAGTACTAGTGTTAACAACGTTATCTATAACTATCTCATTAAAATCTCTATACACATCTACTAGACTATTAACAGAAACTTGCTTGTCTATGCCTCTATGCATATTATTGTATATTACGTCTATAATATCAGCATAAGGACCACCATCTGCTTCTTGGTCTATTATCTCATCAATAGCCTTAGGTAGCATTCGTAAGAAAGCGTGGCCTTCGACATGATTCTTAATATGTCTACCGCTGTGACCTATTTGAAAATCTTCACTTATGCTAGTAGGCCACGCCACAGCAAACGGATTATTTGTATCTGATGTGGTTGTAGCAATTGCACTAGAATACACAAAACCATGATTCCCGAAAACGCTCTCATCTAATACCATTTGTCCTGTTCTATCTATTATCTGTGAGGAATAGTGGGGCGGTTGATACGGATTACCCGTAGATGATTCAAGTAACATATCGGCACTCACTACCACAAAGTGATTATCGACTCCTGAGGTTCTAGTATGCAACGCGCTACGCAAACCATTCACAGATGTAGCAAAATCAAGATGAATACTAGATACTAACATATTACCTGTACCCACATTGATGTTATGCAGTCTTACTCTCTCAGGTGGTTTATTGTTAGGCGCTTTTGTATCAGGGTTAATCCCATCAGGATTGATTAGAAGATTATATGGAGTGTGGGATACAGAATGCTCAACAAGAGTGCCTGATAGAGAATCTAGTACTTTGTAGTCTCCGCTCGAATAATTGTGAACTCCTGAACTATCTTTACTAAAAACATAATTACCTGATACACTGGATAACCCAGTAAGTTTTTTGGCTAAATCAATAGCATCAGTTGTGCTCATACTAATTTGCGATATTGCCACACTCTGCCCGTCTATCTGTGTGCTGTTATTCGCAATTGAAGAGAATGTGTATACGGTTTCAATTGGTGCAATAGGCTCTTCAAATCTGTATAGAAGTAATGTATCATCGTCTGCTAGAGGTGTATTACCGTTTATCATTGATGTTTTGAACGATGAATTAAGATGAATACCTTCTAACGTACCTCTAAACTGACCACCTTTACCACCAATGTATGTTTGTTTAGTTGATGTTTTTAACATTAAACCTCTATTTTTTATAGATTCTCTTACAACTAACTCTCCATTAATGTACAAATCTATTGTATCGCTTTTTACCGCCGCTACTACATGAATCAAAGGTCTATGATTTTTGTTTAATTCGGTTGCGTCGTCTCTACTTCCAACAAATCTATTGTATGAATCTTGTAGACCCTGATACTTAATATGTGGGTATACAGTCCCTTCGTATCTATCTGTCTCTAAGGTTGCTGTGGTTAGAAAATAACTTTCTTCACCCCCTTCACCTTCCATGTATACTTCAAAAGATGCAGGTCCGGGCGTGTCTACGTGACCAAGTGAAAGTTTGTATTGACCTTCTTTCTCTATTATTGTACCGCCGCAATCAGGCATTACCCACGCTTCTATTGTTAAAAATTGATTATCTATACCCGATGTCGCAGAATTATCGCGTGTAGATGATGGTGCATTCTCAGATAAAATAACTCGCACATCGTCAGTGCCTCTTGTGGTTCTATGACCTAACTCACTAAAGTCACCTTCGGGGACTATGATGCTGTCAGTAATACCGTTAAAGAAAAACCCATGTGTTTTACGGCTAATTACTGTCATTTAATTCCCCCCTCAACCTATTATTAAGTTATCTATTGGTGCAAATATCATATTAAAATTATAAACAGACTCTCCAGCGTCATATGTAATATCAAACTTTTGAACTGAGCCTTGTATCCCAGTTGTTTCTTCTGAGGGGTCAAACGTCACACTTGCCGGATGGTCATTACCTTCCGATGTTTTTTCTTTACCGTAATAAAATCCAGTGGGCATAAAGAAGTTTCTTGCAACATATTGCTCTCCACCCGTTGCTTTAATTGAAGAATTGTAAGGTATTTGAATACCTATAATGTAATCTTTCACATGGTCAGGTAATCTGCGTGTACCATACAAATCTATAGGATTAGCACTTCTGAATGTACGTCTTGTACTGTTGTTAATAATTCCATACAAATCCATAGCCTTATCACCAGCAGATTTCTTTACACTATCCGTACCTCCGCCAAACCTCGGTGACACTCTCGGAGGCTCAAAAATAACTGCATTAACTGGATTCTCTATTTGCTTAAACTTAGGCGTTGTTCTTCTCATAGCGGTAACACTACCTTTAGCAACCATTACAATGTTCACTACACAATTTATTGATTTAGATTCATAATTAGTACCTTCGACTAGTGTGGCAGTAAAATCAGAACTTAGTTGATTATTAATATAATTTACAACTGCTGTTGCTAATTGAACTGATGTAGCGTCACTTGTGTTGACAAGTACAGTAGGGGTGCTACCTGCGCCACCATTAGATGAATAGGCAGTTGCGCCAGCAGAAGCGGTATTAGTGAAAGTTATTGTTTTTTCTTGATTACTTGTCGCAGTGCTTAAAGTCTGTAATCGTAACTCTTGATTAAGTAAAGCCTCTAAATTAGAAGCCATGGTAAATTGCTGCCCTTCTATTTTTCTACCAAAGTTAATTGAAGCGGTATGGGCAGTGGCTAATGTTCCTTCTCTATCATCTGCAATAATACCTTGAATATTTATCATGGCTTTATTTACGTTTAAGTCCATACCTATACGTCTACTTCCTGTAAGTGGTAAAGCAGAACCACCCACTTTTCTAGAAGTAGAAAGAGTCATAGACGTTGCGTCTAATTCTATTGTGTTGTGATTTTCCTGAACTAATCTAATCGGTATACCAGCAGCCATCAGTATCCCCTTCCAATTCTTCCACCGCCGCCTGAACTACGTGACAATTCTTGTTGTATCAAATCACTTATTTCTCTCGCCAATTCTCTTTTATCTGTACGGTCTGTAAGACCACTTAAATTGAATGTCATATTGAACGTGTTGCCACCCGAAGAAGGTGAATCACTATCTCCACTACCACCTGTAACGGCATTTATAGCACCACTACCTAGGTCTGCTACACCACCTACTACCGATTTACCGAAGTTAAATATACCTTTGAGTGCACCACCTATTGCATCAAATATTCTACCTAATGTTTTATCATATATGGTAGACATAACAGATGTGACAGTATCCCATGCACTACCTATTGTATCAAATACACCTTGTGCTGCTGATTTTAATTTATCAAATGCATTTCCAATAGTAGCATCGAATATAGTACCCATAGTACCAACTATAACACCCCATAAAGTCTTGATGCCCCCTAATGCTTTACCTGCGGCAGATTTTAACCCACTCCATAATTTACCAAATGTAGCGCCCCATATCGTTTTGACATTATCTAGGGCTTTGCCCCACTCACCTGAAAATAAGTTAACCCAAAACATCATAGCAGTTTTCATCAAACTCCACATAGGTATCACAGTAGCATTCCACACCAACTTTAATACAACCGTCAAAGACTCAAATGCATCTTTAATTTCATCAAATACTTGTTTTGCTTTCTTTTTTGCAAAACTAAAGGCTTTACCTAAAGCCTCACCTATCTTAGATGCGGCGCTACCTAATGAACTCATTATGTTACCTATACTGCTTAGAGAACTAGTCATAGAAGCCAAAGAATTGAGTAATGCACCTAGAGCCATAATCAATCCTCTCCTTCTAAAAATGTATAATCGAAGTCTACAACATCGCTACTATCGGTTCTATTTTCGAGGTCTTGCTTCTTCTCTGCGAGACGCTCTTCTTCATTAATAGCCAATGCCCAAGATAGGGATTGTTTGAACACGCCTTCACTCATATGGTATACCTCAGACAGCGATATGCTGTAATGTTTCGCTACGATGTAGGCGAACAACTGCATCTGCATTTCTAAATCATCAGGATTTTTTATTACCTTTTTCTTTAGAAATTGCCGAACTCTCAGTTGTTCGCTTTCGTAAAACCCCCCTGCATTGCCTCCGCCAGTTCATCGGGCTTTGGTAATAGAGAGGCAATTTGTTGACCGACATATGCATTTAGGTTCATCATATCATCTACGGTTAATTCAGGGTTAGTTCTAACTACCCAATTTGAAAATGCGTAACGCCAGTATCCTTCTAGATTCAGCGATATGTCATCGCCATCCATCTGAAACATACTTTGTGCGGCTTTTTGTACGTCAAAGAAAGTTAATTCTCTAACCCATACTTCCATCATTAAATCAGGATTTTCTTTGTCTACACGGATTTCGTGCCTTTGTTCACTCTTCTTCGTCAGTAAGTTCTGTTTGTCTACTATCGTCATTTGTTGTCACTTCCTCGGTCGCAGCCTCTTGCGAGGGGGCATCCGGCGTTACGTCAGCAGCCTCTTGCGAGGGGGCATCTGTCACACCTTGTGTCGGTCGCTCGACAATACCTATGTCATCGTGTCGTAGCCTTAACACTACCTCTGATTTAGTGCCACGAATAGTAATTCCTCTTGCCTTACATTCTTTTTGGAGTTCTCTTATGGTGTAAGAATTATAATCAACCTCACCACCAAATGGATTCTCCTCTTCGGGGACTATCATCATTTCCTCAGTAACTTCAGCAGGTTTATCAAAAGTAAATCCTACTGTATCTTCAATAACATTTTCAACAATATCAATAGCATCTTCTACCTTCTCTTGTATTTCATCTACAACACCGTCTACCGCATCACCTATTGCGTCTCTAGCGGATTCAACCCATGACGGCTCTATCTGCTCTATCTGCTCTTCTATTTCTTCTAGTATAGGTTCTACTATAGGTTCTACTACAGTATCTTCTGTAACATCTTCTATTTCTCGAATTATGGGCGCTAGTACAGTAGTCTCTGTAATGGTTTTACCCTCGTGTATCATTTTAACAACCATCGCATCTACGACATTTCTAGAATTAGTCTTTAACAAAGCCTCATCGTATGGTACTTTGACAATATCAATTAGCCAATAGACATATTTTTCATGAGAATTGCGTGAGTAGAATTGAACTCTTTTAACAGCAGTTGGTAACACTATTTCACCTCAAGCGTGTATAACTGTATCAACAGCAATAACCTTGACTGATTTAGGTAGAATCTTTAGTTTTGCCCTCAATGGTCCTTTATCCTCAGGTACGGGTAGTGGTGCTTCAACGATGTAATAATCATCCATTAGTATGTCAATAGATTCTGCCGTACCGCTAGATACTTGTTTTGTGAAAGATAAACGTATCATGTCAGCATCTGTCTGTTCAGTCTCGTCTGTTTCATCAAAGTTTTCAACTGCTCTACGCATGTTATGGTAGAATAATGGGTCGTCTACGATTATCTCCATTTCAAGGTCATACTCTGTTTTACCCTCTACTGCTAGTGTAGGGTTACGTGTACCAGCAAATGGCACTTGGTCGGTAGCACTATTTGCTATGTTAGCCGCACCAATAGTATAGTACTGCTCTACACCAGTCTTACCGTTTAATGTGAATGAGACAACTTGACCCAATGTTGTACCTAACATAGATATAGAACCGTTGTAAAACATAAATGGTTTCTGAGTCCCTTTACCAATACCTGAAATCTTTCTCTTTACTTCTGTATTAGCAGTATCCTCGAAAAGTCTGTGAGTGTTATATCGGTCTCCCTTGTTACTTGCTTCTAATCTTCCTGTATCCGTGTAACATAGAGCCGAATCAAAATTTGCTGTCAATCTTAGAGCAGCGTCTGTGTCTGTGGTAAGCGCCCAATCTTTCACCTTGCAACCTCTAAAGACACGTGTTAGTTGTTTTGAATCTCCTGTACCGCCATCGGTAGCACCATCGTTACTGTCTATGTCTCTTCTTCTAATGCTAACTTCCATGGCAAATGAAGGAATAGTTGTACGAGAGAAGAATAAATGACTGACTGGTTTAGTGATTGCCCCTGTGGTTGTGTTTCTATGTGGACTACCGTTACTATCGTCTGCTGCATATCTAGCAAACTCTACTACTGTATTATCTTCATACGAGAATTGTAGAGGGTCATCTAACCAAACTTTACCGACCCCACCAGTTACAGTAATGGCTACTATTCTTCTTGCTTCTTCTTTCATAGCCTTGTCAATTATCTGTGTAGCATTTACATTCGGCCATGCAGAAATATCTCTTGGGTCAAAAGTTAGAGTGATAGGGTTGTTAGAGGCAGTAGCATTTGCGCTTAACTCAAAACTAGTTGCATTACTCACACTAGATACAGTAGCGCCAGTAGGTATACCAGTACCGGAAACAGACATTCCGACAATCAACTTAGCAGTACTATCTATTGTAATACTAGCATCTGTGTTAGTAGTAACGCAAGTAGCGTTTGTAAAAACTTCCGCATTTACATTTGTATCTCTGTAACTCTGCACATCTACTTTGTCAACACCTTCTGTATTGTCACCGCCGAGTAAGAAAATGTAGTCGCCTACGCCTACATTCACAGAATTAATTGCTGGATTAGTGCTCCCCGCATTACCGTTTGCTAACGTACCGTCAAAATTAATATAAGAATCTCCTGAATAATGCGTTCCAACTAGTTTGAATGTATCACTTCCATGCCCATCTTGTCTAACTTCCGGTGCACTTACAACTTCGTGGCCTAGACAATAATAGAACCAGCGACCATTGTGTATGTTACACTCGAACGAGCCACCGGTATTAGTAAATCTGCCCGGTACTTGTACTGCTATATCTCTACCAAGTCCTACGACATGGTATCTCTTGAGGTCTACTTTAGTCTCAGGTAGAGCAACGGTGCTTACCAGTCCAACGAATTGGTCAGTCAATACACTCTCAGCAGATGCGTTTGCTGCATCAGCGTGTTCCATACCCACATCAATTGCAGGTGTTGTAAAAGGTAAGATAGTCATTACATCATTAGCCTTAGAATCTTTGTCTGCTGTTGTATGGTCTGTCTTTAATGCAGGTGTTACCGTAATCTCAGTCTTGTTGTTATTTTGGCCGGTCGTATCATCTGAGACTTCCTGTTTGATTATAGTATACATTCTACCTGATACTGCGTAATCGTCATCTGTACTCCAATTAGGGCTAGACGATGCTATTGTGAAAATGACTTTGCTACCAACTAACATTCCGTTTGGATATTCCAATACTCCACTAAACACAGGGCTATCTTCAGTTCCACCACTCAACACGATTACACTAGTGTCTTTCACTAAGTCTTGGTGTGGGGCATTGGCGGGTGCAGGGTCATTCGGGTCAAAGGATGCTGTGAACTTAAATGAGCCAGCATATCCGTGTTCTAATCTTACTCCTGTTTCGTGTCCGAAGGTTATTTCGGACAAATCACCCTTGTATACTGTCGATGGCATGGCTCTCTCTCACCTCATGGGATTAGTTCTGCAAAGATAACAACTTCTATCTGAAAGGTCATTCTATACAGTTTTTTGCTTCTATCTGATAAATCGGTACGGGTTTTATAAACAAGTCTGTCAAAATTCACACCATCACCCTTTCTTTTTAGATGCACACACCTTCTAAGTTCGTTCTCCATCTTTTTTAGTTGGTCACGACTTCTAGTGGTACGCATATCTACTGTAATGTTGATTCTTGTAGTGACAAAATCATAAAGCATTTCAGGTAACTCTTCGTTATGTGCTGTTTCAAATACCATTACATAATCTGTTCTATCAAGGTCAAGTCTTTTTCCACGCTCAGGACTTTCATCTGCTATATCAATAATCACAGGTTTGTAATTGTTAGTGTTACCTCTAGTCCAGTTATTTTTGAGTACATCAAGTACTACATCAATACCTTCATCGAATGTCGCTACCATTTAGCAAACTCCTTCTTACGTTTTTCTCGCTCATGGGCTTTGAAATCAGGTACTAATTTACCACCATCATTCTTGAGTTTATGTTCCATAAGACCGGGAGATTCCGTCATCATTCGTCTATTGACTCTATCTTTCATCGCAGATTCTTGCTCAATGCTCATGTTTTTGGATTCTTCTCCTCTTTCAGAACGTTCTACAGCCTCTCTATATTCAGCCGGACCTTCTGTGACTGCCTTTTGTAAATCTGCTTGATACTCTTTATTACTTAATTCAGCAGTTATAGTTTTCTTCCACTCATCGTAGACTATTTTTTCTGTATCACTCAAAGGCAACCACCTCTATATAACGCGGGAATGTCTTTTCTATATCCATTTTGTAAAGTTGAATCTTAGACGATATGTCTACATTCTGTGTACCTTCAGGTATGAGTACACTTCTATCATCACTTAAGAGTAAGTCAATGGCTACCATTTTAGTGCATATATCTTCAATAGCCTTGTCTACATACCTCTCGCCATAAATGTAAGATGTTTTGATTGCGTTCCATTCAAAGAAAGGATATGAGTTGTTAAAGTAAATAATACCCATTTCCGAATCCATCCACCAATCGCGCAAACGACCTTTATCTCCACTAGAACTACCGCCGTGTAAATCTATAATTAATTTATGTTGAGTAAGAGTGCCTGTAATAGCGCTTAAAGAACCTAGTACCGCTGTACATCCTGTAAATGTAGTGGCTGTTTTACCAGTATAACTGAATACATCTCCACTACTATCTATAACTACACCAGCATCTACAAAACCGTTGGAAGAAACAGCAGACACCGTAAATGTTGCAGTACCTCCATTTATTGTAATTACGTCTCCATTAGCATAATCTGTACCCGGTGAATCAATCACTATACTTTCAACACTACCACTATTTACAGTAGTATTTACAGTAAGACCTGAACCTGTACCACCGCTTGTAGTAACGTTATTAGCAGCAGTATACCCACTACCTCCAACTATTGTACTAAAAGATGTAACACTACCATCAGTAGTACCTGTACTAGTTACTGTAATAGTAGTACCATTTAAACTAGAAAACGTTGTTGATGCTGACCCTGTTTGACTTATTCCTACACCGGGAATTGTTGAGACAATACTACAAGTCTCTCCACCTTTTGTATCTCTCATACTTGTAATTTTTAATGTCCCTGTACCATAATCTGAATTTGCAGATGCTAAAAACTCATTATGTACTCCTACATTGTTCACAGCATCACCTTCTAATTTGAAAGCGGGCGAGAACTCCACAGATGTTTTACTTACTCTATCTTCTTTATTAATTAAATCAGCAAGGTTTTGTGCAGTTGTAGTCTTATCAAAAGCAGACCTCCATTGATTAGTACCTGTACCTATTGTTAATGTCGCTGCTGTACCGTTACCCGGTGATAGAACAATAGAGCCTGTGACTCCTTGTACCGTTTCAGGAATTTGTAAACGCACTTCTGCCGCTGCTATTTCTCTATAATCGTCTCCCTGCCATAGTTCAAGACGTAATATTTGTTGTACATTTCTAAATAATAGAGGCGCTGTACCTACATAATCTGTGTAGTATCTACGTCTATACGGCTTGTATGTATCGAAATTAATGTATTCTGCTTGCACAAGATAAGGTCTCCAAGCATTATGGGTTCTATTGTCTATGTGGTCTTGCATACGAAGTATAATACCCTCAACCTTACTTTTCGTAACACCTCGTGTTCTACCATTAGAGAAAGAGGCTTGATTCTGAATGTAAGTGTTATCAGCAGTTTGATAATCTGATGCGGTAACAGTACCACTAGCAAAAGGTAATTTTACACCATTGATGCTTGTTGTAGGTGCGCCAATTTCTTTTTCAAATCCCATTGGGTCTGCATCTGAATAAACAAGTATAACGTCTCCTGAAGAGAATCCAATATTTCTATAATCAGCACCAGTAACATACACGCCGTTATTATCGCTATTATATGAGGCAACCACCGCTTCTTGTGGGCCTATGTCTAATAAATCAGCAACTTTCTGTGCTGTGGTATAAACGACTGCTGTTGGGTCAAGAGGTCTTGTCTCGCCTTCACCCGGACTGAATACTTGTGGCATCAGTTACCCTCCACAGCCCAAGCCTTGTTGAATGCACTCACAACCTCGCCTCCTCGTTACGTGTACCGAGATTATAGTCCATAGGTTTGTCGCAAGCACCGCATGTTGCTCTCCATAGAAAATGTAACATTCCACAATGAGTACACCGTGTACCCGCTCCTATATCGAGTACATCAGCGAGTTCACTCGTTCTTGTCCTCTGTTTAGTAATGATACCACTCAAAGGCGAGTCTGTATTCACTGTATGAGCGTCGTATGTAATATCTGCGCGAACTGTTTGTTTCTGTGCTCTGCTTATGTCGTCAATATCAAGCGTTTGTAACTCGAATCCTGACATTCACTCACACCACCTTCTATTATGCTTTCTGATATATTACTAAAAATATATTTCCTAATACTGTGATTGGCTCGACTGAGATTATTTTAGCACTAGCATAGCCAGTTAATGCTTCGATATCAGTAGTCATAGCGGTGCTTAATGCGCCACTATTACCTGCCCCGGAGAAATCTCTAGGGCTGTAAGGTCCAATTACTTGTATTGCTTTTACCATTTAGGTCACCGCCTTATCAGCGCTTTCCTAGTGCCCACCAAGAGCCAGTATTACTAGCCACACAATCCAATACTAGTGAGCCGGGTGCTGCGTCTGCGACAATTACAAATGCCCCATCTACGCCTCCGCCTGTAACGTCACCAAAAGTGTCGCCCGTTACTCCACAAGCAAGTATATCTGATAGGCCAGTTACTATTGTGCCTGTCGCTACGCTTGCTGCGTTCCAATCTCCGGTAACCAACATTAGGTCGCCTAATACGTGTGTCCTGTTATCTTCTGTACTACTAAATGCCATATTTTTTCATCTCCTTAAATTTCTTGTTCTGTTGTTTCTACTGCCTCAACAACTGCCTCTTCAATTGGAGTCTCTACGACTTCAATCTCTTCTACAATTTCAGCGGCGACTTCGACTACAACTTCTTCGACAGGGGCTGGGGTTAAAACATCATCCACCATTGACAACAATAAGGATTTAGTTTTGTATCCATTAGATACTTCTACACCTTGTTGTTTTAACCATTTGACTATATCTGCTTTTATCCAGCCTACATCGGGTAGTCCATCGTTTAGTAAGTCTAATCCTCCACCTATTGTAAATAAGGACGGTTTTAATTGCCTCTTATTAGCAACTAACCAATCCTCAGTAACTTCTACAGGTTTACCTCTAATCCAGTCGCCCATAGAGGGGTCTGTATTAGGCCTCATGTAGAGATTACCAACAAATGTTACAGTGGGCAGTTAAACCACCTCAGTTGTATAGTATCATTACTGTTGTAACGTTTGATGAGCCACTTAGGTATTGTAGAGTCGCAGTTAATGCTGTGAAAGATGCTCCAACTGCTACTGCTGCTGTGCCTCCATCGGTCGCCATAACGCTCAGGATTGCTGATGCTCCACCGGAGAGGATGATTGTCTCGCCATCTGCTCCGCCTGTTACGTTAATTAATGCCATCTTTGGTGCTGGGTCGTATCCGTTTGCTCCATCGCTATTTACTGCGCTGAATGTACCCGGACCTCCACCCGGATAGGATGTGTCTGCTGCTCCATCTAACCATTCAGTAGTGTCGTGAGAACCCGCTCTGAGTTCCCATGCTCCTACTAATGTCGCTGTCGCTGTTCCGCCTAATGTTAATGTATCTGCCATATTCATTCACTCCTTTATTATCTCCAAGACAACCTCATTTGAGGTCTCTTACGCTCCCTTGTGCTCCGAAGAAAGTTGTCCATAGTTCTCCCATGGTACGGTATAGTCCTTCTTGGCCTAATCTGTTGATTGCAAATGGGTCACCAGTTTCGATTCCACTCTCAAAGTATTGTGTTGGAATTGCTGTGCTAAAGTGTAGGTAATCTGTATCTAGATAGTAAACTCTTGATAATGTGTCTGTTGCCATGTTCTTTGTAGGAATGATTGGTACACCGTTGTATGTTGCTACGATGAAACCAGCCTCGATTCCGGGTACACCCTTTACACCGTTATAGGTAGGGGTGACTCTCTTCTCTTCCATGAACCTCTGTTGTGATTGTAGAAGTTGCTGGATTCTCATTAGAGTATCATATCCAGTTAACATAACTTTCGGGTTTCCACCACGAATCCACATCTTTTGGAACATCTCATCTAATAAGTCTAGAGAAAGTGTTCTATCGGTTTGCGTCCCACCTACTGCGTTTACACTCATTTCAGCGTTAGACCATGTGTTTGCACTTCTGCTAATACTGTATATGTCTAGGTCACCGTTTGCGTTTATTGCATCACCGTCTGTACTTAGTCCAGTCTTAGATGCAGCACCAGCAGCATATCCAGCAGTAACTCGGTCAAGAGACTCGAAGTTGTTGCCTGCTACTGTGTCAACGTCACCACACATCATCTTATTGATGACTTCTGCGTGATGTTTACCCATTTCCTCTTTCATGACTGAGCGTATGTCGCCCATTCCGTCATCCTTGTCAGCAAGGAAGATAGCAGTTTCAGACATATCGAATGTGTGAGCGATAGTCTTAGGTTTTGCTGCCACATGTTGGAACGCTGGTTTAATAGTTTCAGGTAGTGTGCCGTTCTCAGCAATACCGCTACCAGCAATTGCTCCGCTGTTCGGTCTATCGGTGATAACTCGCCATCCACTTCGGTCCCATGGTTTCTTTGGTAGGATAGAGAATGCGTTAAACTCTTGATTTAATTGTGACCATACTTTGCGACCGTAGATTGCTTGGTATGTACCACCTGTTGTTGACAGCATAGGGCTGTCGGCCTTGAGTAATTCACTACCTGAGTATGAGTAACCCATTGCGTTACCTGCTCCATAGTAGTATCTTTCCATGTCTGTTATTGTTCGTACGTAATTTCGTGCCATTTTATTTCATCTCCATTTTATATTCTATATCACTCAAAAGCCTTAGATGCCAAGTTATGAACTTCATCCCATGACATTTTTGCTAAATCTTCTGTTGAAGGAACTGTTAGTGTTGGTGCATCAGCATCTGATTTTGCGATTTCTTCTCCAGTTTCTGCTGGAGTAGTGATTGTTTCAATGCGCTCTGAAAGTGCACTGATTGCCTTGTTTATCTCATCTAGAGGTCCGCGTGCATCATATGCTGCTGCTTCTGCCTTTGCAACTTCTGTTGTACGCTCTGAAGCGTATCGAGATGCGAAATTATTTTCTAGAGAGCCACGGAACTCTTCTTCAAGAGCCGCCGCTTTGTATACTTCATATGCAGACTCAATATCTGAGTCTGTAAGTGATGCTGGGTTAATGAAATCTGATTTCTTCACTCCTCCACCTGTGGTTGCTGCAATAGCACCGGTTGATGGGTTTCCACCTTCTTGCGTTCTACCCGGTGCTTGACCAGTTAAACCTTTATGGTTAGCCTGAATTTCTTCAGGTGTAGAGCCTAGGTTGGCTTTCTCTAAGTCGTCGAAGTGTGTACGTGCGCTGACAGTATCAACACCGCCACTCTTTAGAGTATCTTCCATCCAGTTTAGGTAATCGGATGAAATTACGTCAGAGTATTCTGACTTTTCTACTTCCTCTACTTCCTCTACTGCCGCTACTTCTTCTTTCTTCTTGTCATCTTTCTTATCGTCTTTCTTCTCTTCAAGGAAAGCAGGTTTTTCGCCCTTCTCCATGTCATCAAGCCGACCTTCTAAACGTGAAAGTACGCTACCAAGTTGTTTCATCATTTCATTATCATTTTCTGTTTCTGTCATTTTATTCACTTCCGTGTTATTATCTTCTTTTAATATGCTAAATGTTGCTTCGGGATTGATGCCTTTTTCACAAATCGTTATTTCGTGTAGTTCCAGTTTACTTATTTCTTGGTAATCTCCTCGTTTTGGGTCTGATTTTCTGACTCTCTTAAACGCTTGACCACCGATACTGAATCCTCTGAGAACGCCTTTTCTGATTTCTGCTGAAACCTCTTTTGCTTTCTCGATGTCGTCTCGTAATTTTACAACTACAAACATTCCGACATCATCGACTTCGCTTTTCCACAACCTCCCTTCATTATCTGTATAATTCGGTACAACGTCTCCAATTTGTATATTACTGTGAGCCAATTGAACGTTTCTGTATGACGGATTTTCCATGAATTTCCGAAATGCTTGTTTCAATGCCTCCTTTGTTATTACGTCGCCTTGCTTGTCTACAACTTCCACACTGGCATAACCAGCAACGATGAGGTCATTAGCACCCTTGAGGATACTGATTGGACTATCGCCGTTTCTGAATAGTTGTTGACTACCGAGCACACTAATTCCCCATACGTAACGCCTTACTACATATATGCTACGGGACTACTCATCAAGGCTTCTTTCATTAAAAACGCTAGACTGCATAGCATTTTGCTTCTTTTTCTGTTTTCTACCCGGATAATCTTCAGGTTTCTCCAAGTCCTCAGTAGGGCGCTTCTTCATATCCCAATCAGGTAAAGACTGTTCTGCTGTAAGAGATGTAGGTCCACGAGGACTTTCAACACCACCCCCAACGTCTATTCCTAATCCTCTTCCAGCCATATTACTATGGCCTTTTTGCATTTTATCTAAGGCTCTTTCAATCAGTAATAGGGCCTTCGCCATATCATTTGGCTTCATAATCAAGTTTCTATCTTTCTTAGGCTTTAAGATTCCAGCACTTTCTTCTTCTATCTCTTCTTCGTTTAACTCAGGTTCAATCTGTGTCTCTTCCCCTACCTTCTCTTGTATTTCAATTTGCGTTTCTTCTTTTAACAATTCAATTAAACCGTCTTGCCAATAAGACTCAAGGCTTTTTGCTAACCGTATAGAGTAATCCGAATTGGTTATTTCACCGATAGCGGCTACAGGGTTCACGGCCTTCTCATCTACAATATCGTATTTCACAACATCTTCGGGTAATCTGATGATAAAGTGACTATCATCAATTTCCATAGTAAAAGGTACATGGTATAAAATATCAGATTTAGCAAGTAATACCCACTTTGGATGCTTTTCTTCTCCTTTCATGTAAGTAGACTTTGCATCACGGAGTAATAACTTATCAGAATCTTTGCCTAATTCTTTTACCGCACCTTCTAATCCAACCTCATCTGTGATTCTAATATCGGATGGGCTAGGTATGAATACAGGGTGGTAACTCTCAAACTGCCCTCTTAAGATTTTAATACGCTCTCTTGTAGTTAGTTCAGTAACTTCATCCTTATCATATGACAAAATATCATTAATATAGAAATCACCATCATCCATTATTCCGTCAACAACATAATTTTTCTTACACGCCGCTTTGAATGAATCTCTTAATTCATCACTACAAGATTGCTCCACGCCATTTTCGTCTTCTATTGCTATTCTACCGTTCTTTTTACTAACTTTACATCTTGTACCATCTTTGTGAATAGACACAACCCATTCACCAGTAAAGCCTCTTAATTCAGACATGTCTTTAAGTTCAAAGATTCTATGTAGTGGCTCTATTAGTGGTATTTCTTTTGGAAGATTCTTCAATAAATTACTATAAGGTATCTTATCGAAACTAGTGGCTACCCTTTGATAATCATCACTTGGTGTTTCACCATAGGCGTTTTGCTGCATTTGTGCGGGATATTGAGTAAAGGGTTCTGCATTAGTTAACATAGATTGTATATTTTCAGGCGAATGTGAATCTCGAAGTAAAAACTCTAGATAACTAAAAGGCACAGAAGGGAAGTTCTCTTCACCCATATTAGTGCCTACAACAGAGTTACCGTCAAAATCGTGTTCTGTACCAATTTCTGCTTTTCCGCCCCAACCCCAATCCATTAGACCGCTGGTGAACTGGTCGGTTGGAGTTGCACCCTCATGACTTCTAAGTGGTTTTACTTGCTCATTACCCCAACCAATGCTGTGAATTGTTTTAGGTTCAACTTTAGATTTCAAATCAATATCGGGACTAGTATCAAATGACAGTATATTACTTGCAATATCTTTTCTTCTAGCATGGTGATACTCTAATGAACGATGCCCTTGTCTACTTTCGTGTAGTAAAGTGCCTTCATTGCTTTTATTATGAGCGTTAGTTTGTTTACTTTTTACACCTAAAGGAGCAGGTGCTTGGTGATATTGTAAACCATAACCATCTAATTTTTGTTCTTGTCTAGCATTTTGATGTAAAAAGTTCAAACCTTGATATATAGGATTATTACTTATGAACTCAGTAACTGCTCTATCGTAATCATTGTTTTTAGTTGTAGAAATCTTCCCTGCTTTCTCATGTTCTTCGGGATATACGTTACCAGTATCTTTTCTTGCAGGTGGAAATTTTCCACGAGCCTCTCTTAATGTATTATCTAGATGAGTGTGTACATCTCCTTTTCCGTCTACTCCGAACATTTCTTTATTTTTAGGATTCCATTGTAATCCCATTGTAGCAAGTTGTCCTAAACTATACCCATGTACTGGACCGGATAAAGTATCTAAGTATCTCTGTGCGTGCTTTTTATGTGCATCATCATTTGGTAAATCTAACATTTCTAAGACATCATTAACATTATGTTTACTAGGGTCAATTACATTATCTGTTACTTTACCACTCCGTTTCATCCCTTTGGCTAAATTATAATGTATATCAGATGTCATATCTTCTTCTTCGGATGAGTGGGTGTGTGCACTAATCTTTACATTGTGGTCTCCATTAACATAAAGATGTCTTTGCGCATCTTTTACACCTCTCAAAATATTTAGTAAAGCCTTAGGATTATCTTCATGGAATGCGTCGGGTTTCTTTTTTAGAATTGCAGGTGCAATTACTGTTCTAAATATCTCTGCAATCCCGCCTCTATCGCTTCCGTGAGCCTGTTCCATGTTTCTTCGCACATTACCAAAGTCTCTATGAGGTCTTTGTCGTGAACCATAATCTCTTTGTTTCTTTGTTGCAGTTTCGTATTGTTCTTGTAATGGCCGAAGCATACTTCTTAGAAATTGTATTTTCTCAGGGTCTTTTGCATTTTCAATTTCTTCTTGTATAGATAGTAACTCATCAAAGAAGCCCTCAGGTAAACTGTCTTTAGGATTTTTAACACGACTACTAGGTAATGCAGTCATAACGTCATCTATATTATCACCTGTACTCAAATAATTAGGATTATTTTCTATATCTTTGAAGTTTAAGAATCTCTGCGCTGGGTTATTAGGCGGGCTAGTGCTACCATTTACTGTTGCACGATGATGTGTTTCACCTGCTAAATTTCTAACAGATGATTCACCTTGAATGTTGATTTGTTTTTTTTGCTTTTCAGTCATTGATTTAATTCTCTTTTTAGACGGTGGTTTTCTAACACTTGTAGAAGTATAAGCGTTAGATGTAAGATTGCCGGTCAAATATTTAGTAAGTGAAGTATTATATTTTTTATCCACACCATATTCTAACAAAGGTGCTAAACCGGGAGAACGAGTAGAATCATGGTCACTACTGTTTGTTTTGGTGTTTCTACCCTTACCCTTTTTACTTCCAGTTAAATATTGAGAGTGTGAAGTTGCATCTGTTTTTGATAAAATACCTAAAGCGGAGTAATGATTTTGTTGTTCTGTGGGTAAGTAATCAGAATGAAGGTGACCGTAAGCCCCCACAGTGGAAAGGTTTGCATCTATCACATTGTCTGCGTCTTTAACACCAAAAGGTGATGTAGAACCTGCTTTCAAGGTACTTATTCCTTTCTCCATATTATGATTTAAATCATAACCTTTTGATTTGAAATCATGTAAAATTTCCATAAGCGTAGTAATAGGTCTACCAGCACCACCTCGATTAGTAAATGGACGAGAAAACGGATATGCTAGAGTTCTGAGTTTACCTTCATGGTCATAGTAGTTTTTTTCTTCTCCTTCTTCTAAAAGAGGATTATCTTTTCTAGGGCCGTTCGGTGCTCTAAACGTTCCCATTCCATTCCTTATATCTTTAGATTTATTAGCAATACCTGTACTTCTATCTATATTTTTCAGAACTTCTTTCATTATATTTTTTTCTAAGAAAGGTTCTTGTTGTCCTTTAAACATTGGATGTGGTGAGATAGTTAAATCATTTTTATTATATCCTACTAAAGTGTGTAATCCTTCAGGACTTAAAACTACATCACTACCCGCATGTATTTTTTTACCAAATGCTTCTTTCATAGTTTTACCTTGACTAAGGCTTTTTTGATATTCTTCTATATCTCTTGCATCAAATGGTGGTAAATTACTTTTTCCGGGCGCTATTGTTGTCTCACCACTTTCTTCATCAGTCGTTAATTTCTCTTTTTCGTATTCTAGTAATTTATCCCCTTCGTGATGCTCTTCTAAATTTCTAATTAACGCTTCATGGGCAGTTTCATCAAACAATTTAGTCTTTACAAGTTTCGGTTTATATTCACCAGTTTTTTTATCTTTTACCATTCTTTCTATATCTGCGTATGGCTCACCATGATATGGAAAATTATCTTTTATTAATGTGTCTTTTAATGCCTTAGATACCACTCCTTCAGTTCCTGTTTTTAGATTGTCAGTATTTGCTTCTATGTGTTTAGCCTTATTTGGGCCAGCGTGCATTTGACTTCTAGTCCAATGGTCTACTTCTGCATTATTCCTCATTTGCAGATTTGCTTTTATTCGATGCATGTGTATTCTTTGACCATCAGGTAAAGTAACTGATTGATGTGCTGGGTCATCGGTACCGTGTTCGTTTATATGCCCCATGACTAAACTTCTTTCTTTTGGATTCAAGAACTCTAAACCATGATTCCATGTATCCCAACCCATTCCGTGTCCATGAGGTACAGTTTTTACATCATCTAACGTAGATTTACCACGTCTGTCTATATTTTCATAAACGTTAGTACTAGTCTTAGGATTTATTTTCTCTTCAAAAATATCATTACTATCTAACTTTCTCATTCTATCATTAAAATGAGCCTCTTCTAAATCCTTGTCATCTTCTTCTAATTGTTTTACACGTTCGGGGTAATCTTTTTTCCATCTTTCAAAATCTCTAATTCTTATATCATCTTGATGATTCATACTACCTTCATGACCATCGTTACCACCTAAGAAAGACATTTTGTGACTTTCAGTACCTTTATTTATACCATGATATATACCGTGTTTTAGGTTTTTCACAGTTCTATACTCATCTTCTTTCTTACCAGTTGCTATTCCAGTTTTATCCTTAATAGCCTCTCCGACTTTAACTAACTCTCGAATATCCTGTACGCCTGTTTTATCTTTATTAGTATGGAAAGACTTGTGTGCATTTTCTATATCTTTACCTTTCTTCGCCCATCCAAAATCAGAAAGATAATAATTTCGTAATGTGCTTTCCCACTCAGGCATACCGGTATCTACTTTTCTTCTACGCATAGGGTGGTGCTTTTCACTAAATGGATTAGCGTCTTTATAATGTTCTGCTGGCCTTAATATGGCCTCATTTGTTTCATCCTTATGGTCAAACTCAATTGTATGAGAGTTCATTTCAGGCCATAAAGAATGTTTCATTGTGTCAGGAATTAAATTTCTTTCGTGGTAACTTAGATAATCTTCACCATCTTTTTGTGGAGAATGTAGTTTGTAATTATATTTCTTATTATCGCTTTCGTTCCATGCACGCTTTACTCTATTTTTCCATTCATGATTACTACCATACACTTTCTCCATAGCAGGTCTATGACCGTGTAAAGTACCAAACTCATCTTTCTTTTCCTTTGCTTTAGTCAAGACATAGTTGCTATAAGAGTCACAGACTAAATCTAACCCTATCTTATCATAAGTTATGTCATGATTTTCTAGATTTATTTTAGAAAGTAAGTAATCACCGACTTCTTGTTCAGGATTAGTATTATCAAAAATTGCTTTTAGCAATTCAGTACGGTGTCTGATGTATACTTCTGCGGCATCTTCTTCCATAACATCCCCTCTCAACCTCCGGTATTGTACCTTTGGTAATATGGACATTCGCCTAAGGAAAGCCCTTTTGCTTGTTTACAACCTTCATACGCAGTTGCTCCACACATCTTGCAGGGTTCCATTTGTGCTACGCCTTTTTTGACGTACACTTTACTCAATCTCATCCCTCGACGAGACGATTTACTGTATCCTGTGTGTTAAGTGGGAGAGTATCTAGATTTACACTTTCACTCGTTGCACCTTTATTTGCTACATCTGTGGAATCTAAAAGACTTTGATTTGTGTTATAGAAAGCATTACGAGTTTGGCCGCCACTTTCTGCGTGGAACTCTACCCCAGCAGGCTCTGTAGAAAATGTAGTTTCATAATGATGGTCGCCTTTCGCTACATTACCACCACACGGACAGATATTCTGCGCCCTTCCACTACCACACGAACACATTGGCTTTGCAGAATCTTTTTCAAGAGTTTCTAATCTATCCGCTAGACTGTGGGCTTTCTTTAGCATTTCATATGCTTCTGTTGAGGCTTCTTCATATCTCGGTCTTACCATTTTAGTACATCTCCTTTACTTCTCTATGTTGTTCAGCCATATCATGTATATCGTCCCAACTCATTTCGTGAATTTGTTCATTAGAATATTTATCAGGATTCCCCTCATCTTGTTTCATTACATTTCCTGATACAGTATCCATATCAGACCTAAAAACATCAGCACTTACATTTTCTGTCATAGGTGTATTATATGGCATATAACCTGCTTTTCTTAAAATTAATTGTGGGTTATCAAATGCTTCTCTTAATACAGAGTTTTCTGCACGTACTGATTGAATATCTCTATCCATAGTTTCCATTTTAGAAATAAGAGCGTTCATCAAACGTTCTGTAACATCTGCTTCTGTCATATTATGGCCTCAATTTTATTTACCCGGCGAATAGCGACCAAAAGTTCCTCTTGCCGGTCGCATTGTTGTATTAGTTCTTGCAGAAATTATTGTACCTTTTAATTGTCTATCTCTCATTGAAGGGTCAAAGTTTGAACCCGTTTTATTGAACTTCAATACAGGACTTCTGTGTTCCCAACCACTTTCAGGAGTTACTACTTCAGTTTCTGATTTTGTAACAACGAAATCTAAATCCGTTTCTAAGTTAGCAGCGTACTTCAAAATTTCATTAAGGTGTTGGCGTGCATCGTTAGCGTTTCCGTCTTCAATGGCCTTTGCAAAAGCCTCATTATGGGCGGTCATTTTTCTAGCCATTGGGTGCATTTTTAATAAGTCCATGGTATTCACTGCCTTTTGCGTACATGCGATGCTACTTTAATTATGCGCCCTTTATCCGTCTAGAGTTCATTAAAGCGCGAGAATTATCTTGTCCAACGGAATTTTTTGGTCCACGTTGCTGAACACTACTCATAGGAGAACCCATACCTCCACTTGTTCTATTCTGCGGAGAGGCTGGTCCTCTAGGGGTTCTAATTCCCATACCTTCTCCACCCGGCTGAGATGGGGGCATAGCATTAGCCAATAATCCCGGCGGTTGTGCACCCATTTGTTGACCCATAGCGCCACCAGCAGCCATAGGACCGCCGCTTCCGGGTGACATTCCTTGTGGTGGTTGCATACCCGGAGGCATTGGAGGTGCACCGTCTTGCTCTTGATTCATTTGACGGTATGTGAATCTAATATCCCTATCTCCCTGTTCCATTAATTCAGGCTTATATCCAAGCATCATCATTCTTTGAGCAAGATTTACTTCCATCTCATCTCTTCGTAGTCGTGTAATTTCATCCTCTTCTTCATTTGGATAAAGAGTTAATTTCCAATCTGTTACTTCCATTTGCTTTAACATTCTAGGGAATAATACTTGTGTATATACTTTCTGACCAAACTCGACAGCACGATTAGTTACAAGAATCTGCATACCTTCGTTGTTTAGCCCACCACTCTTTCCGCTATCAATCATAAAAATACTACTAACACCATAGAAAGCCGCAATTCTATTTCTTAATTCATCTCTCACAGGTATATATTGCATTTCTTCTAAAGTGTCCATGAACTTGACCCAATTCACACCACCTCTACCTGTAGCAGATTCAATACCAACTTTAGGTATGTAGTGTGGGTCTCTTTCCATCTTCTCATCAACACCTTTCCAAAAGGACTTCATTGATTCAAGATTATCAGTAGTAACAGAAATAATCCCCTTAGGACTTCTTCTCTTCTGATACGATGTATACATGTAATTATCCATCGCAGTGAGAGTCATTGCTTGTCTCCACATTGTGTTTACTGGACTTCTACCGTACAATTTAGATGGATTATATTTACTAAGATGTATTACTTCACCTTCAAGGTAATATTGTGTTTTACCACTTCCAGCCATATTAGCATAATGTGCTTCTTGCATATTATTACCACAAACTTCGCACTTATCGTCTTGACCGGGATAAGAAATTTGGTCTCGATGTAAAGGGCATACCTTGTATCGCCCACCGCGTACACCGCGCTTATCAGAAATTATTCTCATAAATATGGGGTCACCTCTAATTACCTCTTTTACTCTATAAAACTTGATATCAGAATCTTCAGGGTCTACAAAGTATTCTTTTATACAAATTAAAAATGCATCATCAACCACCTCTAAGTCTCTTTCTATTTCTTGTAGAACGTGCATGAAATCTTGTTCCATTGAATTTTGCTGTTCTAATAACCATTTAGGGTAGAGTAGTTGTTGTACATCGGGTTGTTTTAATTGCCCTCCGCATAAACTACAATCTTCTGCTTCTTGTTTGTACTCTTCTCCACAATCTATACACTTGTGTTGGAATTTCTTTTCCCAATAATATCCTCTTCTAAATATCTCTTGACTTAATTTAGATATCACGGTACGTAAAATTAAATTCTCTTGTGATACTGCGTACAATGCTGGAATTGTAATTCCTTGTGCTAATACAGGTTCTTGAATACCGGTTGTATACAACGGCATTTGCGGTTCGGGTGTCGTACGACTTCTGAAAGGACTACCTAACGCAGATATCAAACGACCTATTCTTCCTTGCTCTTCTGCCATATTATATCGCCTCTGCCCACTTATTTATATCGTCAGCCTGTACTCCCCATTCCGAAAGGAGGGCATTCGACTTATTGGTGTCATCGCTCCAATTGTAGTATCTTACCACTTTCTTTAGTTCTTCTTTCTTTAAGCCGTCGTTTTCTTCAATATATGCAAGAACTGCTTTAGCCTGTGTTTTCTTCATTTCTAAGAAAGGTAATATTCCTTTCAATAATTTACTTATATCAGCCTTAGAATAAAATTGTAGTCTATGTTGACTTCTTTGACCATCTTTGTAAATTTTTTGGTCTAACTGTAAAATACCGCAATCTAATGTTTTTTGTAATTGTTCACAATGTACTTTACCTCTAGTACCCGTTGCTATAAAACCCGCCCTAGGTTCACCCCTACCAGTAATAGTTATGTAACCATCAGCGTCTAAAAATCCAGCAGCGTAAGCCCATGGGTCTTTTATGATTAATCCTGTTCTACTCATTTTTACAAATGTACCTCTCGTTGCACCTGCAATAATATCTACTTCTTCTCCATACATACTAAGTAACTTTGCTAATTTCATTGATGTCATACTTTTATGTAATACATTTCTATCATGTAAATTAGCAAACAAAATTCTTCCACTCATAGCACCTTTTTGTAATAGAATTTCAGAACTTTTATTTATTGCCTCTCGTTCTTTATCAGTTAATCTATCCATTTGATGTAACGTAGCCTTCCATATCTTTCTAGCATCTCTTTTGCCATCCATAGCAGCGACCCATGCTTTTTTTTGTTCATCAGCCCACACATCTTCATATTCTTCTAACATTTTCAAAGTAATATCTGCTTTTTCCCATTGATGACATGCTCTTTGTAAACCAACACTACGTGAGTCTCCAAACTTTCTTAATGCTTTCATATTATCATCCGACATTCCTAATTGTTTAATCACATCGGAATATTTACCACACCATTCATGAGCATCTATTGTAGCATCCAATTCCATACTCTTCAATGTGCGTATGTCATCTATTGCTTTATCAATAAATTCTTTTTCATCTTTATTACTTCTTCTCGCTTTCCTTAAACGATATACTAAATCAGATGCAGAATAACCTAAATTGGCTTCAAACCAACCATCATTGTTCTTAGAAAAAGTATTCAAATTATCACACCCACGTACTAGTATTTATATCCTCATTATCTATTATTGTACCATTCATCTTCATCTTCATCTTCATCACCTCAAGGTATCATCAGAGAGTCTGTTTTGCTATCCCCTGCGAACCACTCATCAAATCCGGGCATATAATCATCTAAGAGTGTAACGCTACCTTTGAACTCTTTAGAAGCCCAATTAGCAAGCGCAAGACTCATAGCCAAATCGTCATGAACGCCCACACTTTCTAACTTTCCACTTTTCTGCATACCGAATCTATTCAATTCTTGTTCCACTTTATGAGTGTAAGCCCTGCTCCTCTCATCACCATATGGAAGTTTTATATGTCCTTGCTCAAATGCGAGAAGTAAGGACATGAAAAGAGATTCTTTCTTTGTACGTGTAGTCATAAATACTCGAATAGGCATATCTGCTCTCAATTCTCTCATTTCTTGTTCTAACATTCTTTGAAAGTTATTTCCTTCAAGTTCAATTAAATCAGGACTAAACTTACTATTTAATAGCACCATCATTCTTTTCTGAGCCATTGACGACATTCCTCTTTCATGTACAACATGGACAATTTCTTTTATTATTTCATCCGGTTTTTGTCTCATTACAGTCATAGCGGTAAAATCAGCATTTTTGTCAGAAGATATAGCGGGGTCATGTCCAATAAAGTGTTGACCAAATACACCATCTGCTTCACCTTCCTCATTGTAATTTGTCTCTGCTCTATCTAAAAGAACTAATTTCGGGTCTCTACATTTTTCTAACATAGGGCCGGGAAACATACTGGCTACGTCATGTATTGGTTCACAAAGATATTCACGTGAAAATTGTATAGCGGGCATAGACATTCTTCTATGTTCTAGTGCGCCTAAATCCCATCTCTCAGGCCATAGCGCAACACCCTCTTCATTTATCGCAGGATATGTCTCAACACGAAATGTTTCTTTCTCTTCTAATTCTGCATACAAATCATTGTAACTAAACGGAGTACCTACCATCATCAGTTTACTGCTGTGGTGAAGTACAGGTAACAAAACACCATAGAACCAATCTGCTGTTTTAGCAAGTTCACTGGCGGTAGTACCCCATAAAATATCATCACACACTACTATGTCGGGGTGGAAACCACGAGTTGCACCCCCAACTGACTTCGCCATCATACGACTACCGTTAGAAAACTCGAAGTACGATTTAGCCCAAGGTTTACCCTGTGGTTTTAGATGTCTCAATAAATCACTACCCTCTATTATATTACGTACAAATCTCATGTGTTCAAGTGTCTGTTCGAGTGAATGTGAGAATATCATGACGTGAGTATTAGGTTTATATGCCGCTAACCATAAAGCATACATCATAAAGAAAACAGATTTACCATGGTCGCGTGAAGCCTTTACGCAATAATACTGTGATTCTTCTAAACCTACTTTCCAAGACTCATGATGATGATTGTACAAGAAACCTAGCATATCTACAAAAAAATACTTGAATGATTTCTTAGACATCTCCGTGTCAATATTAAGAATAAATGCTTCCATTTCTTCTTTGCTTTTTGACATTTTAATAACCACGCAAATTATTCATGTTATATTTATTATTATTATTTTCAAAATCATTTAGAGTAGTTTGTTTAGGTCCAACGACCTTCTTAGGCCGTAAACTATCCAATGCTGACGTTATTGGATTATTACCATCAGGACCGACTTCTTCTCCTTCTTCCTCTTGTTCACTAATTTCACCAGTAGTATTTCTTCTATCTAAACGTGCACCGAATCGACTTCCTAAGTTTGCAGCGCCTCTTTCAGTACCTCCTGAACCTAGCCATCCTGTGTAGCCACCCATTGCACCCGCACTCAAAGCACCCGGTTCTCCACTAGACGTAGTATTGTAAAATGAATTTAAAGCACCTGCTCCAGCAAGACCATATCTAGCCAAACGACCATATTTATCTCCAAATTGTGCAAATCTGTTTTGATAAGAACCTTGTGGACCGTATTCTCCTGTACCGCTTATTTGTTCATTCTTATCGTCAAATTGCGCAGGGCCAAAAGATGCTGCATCAGGGCGATTCCCGCCACCCGGAGTTAGCATAACTTGCGCTCCATTCCCACCTGCGACTATACCAGCAGTTGAATTAGTAAATCCCGGTTGTGTACCTTCTTTTCTAATAACGTAAACCTTACCCATTTAGATACCTCCGAATGAAACCTTGACTACTTTAACTACTCTATCTGAATAACCGTATGTCTTGGATATTCTTTGCCAATCGCCTTTAGTGTTTAAGATTGTACTAACATCCATAGATGTAATCTCTAACATTTTCGCTAAATATAGAATATCTGTAATTGAATTTACACTTAATTGTGTTGAAGGCATGTGTTTGATTATTTCATTATCATTTCTTGCATCTTCTATTTGTAATATTTCAACCGCTTTGATTAATCTTTCTTTAGCAGCATTAGGATTATCAGAACTTTTAGCATATTGCGATATGAATCTCTGATAAGGGTCTCCTACATTTTGTTGAAATTGTTGCATTCTATCAGGAGTTAAAGGTGCTCTCTGTGGCGCAGCGCCCGATTGTCTCATTGTTTGTGCTACTTCATTTTGAGGAGCGTTTGCAAATTGTAACCTTTGTCTTTGTTGTGGCGTTAAGTTCATAGATTCAGGTTGTGATAATCTTTGACCTCTATCATATGTCATTTGGGGAGGATAATTTGGAGCATTAGCAGGTTGGCCTTGCATAACACCAATTTGTTGAGGTGGAGTTTGAGGTGGTGGAGTTTGAGGTGGTGGTGCGGCATTAGTTGCAGCCGTCGCCGCCCCGCCGGTAATCGGAAGAGGTGCACCGCCTTGACCCTTTGCGTTTCCATCTCTAGGTTTTAACGAACTTTCTTCAGGCTGCATAGATGCACCCACAGGTGTCATAGAATTAGGCATCTCTGAATATCTAATATAGTCAGGTACGCCAAGTTGAGTTCTATCTTCATGTGTTCCACCTTGAATTATATTATCTACAATAGGTTGTAGTTGTTGTAATTCTTCTTGTGTAGGTATTTCTTTTCTTTCGTGTCCACCTGCTATAGTGTGGGTGTGAAACAAATGGTCTAGTATTGCTTTTATATTTGGAGCATTAGCCCTAGTTTCAGGAGTATCGTGCAAATTAATATTAGCGGCCTGTAAATCCTCAGGAGATATTTCATCATCCATGTGGTTAATTCCTTGCGATGCTGCAAGCACAACATTACTCCAAGCATCTTTTGCTCTATTATGATGGCCTATTTTACCAGTTAATTGGTGTTCAACACCAATTTTACTACTATGGCTCATAAAGTGGTCGAATCCTTTTCCTTCTTCTGCTGTATCACCATATCTTTGACCATAAAAATGATTCATTCTTCCAACAGTTTGACCCGGTTGTTTCACACTACCGTCTTCATTAAATTTAGGATTTCTATTTTCTCCATAAACTGCTTGAAATGCTGGAAACTGAGAGAAATATTTTGCTGCCTCTAATTGTCCTTCAGGGGTTTGTAATAACGCTTTTATCGGTTTACCGTTTATTTCTCCCGGTATGTTTGCTAAATGTTTCATAGCACCTGAACTATCAACTATCAGATTACTCAGAATACCATCTCTGTCTTTCCCAGTCGTTAAAGCCATATGATGAAGAAAACTATTAATTGTTTGTGTTCTTGGTTGGCTTTTTTGTCCGGGGGCTGCGTCTCTTTGAGGAATGTAATATGTGTTTGGGTAATGATGTGCAATACCCCAAGATGATATATTTTGAAAGGCTCTACTATCAGGCATTCTACCTCCCCATTTTGCTGCTTGACTCGGTTGTATTCTCCCATCAGTTACTTTACCTGTGTCAACCGCTTGTGCGCCAAATTCCATTCCGCCCTCTCCATCAGGAACTAAATGTAATCTATGTGGTTTAACGTAAGGTTTCTTTATCCAACTATGTTGTTGGGGTGTAGGATGACCTAACTCACCCATAACTTGACCAAGTTGATTATTGAACGGTACTGCATAAGATTCTAAATAAGTACCATTTCTATGGTCATCACCATGCCTGTTAGTATATGTTGTTGTTAAATTACCATCTTGGTCATAGTTACCTCTAACTCTATGGTCTTGTTCTGTTAATGGCGATAAATATATTTTTCTCCAAGCAACGTCATCTACATTTGGTAAATGATTATTTTCTTTATGGTCTTGATTATGCATGTCTATGGCTTTTTGTATTACATCTTTAGCAGGTACTTTAATACCGTGTTGTAAAAGAGAATCACCAACTGCTCGTATAATGCCGTCAATACCATGCATGTGTTCTCCGCCCGATTCATCACCGTAGACATTTTCTCCATGCATTCCTTTTTTCCATTGACCGGGATATACCTGACCTACGCCGGGAATACCTGATTCTTTTTCACCATGTGCTCCGGTGTGTGCGAATGCTGGAATATCCATTCCGTCAGGGTCAGGATTATGAGAATCAGGTGGAGGGTATCTCAAGGCTTGTAATTGGCCTGCAAACAGGTTGTAATTACCGTCTCCCTTTCTAAGTAAAAGAGATTTCATTATGATGAATGAGTCAATCAAGGTGTTCTACCGCCTCTACTTGTAAGATGGTCTAGAGGATTAATACCAAATGTGCGAGGCTCATTATTTGCATCTTCTGTAGCGCCTTCAGGTCTTGTGGTCTGTTTCGGGCCTGCTTCTGTATGGGCGGGTAAATGACTAGCAGCATCTGTACTTCTCTCTCCTTTACCCTTTTTCTTATTCTCTTTACGGTTCAAGGCTCTTTTAGCATCAAGGAGTAATTGTCTTAATTCTGTGGTGTCATAGTATGATAGTCCCCTTTTTTGTAGTTCACTACCTTCTCCAATCTCACCAGTCATTACAGGTGCACCTTGTATTGAAGAACTAGGTAACTTAGGTCTATAAGTTGGACTTTGGTTGGACATGCTTTGCACCCCAACTCCCATTCTTGGTTGGGACATTACAGGAGGACTCGGTATGGAAGGTGAAGGTAAAGTGGCTCTACTAGGTGCAGAAGGTGGCATTAACGGTGGAGGTCTAATTGACCTAAGTGATGGTCTTCTCATTTGTTGGGCTTGTCCGGGGAGTAGACTTTGTAGTGTACCACCGCCAGTTAACCCCGCTTTGTATGAACGTGCACCAAATCTAGAAGGTGTAGAAGAAATAGTTCGTATGTTACCTAAACGCTTTCTTGCTTCAGACTGTCCTAGGTATTGTCTATATCTCTTTACATCTTTCGACATAGGCTGTTTAGTTTTTACACCTCTGTGAGACATTTCGACAGCAAGATGTGCTCTACCTAACCCTGTTTTCTTGCTACCGGCAATACCTCGCATTCTTGCCTTTGCTCTTCTAGATGTAGCACTAGCCGGTGTCATACCACCCGGCGGCCTTTTGAACTCACCAGTAGATGGCCTCCATTTCTTCTGCCTTTCTTTATGCGCTCTTGCTGCTTTAGCACCCTTCGCCCTCTTTGGTTTTTTACCTATAAAACCGGCTCTCCCGCCTTTCAATAACTGGAACGCTATATTCATTGGTTCTCCCATAGCAAAATTATGCCCACCGGCAAAACCCGGCCCCCTTGCTTGATTAGCCATACTAGTCATAGCACCAAAATTACCCGGAGTACCGGTCATTAAAGAAGGCTCAAGTTCATTATCGAATTTTGTCGGTTCTAAGTCTTTATCTTTTTCTTCCTCATCTTCAGGAGGTAAATCTGCTGTAGTTACTGAAATATGTCTTAACTTCTTCATTTCAGATTCTCTTTCTTTACGTTCTTTCTTTTTGCGGTCAATTCTTGCATCACGATATTCACCCCCTTCTCCACCGTAAACATCCCCTTCATCTTCGTGATTACCATGGAACATGTGAGAGGATTCACTTCTCGGTCCATACATACGAGTATCGCTACCAGTACTAGTCATACCTGACTTCAAAATCTTTACTGGCTTACTCATGTTGTACCCCCGCAAACTCAAAAGCGGTCTGCATCACGAGTTGTCCTAACTCATTATAAAATAAAGAAATACTGGTTGGGCTTTTGAATTTAGTAGACATATCATTACAATGTTCTAAGAACTCGTAACATGAATGTCTTATCTGTTCTCTCAACGGTAATACTATTTCAGGCTCATCGGTATCATCTAATTGTTTTATGCAATCTATTATATGCATAAGACTATTTTCATTAATTAGTACATTAGCCTCTTGATATGCATAATGTCTAAATCTTTCTGATACACATATACAATAATCAAAAAATAAAGGATAATGCATAGCGGACATAGTATTAGATTGTATAAAAGTACGATAACCCGGATGTTGAACTTGCATTAAATCCGATACAGGTATCATATAACTTCCTCCATTTCCGCTTGTAACTTACTTTTGATTCTCTTCCAACTATCGGGACTTTCTTTTGCTAATTCTATTTTGAGTATATTAATAGTTTGATTCACTTGTGTACCGTCTGTTGTAGTACCCCATTTATCTTGGAAGCCAGTTAAATCTTTTATTGACTCTCTAACTTCTTTATGTAAAGTTACTGCATTTCTCACAAAGCCCTCTTCGTGTACACTACCTTCATCTAATAATTCTGCTAATTTAGTATTAAGTTTCTCAACATTATTTCGTAATACAGTTATTTCATTCCCAACTGTAATTGCAACCTCGGTTACTGCCGAGCGTTGAACCAGTGGCTGAAAGTGATGTTTCATATGGTGATATACCGTAGTTTCTTTAATTTCTAATTCTTCTGCTATTAATTCAGATTCTGTGCCATCAGAGAAGAATCTACTTTCATACTCTGCTCTGTTCTCACTTGAACAAATAAGGCAAGACGGGTTTGCAGCCATGTGATATTGACCCATGTGATTACGATAATGACGGTCGGCGGTATTGGCCCTCCAACTCATATCTTTATCCAATTGAGCACAAGATAATTCACCATTTTTTATGGTCTCTTCCAAACCCTTTCTGTCATCATTTTGACAGAAAGCACAGGAACGTTTCATAACTGGCTCTCGCTCAACCATATATAACCCGAATACCATATGGTTAATCAGCCTTGCTTATACAAACCGCGTTATTCGCTGATATATAGATGTCAAGAGAATAAAGGATAAAAATACTCCTACCATATACATAGACATTTCCCCTTGGTTAATATCGTTATTTTTGAATATTAGAATACCCATAAAAATAAGTATAGCGCTAATTAATTGTACCATCACCATATCTACAATTACTTCTCTCTTTGGAGCAAGCATATGTATTGACATATCTGCTAATTGTTTTGGTACAGGCATACCAAAATTACTAGAACCATTACTACCTAACATTATGTTCTACCCCCAGTTATAAAATTACGGAAGAAAGTACCACTACCTTGTGCTACATTATTTAACATACCGGGGTCAGCAAGCGCATTAGTCAATTGACTTTGTAACATACTTTGTTGAGCATTTTGCATTGTTTGCTGTCTTTGTGTATCTGCATTTGAAACTGTTTGATTAATCATATTAGTCATAGAGTTCATTTGTGACATTATATTTTCTGAACTCATAGTTTGTAATTCAGTTGGTAAACTAGCAGTATCTAATGTAAAAACACCATTCTCTTCATCAAAGTTATAACTTGCATTTTTAATTACATTCAGTAATGAAAATGTAGTAATTTGACTAATAACCTCTAATAACATAGGGAAGATTGAACTTTGAAGAAATCTTTCTACCGGATAAGAGGTATTCAACATAGTCATCAAAATCTCAGTTTCACTCGGAGGTAATATCGCTTGTTGATTATATGGGTCTTGTCCAGTAGCACCAGCAAACATAGAATTAAAAAATGAAGGTTGTTGTTGTTGACCATACCAACCTTGTTGTGGCGGTAAATAATTAGGTTGTGGACTACCATATTGCATACTCGGTGCACCCGTTTGACTAAGATTTAATGCATTAGAAGCAGGTTGTTGATTGTTCCATCCCATAGTCATTGCATACCCTCCATTACTGCTTCCGGTATCGTCGGAGCGGGGGCGAGAACTTGAGCCTGTTGGTTTAGAATATCCTGAAACGCTGGATTTGGCTGATTCATTTCCATTAATTCTTTTTGGAACATTCTCATATCAAATGTTATAGTTGTTATATCGTTATCTCCAGTAACCGGATTAGTATAATGTTGCATACTAATACCGTTACTACCTCTAGCATCTGCTGATATTTCAGCAAAGAAACTTTCGTATTTTGTAATCATGGGGTGAGATGGTCCTGTATCAACACCAGTGACAGTGGATATCGGTACTGTGACTATACTAACTCCTCTTTTTATTTTATCACGGAAGCGACTAGGTTTCATTTCATCTTCAACATCTTGTTGGTCCTCCCACCTACATAACAAATGATACAAATGTAAATGCTCAGGACAATATGTAGCCCTCATTTTACGACCGCTAGTTACGCCCTCTCTAGCAATAAACGCTTCAGGCTCTCCAGTAACTGGATTCTGCCAATACATATCCCAAAGTGTTCTACCACTTTCTTCATCAGTTATTCTAGCATACAGATTATCGTGTTGTATTAATTGTTTTACATTACAACCATCTACACAACACACAGCAGTATCTTTATTATACATATATTTACTATGGCGAAATAATCTCCTAGGGTCAAAAAAAGCACGTTTTGTAGGAGCCAAGAGTTTGTATGCTTGATTAATATCTTGTTTTCTTGCTTTATATGGATTAGCATGACGAGAAGGATAAAAGTTTACCTTAGGTACTTCTATATTTTTTTCTGTTGCCATCCTTTGCATTTGCTGTTGTGCTGATGCTTGTTCTAATAGGGCAGCATGAGAGAAATTCGGATTTCCTTGTTGAGATAATGCCATTAATGTAGCGTCGTTTACTTGCCCAAGATTTGGTTGTTGCGAATTATTAAAAGGATTCATACCCATTACCATATATATCACTCCTGTGGGCATACTGAAATAGACATTTCCCCATTTTTAACTTCTAAAGTCCATTCTATTTTAGAGCCAGCAGACAAACCAAATTGTTCCACAATCCACATAGGTATAGTAGTTCTAAGTGAATTACTAGAGCCTCCTGTGGAAACTAATGCAGTCGTCGTCGCCCCCTTCGCCATGTCGTTCCCACACCCTACCACATTAAAAAGGTCACTTTTGAGGTCAGTAATCTATCATCTCTAATAATGTGTTCTCAACGTTCCACCCTATACGTGTTGCCATGAATGAACGGCGCGTTGGTACACCTGCTTTTTGTAATCTAATTAGGTCTTCTCTAAAAGGGTCAAATATCTTATGTTCTCCAATTCTACCCTCTCTCCATAACTGTGCCGCTTTAGCATCAAAATATCTATCTGCTTTATTTGCAACTAGTAATATCATCTTAGGCACATACCTCTTACCCCTTCTCCAACTCTTCCAGTTTCTATACCTATAATTTCTATTTATTATACTATCAACTAAGAATCTAAAACCTCCTACTTGCTGTAAAGCCTCATCCCCTCCTTGAAACGCTCTATCATCAAACATGAATATAACGTATTCACATTGTCTAGTTACCATATCATCAATCCAAAGATTCCAAAAACGCTCTTCGCCACCTATGTCGGCAGAATGAATAACCCTCCTTTCACCTTCCCAGCGAACTCTTTTACGAGTAGGTTTAGGAAGTATATAGCGAGTAACCAACTTAAAATGCGTGGTTCTTTCATGTTCAGGTATTTCTTCCATTTCGCCCGGAGTAGTCATATATTTGTCTAAAGTTGTCTTACCAACCATAGTTGCACCATAAATCCCTACTCTTCGAGATTTCCAATTATTGTATGCTTGTTTACCATACAAGGCCACGCCTACTAATACACTACCACTCGCAGCGACCACTAAGCATCAACTCAACTAAACTTATTAGTAATCCAAGAACCAAAATCTGCTACTTTTTGATACCACCATTCTACTGTTAATTCCCAAAGATTCCAATCTGAGTTCGCTTCCATAGCAGACACAGACATAACAGCAACAATAGATACGACTATTGTTCTAATCCAACCAAGTCCCCATTCATAAGTATTATCTACAGTATTTGCTAAATGCATTGCTCTAAGAGTTTCTTCGACCGAATCATCACCAATATTACGAAATATACGCAACGGAGAGGGAATTAGTTGTCCGGGTAGTACCATATCGGTCTACCTCACGATGCTCTATATCTTAAATCCGGCGTACCATCTTTCTTCAAACGCTGTGTTGTAGGTTGTCCGTCTCTTGGCGGTATAGGTAAACTGCGTGGCGGTAAATTGGAGTGAGCCATTGAGTCAACTGCTTCCTGTGTACTAGTAAGTCCAAGATTCATTGGTACCTCATTTTTTGCACCATGCACAGGTACAAGTCCGGGGTTGAAGGTATTATGATAGTCACCTTGAACACCAGCACTAACTGCACCGCTATTAAAATTATTATCTAATACTCTGTTAGGGTCTTCATGCATCATACGTAATTCGTTTTCTAATTGCAGTTCCATTTGTCTCAATTCTAAATCTACTCTACGTTGGTCAAAGCCCATTTGCTGCTGTCTATACATATTCTGCCTGTTTCTTTGTAATTCTGCAACTTCCACTTTCTCTTTCATAGACTGTTCAAAGAACATCTTAAACAAATAATATGCTATTGTTTGAACTGCAAGCGCACCCATCGCATAAGTCATACCATCTATTGTTGAACTTGCACTTGAACCTGCGGGCATCCATAAACCCGAACTATATACTCCTATTGCTAATCCAACTAAGGCCGATTGAGATAAAATCAACCCTGTCATTTTCATTTCGTTTGTATCCCCTACATCTCTGCTCATGCTGTGACCTCGTGTTAGCCCACAGTGGGGGTCATCTTAAGGGTTGGCTGTCCGAATAATCTAATGTATTGTCTATATACAAGTAATATTATGTATATTTGTATAGACGTACAATCGGAATTATCGGACAGTTTATTCTGATTTAAGTAAGTTCCACGCTAATGAAAATGCAACACTAGAACTTTTATTCATTTCTTGCCATTCAGGGTCAAAATTAATTGTTGGCTCTCCTAATTCCATTTTGGACGGGGGAGGGGCGTGGTAAGAAGGGGGGTGGAAAGAAGGGGGGGGGAAAGAAGGGGGGTGGAAAGAAGGCATATATGGGTTAAATGACCATTCTGTCTGTATACCTGTTCCTTTGCACTTCCAACATGTTTCATGTGGATATCTTGGGTCAGCCTGAGCCACATCCTCTTCATCACCATAAGGGTCAATAATTCCAGCACCATTACAATATTCACATTTTTTAGGAGGTGTCGTTGGGTATGACGGATAATTACTCATTTTTTCACCTTGACCCTGCGGAGAGTGCCTTTGTTTTTGAAATGTCTTGCTCTATTAGCATGTGCGCTTTCAAGAGTGAGTTTACCACCTTGTGTGTGGCTAACATCCGCACCACCCTTACCGTATATGCCACGCTTCCTACGCTCTGCGTTTAATTGCTCACGGTACTTTACGCGCTTAGGTGTCTTTTGATATTGCTTGTCATACTCTAACTTGTGAGCAAATGCTGCTGGTGACTTGCGCTCTTTGAGCAATTGGAAGGCTATGTTCATTGGTTCGCCTGCCGCAATTGGTATTCCTTGTTTCGGTATGTTCATCTCTGCCATACTTTGAGATACAGGAGTATCTAACAAACTTCTTAGTTTCATGTTCTGCATTTGCCTACTTCTACCGCCCTGTCCCTTAGTGCCTCGTAATCGTCCCGGCGGCGTAAAATTGTATGCAGGGTTTCTTCTTAAATTTCTAGATAATACTCTGACTGCATTATTCATGCTATCGTAATGGGGTTTTCTCGTTCTATCTCTAGATTCATAGTTTTCAAATCCATCATCAATGAGATTTTGAACACCTTTAGATTGTTCGGGGGTTTGTGGAAAAGGTGCCGGAACTGTGCTTTGTAATTGAGTAGGTCTTTCACTTTGATAGGTTGGCGGATTTGTGCTTAATTCTGGAAAGAGAGGAGGATTATTTGTAAACTGTCCTTGTAGATACGGCGTTACCATACTACCGAGAGTAGCATCAGGATTCTCACCCATATATTCGTCTATCGCGCCGTAATCTAATTCGTGTGGATAATGATAAATGTTGTCCGTGGCATTATTACCTATACCTCTAACACCACCTGCCCAACCCTTGAGCAACTGGAAGGCTATGTGCATTGGATTAGCCTTATTTGCTTCCTGCCAACCCGTAAAAGCCAGCCTCTGACTACTCGGAAAATCTGTAGAGTACTCCGGTTTTTCCTGCATCTCCATACTACTGAACTTGTCCTTTACCTCCCCCTCCGGTGTAACGTAGTTCACCCCTTTCTCCCCCTTTTCCGAGATTCCCATGGATTCCTGACCGTATCTTTCCGCTATCTCATTAATGGAATCCCTTGCACTATCAGGCACGTTAGTGAGCATGAAAGATGGTTCTGCGTCCCACTGCGCTCTACCTGTGGCACTGGTTATATCGAAGTGACCATGTTCCTCTTTGAGTGCGGCGAGGTCTTGTAGCATTTTATCCGAACGCTCATTTTGTTCATCATCGGGCATATCATCGTTTCCGGGTTTAGCGGCGATGAAAATATTACTGTTATCTTCTGCGAGTAAGTTCTCTACCATTTTTGGGTCGTAACCCCAAAGAGTAGATTGCCTTGTCTTTCCCTTGAGCAACTGGAAGGCTATGTCCATTGGTTCACCTGTTGTGAAACCCGTATCTTCATTGAATGGTATCCCGTGAAAAGTTGGTTCTTCATCAAAAGGGTTGTTTACCCATTCTTGGGTTTCGGGAACATGATTGATAGGGCCACTTGTTGTCCACGGTTTTGGTTGCCACTCATGTTTAGAGTCATCCTTATCCCTGAATAGTCTTAGGTTGTTAGATTCGTTGTATCCGGGCTGTAACCACTCCATAAGGTTATCACCCGGCTCAAAAGGTATGGGTCTTTCTTCCCTACCTACACCGTCAAACTCATATTTTCCCGGTTTCATAGATGAGAAATCGTTCCCTCTATCACCCGGATGGATTTCTCTTAGCCTATCGCTACCAAACCCATGATATGAGGGTAGGTCTTTTCCTGCAATTGCTTTATCTTCAGCATGTCTCTTTCCCCATCGTTCCCAGTCTCTTTCTTTCTGCTTTTCATCCCACATTTCTCTACGAGATGATGAACCGGGAAAATTATGGATAGATGCCTTTGATTCCCTTTCGCCCATACTTCGCTGTTTTCTTCGTGAGCGTGGATTACTGGTCCCTCTTTCCATATCAGAAAGCATTTGCTCTTCCAACTCATCTGCTTCATCAGCAGACATCTTGAGCAACTGGAAGGCTATGTCCATTGGTTCGCCCTTTTTCTTGTGGCTGTAGCCCCAAGGTACAGGTTTATCACTCCAACGACTAACTCGCCCGCTTTTATCACTTTTTGAGCGTCTATTATGCCCAAGGTCAGGAGTACCCATATCTTTTGTTTGGTTTCTATAATGAGTCTTTAACGGTACTTCAACAAGGTTTTCAGGTGAAATATCTTTTTTATGTTCGATAAACATTTCTGCTAAACCTTCATCCGCTTCGTCACTATCCCTTCTGTGTACTTTACCATATTTATCGGGACTCCCACGAATATAGACCAACTTATCAGGTTGGTTATGAGTATATAAATTATTAATATCCCCAACAGTATTGTTTGCAGCCCAAGTTCCAGCCTTTGCATTTTTCAAATCAACAAAATGCTTGTTTTTACGAGAAATATACTTACCATCTTCATATTTACCCGACATATAATATCTTGAACCCGATTTGGGGTCTTTACTCCATCGTGAGTCGGGGTCATCCCAAACAGGGTCATCGTCATCAGGTATCTCAGGAATCTTTGGCGGTAACTTTGGGTCACCTTGTTCATAATTTATATTAGAGCCGTCTTGAGGTACGGGTTGACCTGCCTTTCGATGATTTGATTGTACACGAATAGCCCTAACGGGTTCTACACCTTTCCAACCAGTTCTATAATCTAATCTTGGGTCATCTTGAGGTAAGATTTTTTGATACGAGTTATCCATAGTTGGAGTATTTCTTCTTTCTATACTAGGTTCATCTTCATACTCATTACCATATAAACTATCAGTAGACGACCAATCGCTTATTGATTTCAAATAGTTCCAAGATTTATTGAATACCATTTTACATCCATCCTGAATACCCCGGTTGTGGTGTAGGTTTAGGTTGTGCTACTTGTGCAGGTTTCTGCAAGTTTTGCCTAGCCTGTGCGTTTCTTGCTTGGATTTGTTGCCACAATTTTTTTTCTGGTGTTATATCTTCCTGAGGTGCACGCCAAGTTCCATCTGAGCCTTGCTGCATATCAATTGGCTCGGTTTTGAGAAATAGCCAAGATTTTGTGAAAGCACTCATTCACTTACCTTCTATTTTGAAAAATATCTCTTGGCACTCGACCTTGCTTATTAGGGTCAAAACCTTCTGTTCGAGGTGGAATACGAGGTCTACGCCCCTCAGGCATACCTTCTGCCATTATTGCAGCACGCTCTGCTTGATTCATTTCTGCTTCACGTGCACCTTCATTACCAAACTCAGGTTTACCGATTGGTTGTCGATTATCATTCCATATAGGTGTTTCATCCTCATCGGGATAGTAATCTTCATCATATCTTCCATCTAACTGCGCCTCTTTCCACGCCTCATCCTTTTCTCTATTACTCATAGGATGATGTCGATTTTCAGAATTTGATGCAACATATTCATCTTCAGCAGTTGTGGGTACATATTTACCCCTTTGTTTTAGAACAGCCATTGCCTTTTTCATTGGCATTGAACCATACTTCTTTATTGGCATTTCAGGAGTAGCAGCATCCGTTGGCTTAGTTTTCATTTTAGGACCGATGCTAATAACTACTGCAACACCTTTCTTTGGTCTTTTATTCAATTTACTCACCTTCGCCACCTCTAAATGAATCAAACCACTCAGGGTGATTCTGTCTATAGAAATCAATTATTTGCGAATCTTCTTCATGGTCGTCTATTTTTTGACGTAACTTTGTAGCCTTGTCTTTCTTTTTTCGGCTATCAGAACGAGTTTTACCGCTTTGATTTAGCGCTTCTTCCATGTAAGAAGGCATATCGTGTTGCATAGCGACTTGAGAAGAAGGGGTAGATTTTAGAAGTTTTATTGCTGCATCTATTGGTTTCATTTTGCTCTCCGCCGTACTGCTAACACCTTCTCTACTAGTGCGATACTTCTAATATGTTACGCTTCGTGCTGTATTCGTGGTGGTTCCCTTTCCGCAGGTTCAAGTTGTTGCAACTTCTTCTTTCCATACCACTCATCATCACCGCAATACAGGTGGGAGTATGGGAGCCGCCACACCTTCTGTTTTAGTGGTGAAAGGTAAATTAGGAACTGCATTAACAGCAGCCTCTATACTGGCTGCACCTTTTACGGGTGGCGCTTCACTAGCAGCAGGTGCTGCGGCAAGAGGTGCTATGGTCGGAGTTCAAGGTGGTAGAGCATTATTGGCTGGGAGAAAAGCAGCGCAAGCGGGGAAAGGTTTGAAGGCTGCACGCGATGCAAGTAAGGCTGCACAAACAGCATCAATGACGACTGGACAAGCAGGGCGTGTTTCCTATTCTCGCGGTCCTAATTATAAAAGTGGAGCAGCAAAGAAAAGATTTGCGGATTTGCCCGGTGAAGATGCAGACTTAACACAATATGGTGGTACAGGCTTTGAATCTCAATCGGGTGAAAATAATCCGTTTGGACAATTATCACAAAGAGCAGAAGATGCAGCGACAGAAACACCGAGTATGGAAACTACCAAACTAACAGAAGGTACAGGCTTTGATACTGGTCAAACCTCTTTTACACCCGAAGTAATGGATGCTTATGAAACCGAAAATATCGCTCAACAAAATGTCAATGCCGCTCAATCACAAAGCGATAAAATGAATGAAAAATTGCAAGATGCGCAGAAAAATTACGACGATAGTCAAAAAACTAACACTCCAATTGGCGTAGCGTCAGCAACAGGCGCATACGGTTTTAATCAACTAGAACAGCATAAACAGCAAAATCAAGCCAAACAACAAGCCGAAATGAAAAGAATTGAAGATTTGTCATCAGCAGGTCGAGCAAAAGCCAGTACAGGAACTGGCGGGCAGGTCGCCGTAGCATGATTGCTATTAACGCTATACTTTTATTCTAGTATTTACAAACTTCATTAGCGGTTCTAAATCTTTAATCGTAACACCACAATCAAGATTCTCTTTACTACCCCAGCGTACTAATTGTTCAGTGGCTAAATTGCCCCCTGAACCCGGTATAAACGGACATCCGCCCATCCCACCAATGCTTGAATCGAACTGAGTTATCCCACAATCAAAGCCAGCAGACAAGTTATCATACATTCTACCCTCTCTAAATCCATGATGTAGATGTAGTGCTATCTTAGCATCTATTTTTCTGTCAGTTAAACGCATCACTTTACGAATTAAGGACGGGTTAGCATTGCCAATTGTATCAGACAAAACGATAGTATCACCCAGCGTATTAGCCCATTCCATGGTTTTTAACATATCTTCTTGCGGTATTTCACCTATTATGGGACATCCAAAGGCTGTAGAAAGGTATACTCTAACGTTTTCGGGTCGGATTCCGTCTAATGCACCACAATATTCAGCAAAAATCGTATTTAGGCTCTTTCCGAAGTTATTGACATTGAAAAAGTTGGACGGCGAGAAAAAAATATTGAACTTTTCCACACCTACAGCCTTTCCTCTCTCAACTCCCCTGCGATTAGGCACTAAGACACCGAGATTGTGCTCAGGCGCTAAATCTTGAACCTTGAGAAAAACCACATCGCTATCGGCCATATTAGGAACTCTGTCAGGATTGACCATTGAGCCAACTTCGATATTTTTGATACCGGCCTTAGCAATTTTTCGTATCAGGGTTACTTTGTCATATGTTGATGTTATTGTGTCGGCGCTCTGTAGACCGTCGCGTGGACCAACTTCGTAAATGGAGAAGTCACTCATTCACTCATCTCCGTACCTAAAATATGGGACAAGTTTCTCACTTGGGTAATCTACCGGAGTAAGATACTGTCTCGGTATTTTTTCGTCATATCGAAATACGTTATCGGGCGCATTCGGCGTTAACGGCGTTGTAGGATTTGCTTGTTGGGGTGCCCCTTCCCTTATTCCAAATATTCGACCCTGTTGATTCCTATTTTGCCCTCTCGTGTGGGCATAATCGGCTGCTACATCTTTATTATCGGTTGCATATACACCTTTAGGAAACATTCCACTTAGTTTTCGATTCCACCCTAGCGTGGAAGGTTCCGTCGGCTTCAACCCTTCAAAGTTAATTCTCGACGCTGGCTCTACTGTTGTCCCATGGTAATACTTCACATCGCCATATGGGGAAGGAAAATCAGGATGATACTCACCTAACGTACTTTGACGCGTATCTTGTTTGAGCAAAGCCCACGCTCGGTCAAAGGGGTTCATCCGTGAGTCCCCCTCATGACTTTGACTGGTAAGGGTGTATCACCATGACCACGAGCGAAGAGTTCAGCCATTCTATGTCTCCCATCATGATATGTTTCAGGCTCAAAATCGGGAAAAACATACGGCATACCGAACTTGACGTTCTCTCCCGCTTGTGCCCTATCCATCAACTCTTGATAGAAAGTGTCATCTGACTCTCTTGGAGACTTTTTTCTTCCCAATGCGTCAACATACATACCACCCTTTTCCTCACCAGTAGTCATTTTTCCGTATTCACCGGGTGTCATATGTTGAATCTCCCCAACCTCATTTCCTTCATCATAATAGCCATACGCATTCCCTTTTGGGTCATCAGGAACGTAGCCGTATACATTTTCCTCTTCCCTCCAAAAAGGGTCTGGAAATGGGCCTTGTGTAACAAAATTGATGTTGGGAATACCTGTTTCATAAATGGGTGCCTTCAGCAAAAGCCACGCTTGGTTGAAGGGGTTCATTTCTTCACCTTAACTCTGCGAAGTGTGCCTTTACCCTTAAAGTGCCTAGCCCTATTATCGTGTTCGTTTTCTAAGGTGAGTTTACCACCTTCGGTATGACTCACATCTTTACGGTTGCCCGAACCATAGATGCCCCTGCGCCGTCTTTCACGATTCAGGTCAACTCTATATTTGACCCTTTTAGGGTTAGACTCGTATTTTGTATCGTATTCCAACTTGTGTTTACGTGCTGCTGGTGAAAGGTTACGCCCCTTCAACAACCGCATGGCGATGTCCATAGGTTCGCCTGTTTTGACCTCATCTTGCGGTGTATGATATACAGAATAAATAGTAGGGTTTTCTTCCGTACCCCATTTACCTCTATGGATGGCTTCTTGCCCTTGTCGCTTATCAAAGTCATCCCACACTTCTTGGTGTAATTGTTCAGCAGGGCAATTAGGTGTGATTGACAGATTGCACATATCAGTAAATCCTTCAAAGTGAACAGTATGGTCGCCTAATCTTTCAACCCCCGTATCATCCGGTGTTAATTGATTGAGAAATGTCCCAACATGTTGCAGAGGGTCATCATCCTTCAACAACCGCATAGCGACTTCCATAGGTTCGCCTGTTTGAATATCCTTATTCCAATCCCAAGTATCATTCCAATTGACTAGCGGCTGGCCCGATTCCGGGTCTTTGTTAGCATTCACTTCTGCTTCATGCTCGTCTGTCCAATCATTCGCATCAACCAATCGCCCATTCAAGTAGATTTGATTCGGGTGCGATTCGGGTGTGGCCTCAATTGGTTCACCACTTTGATATGTCCTACCGAGAGATTCTCCCGGCTCACAAAATCCACTTGGGCTTGAACAGTTTCCGCCTTCATCATCTTCACCACTCCACACCTCTTGCGGTGGGTGACTTCCATCACCTTGCCCTTGTTGCCAATGGTGATAGATGGGATAGCCACAATGTTTGCACAAATGAGTTTCGTGAGGGTATGCACCTTCAATCATCTCATCTCTATTATCTTCTTGTTTCAGCAAAACCCACGCTTGGTCGAAGGGGTTCATTGTCCCTGTTCCCCCGTATAGGTGAACTTCTGCGGCCCTACAGTTGTGTACATCCCATTATCGGGTCCAGTTCCACTAACCTGTTGATGCATCATCGCTCCTTGTTTTCCACGTTTGACTGCGACTTCAGTAGGGGACATGCCGCTATCGAGGTCTTGAAGCACCACATCATTGGAGTTTATCGTTTCTCTCGGCCTTCTCGTGAATTGAAGCGTCTCTGCTATGTGGGCTGGTAACTCATTGTGGTAAGGATTGTCCGAAGTCTCCCCAATCCTATCCATCGCAACATGCGTATCCTCGTGTACATCAGTTCCCATCACATTGTGGGCTAAACGCTCATCATATCTTCCTTGGACTCCTGCCTTGTCCTTATCCGATATAGCGGGGTCATTAAGAGTGCTATTCAGACCAATCCTACTTCCCGGTTGTTCCATATTGGGAAGAGACACGTATGAACGAGCCAAACCGGGTTTCTGATACAATTGAGTGAATCCGGCTGCGCTCGGCTTCTTGAACTGCCCCGGCATTCTCAATTCAGGCTTGCTCTTGGCAGAGTCGGGGCTGCGGTAATTGTTGAGTTGTTTGGGCCACAACAGCATTTCGGACTTCAGCAAAAGCCACGCTTGGTTGAAGGGGTTCATTCGTTAAACCCCCATTCATTACGAAAATTATCTGGTATGCGACTACCTTGTGTATAACGGATTTCGTTTCCTTGAAAGTCTAACGGGATAGCCTCATCTAAATATCTCGCTGGTATTGGGTCTGTCGTTAGTATAGGTTTTGTCGCATAGTCACGACCCTTGTGCCAATCCAAGTCCTCGAATCTCTTGCCCGGAGGTAATATAGTGGAACCTACTATCGAGTGTTGGAGATTGTCATTCAGTTTCGCATATTCGTCCCAAAATGACTGAGGGGGCATAGTCGATGATGATTTTACCCCATCAAGCATTTTTTTGCTTTTAATATGTTCAGGTGTCTCTGCTATTTCTGCCGCCCGACGACTAAAGTTATCAGCAAAATACCGCGCAGACAGAGCAGGATGACTCACAGGGGCATAAGGCCATGATTCTCTCAGTTCTTGTTGCCCTTTGGTATTGGGTAAAGCACCTCTTTTATGCATGAACGACCACACTCCTTTGTCACTCGGTGACCAAACATGGGCTTTGCTGGCGCTCGTTTCAGGCTTGAGGCCGCTTCTCTGCATCCTTTCCGTCCATGGCTCTACACTTCTTGGCTGTATGCCTTCGGAAAGCACCTCATCGAGGAACTTCGTCGGAATACTACGATATGCTTTGAAGGGGCGAGCCTCCTTTATGTCCTTAGCATAAGGGTCGAACTCTACTGCCTTCAGCAAAGCCCACGCTTGGTCGAACGCTGCCACCATGCTCCTCACATAGCGTTACTCTATTTTGAACTGCCGCCCGTTACTCTTTAACATGGAACAAAAATGAGTCGCCAATGAATCTAGGACCTTATGATTGACCATCGTTAGCCAATCTTCCTACTGAGTTAAGCGCCCAATTTGGCTTTTTGCCATAATCATTCATATGAACATCAGACATAGACGATTCACTCATAGGTAATGTTATCATTTTTTCATTAACGGGGTCCCAAAGTTGCGCTGGACCACCCCTTTCTTCCCCACTCATGTGCATTTCCATATTTTGCGAATCAATCATATCAGGATTTTGTATATTGGCACCCGGCTTCCTCGCCAACAACGAAGCAATCCCCGGATGCATAGTTTTTACTGGCTGCGGCCCATGAGAAGTATATCGTGCACCGGGTATCTCAACTTGCTGATTTGGTAACGCTTTGAGCACATTCCATGCATTACCGAATGCCGCCGACATGATTAGCGGACAGCGTAATGTTATATTTAGTTGGCGTAATGTTAAAACCTTGACTGTTGTATATATGAGACACGCAGGGGCTTTTTTACCAAAAATATTTTTTTTGCTCAAGCGCTGTGTGTGGCTATAAGAGCGTAATGCTAATAGCGTAATGCTAATGCTCCGGCTAAGCCAGCGTAATGCTCTAGCGTAATGGGGTACTGCGAGCCTGTCGGACATTACGCTCTTAGCGTAATGCCATGTTAATCTAGCGTAATGCTTGACTAACGCACGTTACGCCTTGCGTAACGCTTGTACGTTTACCTATGCACGTAAGCACCTAAGTCGCGGCACTATAAACGCTGTACTGCTAGGCATAACGCGCCTCACACTTAGCACGCTTTAGCGCCAGCCCTTTGCACCGCTTTGGATTCCCCACCCGTATGGTTGGGGCAAAAATGCCTCTTCTTATACACAAGGCGTAATGCTTTGCATAATGCACACCCGCGTAATGCTAACCATTTCTTTCTTTCTTGGCTTCAATCCACATTGACTACTTAAACAATGAATGAAAGAGGGTGTGGAGGAATCTGAAATGACGACAACTGATGATACAGTAGCGAAAACAACGATGATTGAGCGTATTGCCACGCTCTTGCGCAGCCTAATGGCTGTCAGCAAAGGAAAAGGCAAAGCCAAGGTGAGCATAGGGCGATGGGATGTAACAGGTGCATACCCTAACCCCATCTACGATGAGAAGGTGGCAGACACCACGCTCACACCTAAGCAAGCATTAGCCATACTAGCACGCTTTTGCCAAACTACCATAGGTACAGGTTGGTCACCGGCATCAGGTCTTACACCTAGTGCTCACGGCATGGAACTGACCCACATTCTAACGAGTGGCAAGAACAAAGGCAACGAAGTGAACGTCTTTGCATACGGGTTGAACAGAGCACGCAGAGAGGACAAGCGTGCCATCAAAAGCGCAAAGCGTGAGGTTGACTTGGCTAAGGCACAAGCAGACGGCGGAGTATGGTTTGCAGAGGGCGTAACCGACAAAGAAGGAGCAGGTCGAGCATGTGTATCTGAGAAGAAAGCACGAAAGTTATGGTGCGCTCAGAAATGCAACTTTGGCGCTAACTGGTGGAACACCGGACAGCCAACCCTTAAGATGAACAAAGAAACGAAAGCAAAGAGACTAGCACTTGCAATCGTGTATCAAGGCACATACGTGAAAGTGGATGCAGACACCACCATCACAAGTGATGCAGCCATGAGTGCAGACGACGCAATCATCGCGGCGGCTCGTCAACTAGGTAGCAAAGCAAGCACAGTCAAGGGCGCTAAGGCGTACATGGCTAAGTTCCTATCGTGAACAAGTAGCACACGAGTACACGAGATTCGTAGCATTACACAAGCCCTCTGCGGGTACACTCGCAGGGGGTCAGCACCCATTACGCTCACCCTGCACTCGCGGGGTGGGCATTTTTTTTGGTCTAGCGTAAGCGTTACGCGTGGCTTGGATTCGGATTCTTTATCTCGAATACGCCTTGCGTATCTCTCGGAATCCTCTCCAACCATACGGGTGGTAAGTCTGTGCTACTCAGAAAATAAACTGCTTCTTCTACGAGAGCGACAGCCAACCAGTCCACTCACACATAAGCGAGCCTACTGATTTTGGTGGTTTCAATTCACACACCGTGAATCTGCACAGTCTGTATGGATTCTGCTCATATGCACATACACACGTGAGGACAGAACAGATTCACATAATTGAAAGCAATATTCCGACTTGTCTAATGTATTATCTATACATTAAGAATATTATATATAGAAGAGAGACTACCGTACTAATACAATTGTCTAATCGTATAAACGAATAATCGGAATCTTCGGACAGCAACCCTTTACCCTCATGCTCTCACAGGAGCGATAGAATAAACATTGACTACTTAAACAAAGAATGAATGTAGTACCATGACTGAAATAGTAACCTCAGACTTTGCCATAACGACGAACGACATTCTAGCCAATGTTGGTGTGGAGTGCTTAACGTGCTGCTGCCCCATTGACTTGTCCTACTTATGGACGGGGCGTGATAATGGCATACCGATTGCCAACTTCAACATTCAATGTGACTGTGAAATACACGAGGGTGATGTGCCTAACCTTGTGCTTACGGTGGTGTCGTCATGTTAGTTGAAGGCGGTATATACGAATGGATGCTTTCTCCCGCGCAAAACATGAGGCAACTATTCCTTGACTTCATAGACATAGGAGAAGATGAGCCTCAATGGAAACGCAACTTAGAGATTTACGATGACCTGCTCACAGAAGTACATGAACTACAAAGATACAAAACATGGATGCGTGAATTTGCACCTGATGTTTACAAGATGATTGCAGGTGATGATGAATGATTGAAAGATGTGATGAATGTAATAGATTAGTAGATGGTGATGATGAAGGATGGCACGACCATACAATACACGGTGAATGTAATGTATGTTTTGAATGTAGCGACACTGGTGACTGGATTAGAGGTCGAGAGATAGGTGATGATGAATGAATAAGTTTCAAGCAGGATATTGGAGATTGAAGAAGGAGAACCATGCGCTTAAGCAAGCCCTCAAGGATGCTATCGCTCTCACGGATGAATACAAACAAACACATGAAGATGAAATCATCAGTCTTTGTGATGAGATAGATGGACTACGAATGTTAGCATGGAACGCATAACCATCGGAGAATAAACATTGACTACTTAAACAAAGAATGAAATAGGAAAGGAGTGATGATGAATGAATTGGAATACAGCACAAAGACTGATGGAAACAGCGAGAGACAAGAAGAAGGGTAAGCCCATTGGAAACAACACACGGTTGCATAGAGGCACGTGCACATATATTGGAAACATCTGTTACTGTGCCTATGAAATCAGGTTACATGGTAATTTGATTATGATTATCCACAAAGATAGGATTGAACTGTTGGATGGTGGTTGGAGAACAGTCACCACGAAGGCACGACTGAATGAACACTTACCACAAGGATTCTATGTGTTCCAAAAGAATTGGGAATGGTTCATACAGGATATGAATACAAATGCTGATGAAGCAACAGTATATCCTTTCGGTGATGTGTATTGGATTCACAATGACAACAGAGTGATGTTGTATAGTACACATCCAAAGTACCCTCAAGTATATGAGAAGGAGATGATTGAATGAGAGTAAGACCATTGAATGATTTCAAGATGCTAGGCTCAGGAATACAGGTGTCTAAGGATAAAATATACGATGCTGTTCATGCTACTAACCAACCAAATTGGGAGAGTAGAGGACTTGTGTTCATACAAAATGCAGAAGGTGACACTACTGAGTTAGGTTTCTTACTTGACTCAACAGACTACGAGGTGATTGAATGAGAGTAAAAGATGCAATAAGATACCTAAGCAGTTTGTTGATTGCAGAAATTAAACGACTACGAGTAGATGATATGATAGTCGTTAAATAAATGACTACTTAAACAATGAATGAAATAAGAAGGGAGATGAAAAGATGACAATGAACAAAGAACAGAAAAGGGCATACGGAGAGATGAAGCAGCAGGAAAATCAAGAGCGATGGTTTGCTAACCTAAGCACTGCTATAACGGACAACAACTTACCTTGGCGCAAGCCTTGGGTTGGTGGTACAGGTAGTATGCCACATAACTTGGTTAGCAAGAAAGCATATCGAGGTGGAAATATAGTACAACTATGGATAGAGGGTATGGTACGAGGATGGACTGACCTTCGTTTTGCTACTCGTAAACAATTATTAAGCAAAGGTTACTCAATAGAAGGCTTGACTAATGGTGATGGCGTGAACATACAGTTCTTCAAGCGTAGTAAGTTCATTGTTGAGAACGATGACGGAGAAGAAGAGACACGCAGCAGATGGCTAACACGATGGTACACTGTATTTTGTGTTGAACAATGTGTCGATTATGTAGCACCTGATGTAGAAGAGGTTGAGGTAGTGCCTGAGTCTGAGATGATGGTTCACTTCAACGATTACATAGCATCACAGGATACACTTGTCCTGCATCGCAAAGGTGTACGTGCATACTACTCGTCAGAGAAAGATGATATTGTAATGCCACCACATGAATCATTCATCTCACCTATTGGTGAAGTAATGACCGCATTCCATGAGGCTATTCATAGTACAGGTCATGTCAACAGAGTTGAGAGGCCACTCAAGTCTGCCTTTGGTTCACCTGAGTATGCCTATGAAGAATTGATTGCTGAAATGGGGCAGTTAATCGTGACACTCACACTAGGCGGAGAGTTCAAACCTGACTCAGTAGTTGAGGATAATGCTAACAGTCAAGCCTACCTTAAGTCATGGTTGGCTGCGTGTAAAGATAAAGATAAGGCTCTCAGTCAAGCGTTTAGTAGTGCTCAGACAGCCGCAGATTACATACTCAAATCCCTCATGGGGGTGGACGCATGACTGACATTGTCATCCCTGATGAATTGTTTGAGATGATACGCGATGCGCTCTTCCCTGATTGGAACAAGCACGAACTTTCGCGCCCCATCCTTGAACCCGATGGTGGTATCACCGTGGATAACGGCGACCAAATCATGCTCGGACTCTATTCTGAATCACACTACGAGGAAGTGAGCGCATGACTACTTAAACAATGAACGAAGTAGTAAGGGAGATGAAATGAAATGAATAGTATTGATAATGAAAACAATGATGACGAGACAGTGAGTGGTATGCTATTTACTTGTGAGTTTTGTGGTGAGAAAGGTATGGCTTTAGAGATGGGAAGAATGCACCAGCCTTGGGCTGAACCTGAGCATCACACGATTGATTGTGTAGTAATGAAATGTGTTGAATGTGGTGTGTGTGAACCCTGTGAAGGGGATGACCTCATCAGTTTCTTAATGGAATTGACGGGTAAGAAATCATACCACGATGCTATTGTTACTGCTTTAAGGATAGTGTGGAAAGAAACTCACCTAAAGGAGATGGTTGAATGATAGGTAGTAGTAAGTTTATACCAACCAAAGAAGATATGCACAAACTCATCAAAGCCTTTGCCTCTGTGCATGTTGATGGTGCATTAGATGACATCGGCCCAAATAAGCCCGACGCACCATTCTTTGTAAAGATGGCTGAAGCAGATGAAGTTGATGAAGAAGATTACATAGAGATGACTGATAGATTTCACAAATACACAAGAACACAGTTACCTCTTATTCAACACATAGCAGGTTATCCACCTGAAACTGACTGGTCACAGGCTCTAATACTATTGAAAGAAGTAGGTATGAAAGCAAGAGAAGAGAAGGATAAAGCCGCAGTTATACTAGCAGAGTTTAGGCGGCAAAGAAATGTAATAGAGGCCAAGTTTCGTGCTATGTTTAAGAAATTATACATAAATGCAAACCCCATCTTTGATGAAAAGTATGGAAAAACATTACCTGACGGGGATGCGTCTTTGATATGGAATAGCCTAGAAGAACTCGGAATGGATAAGGCGGAAGCCATGGCTCTAGTTATTGAATGGCTAAACAAGTACACACGGATGATAGTCTCTGATAATAACAGTAAGGTAGTCAAAATAGAAGAGTATGAAGAGGTGTGGTTCAGCAGGAATGACCCTTCACAAAGATACCCGCGAAAAAGTAAGAGATTAGCATTAGATTGGGGTTCAAGGAATAGAGGATTGTATAATAGACTCAAAAATAGTATATCATTCCCTTCATTCAAATGGGATGGTACTCGTATGTCTATATCTATTGATGAAAGGGTTATTCAAGATGCAATAGTTATCTTACAGGACGAGGGTTACTACACACAAAACATAGACGCATACCTAGAGACACTCAAGAAGAGCGCACCTGTAACAACTAACAGTAGTGGTTATAGTGCCACATTAAAAGCAGATGCTATAATGCTCAAAGTTCCATATGATGATACTGATTCAAGGTATGTAATTAAGCAAGTCAATGGAAGAAAGTGGCAACCTGATGATAAGGCATGGTCTGTACCCATATCAGAAGCAAGTTCATTGATTAAGAAATTAACAAACTTTGTTGCAAATACTGAACAAGGAGATGAGAAATGTGCATCACTACTCACAGAAATAAACAAGATTGAGAAGGTTAAGACATACTTACTTGGTAAGGCTGAGAGAATAGCAATCAGCGATGCTACTGCACTACATGATGATGAATTAGTGGATGATATGAAGGAGAGATTAGCAGTAATGTTCCCAGCAGGTCATGAGTTGTATCCCTTTCAGTATGCTGGTGTAAGGTTTGCTGAGTTAGCAGAAGGTCGTGCCCTCATAGGTGATGACATGGGTGTGGGCAAGACTATCCAAGCCATCGCATACGCCGCACTTCATCAAGAGTATTGGCCTGTGTTAGTAGTAACACCTGCAAATGTAAAATACAATTGGGGCAGAGAGATAAGCACTTGGCTACCTAAATCAACACTTCAAGTAGTAAAGAATGGTAAAGTTGACTTAGAAGGCTGTGATTTTACTGTGATTAACTATGATTTAGTAGCAAAACAGCAAGATAATCTTCATGCTCTTGATGCTAACCTAATCATCTTTGATGAATCACATTACCTAAAGAATAAGGGTACAACAAGCAAACCAATCAAGAGAACAGTAGCCTGTGTAGAGTTAGCAGAGCATGTAGAGTCAGTCTTGTGTCTTAGTGGTACACCTATTACTAACAGACCTATCGAATTATTTACTACATTAGAAATGATAAAACCTGCTGAATACAAGGGTAACTTCTTTCCTTATGCTAAGAGATATTGTGACGCACATAACAATGGTTGGGGTTGGGATTTTACCGGCTCTTCTAATGTGGAAGAACTACATGAGAAATTAAGGGATACCATGATACGCAGAATGAAGAAAGATGTGTTAGACGAGTTGCCTGATAAGATTAGGCAATTCATACCGATAGTACCTAGCACAAAATACTTAGCAGATTATAGAAGAATGGCGAGACAATGGCTCAGTGAGTATGATTACTACAAGACCACAGGCGGGATGCCCGCTGGATTTGTATTGAATATGCTAACAGCATTAAGACACGCTGCCGGACAAATGAAAGTACCTGCTGCTGCTAATTGGATAGCAGAATATCAAGACCAAAACACAGACAAACCTATCATAGTATTCCACCATCACCGAGATGTAGGAGAAGAATTAGTTAAACTATTACGCACCGACAAGAGGTTTCAAGGTAAGAAATGGGGTACAATCAACGGTTCTGTATCAGCAGAGAAGAGGTTTGCAAGGGTTGAGGCATTCCAAGCAGGTGAGTTAGATGGTTTAATCTGCTCAACAATAGCAGCGAAAGAAGGCTTGACTCTTACAGAAGCGGACACAGTAGTGTTCATAGAAAGAGAGTGGGTATCAGGTTGGGAAGAACAAGCAGAAGATAGAGTCAATCGTATAGGACAGGATGCAGATTTAGTTCACGCAGTATATCTATCAGTTGTTGGTACTATTGATGAGAAGTTCGATAGAATAGTGGAAGAAAAGAGAGAGGTAGTGAGTGCTATCTTAGATGGTACTACACATGAAGAGGGAACGAAATCAGGTGTAGCAAAGGCACTACTACAAGCGATGGTGGATGCCGGAGATATACCAGCAGGTATGATGAATGATATAGGTGTAGCCAAACCTAAGACACACACAGGAGAAGATGAAGAATGATTGAAGAAATAAAAAATAAATTAGAAAGATTAGAAGAATTGGAAGACGAAATCAAGGACTTACAGAAGAAATTAGACAACCTACGTCAAGAGAGAGATAAATATGACGGTGCTTTGAACATAGCACTTGAACACTTAGGCTATCAAGGTGCAGACCACGACGGGTTTTGTAGAGAGCGATACGAATGTAATGTGTATGGTGATGATTTGGTGATTGAATGATTGATACAGACGACTATGAAGGACACACAGAAGGGCCGTGGAAGGCAGAAGATTTGTTTAATAATGGTGCATATTGGGGAATCCGCAGAGGCAAACGACTTCATCTATGGCAAGTAAGACCCCTACCTATGAGGCAATTGGAAGGTAGTTGCTACTTCAAGAATGAAGCAGACGCACAACTCATAGCAGACTCACCACTTCTCTTAGCAGAAGTCAAACGATTGCAAGACAAACTCACCCGTATTTCCGACCTTGCCTATGAAGTGGTTGAGAGCGAGGAACGGGGTAATGAGGCTCTCCTTAACATACATGAGGTGGTGGGTGAATGATTGACACAGACGACTATGAAGGACACACACCTGCACCGTGGAAGGCATTGTTCAACCACCCTCAAGTGGAAGGGTCATGTGTAGTGAATGATGAAGATGAAAGTAATTTTGGATATACAGATGGTGAGCGAATACTTGGGCCATTGTGGGTTGGTGAATTGACTGATGATATGCCTGATACTAAACTCATAGCAGACTCACCACTTCTCTTAGCAGAAGTCAAGCGGTTGCGTGAAGTGCAGAAGAAGATTGATTTCCTAATTTGTTATGAATGCGGATTGAGTATTGAAGAACATATTCGATACCATACAGAAAATGATGTTACGGGCGGTTGCCCATTTGGAGATGATTGAATGAATTGCGAACACAATTGGGAGAAAACATGGTGGGGAAACCACCCCACCAAGTTTAGTTCTATTTGGACTTGTAAGAAGTGCGAAGCGCAGATTGATAGTATCAAGAAGCCTTCCGAACAAAGAAAGGTAAAAGCCAAATCTTATACGGTAAATTGGAGAAATCCCACCCGAAGTATTTACTTCGGCTAAAGGAAGTGAAGAAGAATGAAAAAAGAAATGATGGCGATGTTCTGTTAGAATATGAAAGGGGCGATGATGAATGAGTCAGTATGTTCCCGTAGCAGAGCGTTGTCGCTACTGTGAAAAATGCGATAGATGTTTAGTGTGTGAGCCTGATATTGACCCATTCTTAGGACACATGAATACCTGTGGAATCCCTTGTGCTTGTGTATGTGATGAAGGATGTCAAAGTCAATGGGAATGTATCAGAACTTGCGTTGAGGGTGTGATTGAATGAAGATTAGAAATAATACAGGCAGATTAACACAGTTATTCTTACTAGGTGAGGGCTTACTACATTTAACAGAAATAGGTGTAGCATATACTGAAGAGGCTTTCAGTACAATGGTTTTAGTCTCACTACATTCATTGGTATTCTTCGTGTCAGCATACTATGTGGGTCATGATTTAATACATCATCGAAATAGAATGGTGATGTTATGAGTCCGTTTGATTGCATATTATGTGGTAAAAAAGACATAAAAGAATGGGGAAATAACCCTGCGCCTTTGGGGAATTTGCCTGATAAATGTTGTGATAAATGCAATTTTACGAAGGTAATACCTGCGAGGTTAGGTGTATACCATGATTAGTTTATATGTTCTCATGCGTAATGATGATAGTCGTTGAATATATGAGAGTGTACAATAAAGAATGATTGACTACTTAAACAAAGAATGAAAGAAGGAGAGAGAAATATGAAACAAAAGAGTTGGATTAATTTTGCAAGGTATAGTAGCCCACCAATAGGTAAGGGTAGAATTATTAAATGTAAGTTAGATGAAGAAGCAGGTGAATTACTAATAGATATGACACTAGATGGTGTGCAATTTGTAGGTAAATTATATGATATTGATATGATACTAGCAAAACAGGAGGAAGAGTGAATGAGCGAGAGCATAACACCCGGCGTAAGCGGTAGTGAGTATTATGCAAAGTACCCTGATAAAACAGGTTACTTGTTATTACCCAATGGTGAGAAACATGAGAATGGTAGGGGAATAGCCTGTCCTAATTCAAAGGGCATGAGGACATGGCATTGTCCTGAAACATCACTCAGTTTGGGCTGGCACATATACAATCACATCACCCACAATCAGTTGACAAAGACTGTTCATTGTTTCCAATGTATGGGTATCTTAGGTGAATGGATAGTAACGGAGGAAGAGGAATGAGTGAAGAGAAATTATATGTTGTAACAGAGAGAGACTTGAAGGCTTTCTATGACGCGATGGGGAGAGTAGCAGATGCGCTCATTGAGTGCGCTAAAAACGACCCCTTGATAGATACACAGCAGTTTGAAGATGTATGGGATGATAATGTAGGTGGAACATTTGAGTATATGTTTGAAGGACAAAAACTCAGAAGTCAAGACTATGAAAGACTTGAAATGGCTTGGGATTATGTGAACAAAGAACATGAAAACTACGAGATTATAGATACTACATTAAACCACGATTGTCCTAACTGTAAAAACACTATACACTTTAGCGCAAGTGGTGTTGATTTTGAGTTTTATTTATCCAAATTAGAAGTATATTTACAAGGAGAATGCTACGATTGTGGTTGGTTAGGAGTGGTTGAATTTCATGCCAAAGATAAACCAATATCAATTCGTCAGCATATAGGCTTAGTAAAAACAGATGAGGCGATTGAATGAGTTGTAGTTCAATATACGAGCACAATTTTCAACCAATTGCCGGAAGGGTGAACTTTGAAGAAAATATAGCATCTGTGAAATGGAGATGTAATCTGTGTGGTGAATCCTTTACTGAAGCATATCAACAATACACCGACCACTTAGAGGTGAGCAAGTGACCGAGGAATGTCCAGCAAGAGTGCCAGCGATAGGTGAGGCTTACCACATTTGGAAAATAACTGAAGCATATCTCTATGCGGGATATGAAAACCCACATGGAGATACTATCTGCGTTGAAATAACTTGTGAGAAATGTAGTCTAAAAAGAAGTAGTGATTTTTCCGATACTGAATTGGAGAAGGTGAGAGCATGAGCGTGGATTATAGAATGCGAAGAATTAGAAATATCATCAAGAGATTTGACAAAAAGGAAGCCGCAAATATCGGTGATTTAGTAGCGGCCTTCGATGCAATAAAGGCAGAAGTTGCTATCTATGAAACAGTCAGGTTGAGGAAGGAAAAGGAGTTGGTTGAATGAACAACTACCCTGACAGTATGACGGCGGCAGACCACGCATACCTTGATGGTGCGCCGGATTGTGAACACGAAGATGTTTGTATTAATGAGTATCATTACAATACTTATCAATGTCAATTTGATATAGTAATTGAATGTAAGAAGTGCGGAACTACTTTTAGCGGTCAAGTCCAAGAGGACTGAATGTATACAGACGAGATGAAACCTATTGACTACTTAAACAAAGAATGAAAGAAGGAAGGAATTAAAATGACTATAACTAAAGACGACAGTAAATCTTACGATGACATAGGTGAGTTAACCGCCGAAGATTTATTTGCAAACATATATAATGAATTAACAGACGAGAAGGACGCAATAATAAAAGATGGTGCATACAAACAATCAACGACACAAAAAGAACGCTTGTCGTTTGTAAGTGCACAGAAAGCAGATGATTTAATAAAAGTTGATATGGCGTATAAGGGAGGTTCAATACGATGGAAACCTTTACCCTTAGAACTAATTCTATTAGATGATACAATTGATGTAGTGAATGCAGCGTTCGGTAGAATACTACCTGAATGTGAAGATGGAGAAACTGCCTTCCTTCGTGCTTGCCCTGAGTTTGCTAGGCATGGTGTGCTTGAATCAATCAAAGTTACTAAAGAAAACCTACAAGAAAATTGGATTTCATTGACTGAGACTATGAAGAAAGAAGACCCAAGAGGTTGTATGATATTACAACCCTTTGTTCATGCGACATCTAGTGCTGTACTAGCACCCCAGCAGTTTGCTACTATCGGTAAAGGACACGATGGTATCACAGCAGGTAATGAAAGAACACTATACTTCGCTTTGAATCCTACTCAAACTTACATGAGTAATGATATTAACATGATAAATAATAGTCATGAATTTGATATTAAAACTGGTACAACTAATTACGAGTTAGAGTTTGTATACAAAAGAGATGAAGAATACAAGAAGAAAATGGGCGGTGGTAATGAACCATATATCACACAGATACGTGCTTCACCACCTAATCCACCTAGAGCGTCCCCTTTTACATGGCACACAAATGTGAGTTGTCCTAACTATAAGGTCGAAAACGTAAACGAAGAACTTGATTGTCCTGATAATACCTGTTTGAAAGTAGCAAAAATTACTGGTAGTGCTGGCACAACTGGTCGATGTGAAGTAAAAGATATGACAGAGTTCCTAAGCACGTCGGGTATAGCATCACTAGGTGCAGTATGGGTAGCATCAGGATTAGAAGAAGTAGCGTGGTTAGAAGAGAATATTACAAGAGAGAAGTGTCCTAAAGGTTTTGTTATATCACATCCAACAGGTTCTCTGATGTCTCATATTTGCGCTCATGCTAGACAACACGGTATACCCTACGTGGTTGGTGAAGTTAATGTTGGGGATAGATTTACAGAAGGCACACCCACATGGCTTGCACTTGACCCTAATTGGGATATTATACCACAACCATACAATGCTTGTGCCCCTGAATATATAGAGGCGTTCAAGGCTGGTTTACTACGTTCACAAACACACTGGCAGAGACAGCAAGGATGGTTTGCCCACTTCTTTCATCAATGGGCAGGTGGCATGAATTACAATGGTATAAACGATGCTTACTTATCAGGGGCTTTTGTTGGTTGGATGACTAAAGCAATCCTCGCTGTCTCACTAGGTGAGATGAGATATTGTAAAGATTATAAAAAGAATATGATGGTGGATTTGTGGCCTACATTAACAACAATGATGGGTGAAACTAAGTGGAGAGAAGTGAGTGGTAATAAACACGCTAGTACTGTTCGTCAACATTACTATGCTTTAGTCGAACAAATGAATGTAGATACAATAGAAATTGCTCTTGCTCTCACATGGTGTAAGAAGCAATTCTCTACTGGTTGGGGTACTAGCACTAGTTTTGGTGGTACTAATTGGGCTGAGTGTGCATCAAGAGGCGCTAACGTATGTAAATCAGTTAATGCCTTTTTAGTAAATCCAAATCAAGAAACATTAAATGAATTGATAGGGGAAGTAAATCTTGCAAAGAATCTTGAGCATAACGGGGGCTTCTTATACGATAAGTTCCTTTCACAAAAAGCGTTTGATTATAGTAGCCTACATTCAAGCGGTACAGATAATCAGAAAGGTCTATTTTCTCACTCACCTGATTCATTAGCATATATGTTTAGAACATATGAGTTAGCATCTGAGTTTATGGATGGAGATGTAAATGAGAAAAATGCAGTACCCAATGCAGACTGGATAACTTTGTTCAACTTCTTGAGAGGTAAAGGGGCGAGTTATTTTCGTCAACAATTTATAGCAAATAGTCTCGAAATACCTGAGGCTCTTAGGGATGCAGCAGTTGCGTGTGGACCTAAATATATGCACTGGAATAATAAATACTCAACCGCCGAAGGATTCATACCTTGTGGAATGTCTACATGTAAGTTATGTAAAGAGAATGATGTGCTTGTAATGGACTTAAAGTATGGTAGTGTTAGTTCTCAACTACTAACTAATTCATACCCTGAGGTGTTTATGGCAAGCGGTAAGGATGTCTCTTCATTAGAAAGTTATGCAGTAGCATCATTATTAAGAGAGAAGAAGTATCAAGATGTAACACCTCAGATGTGGATAAATGGGTGGAATGGATTAAATAAATTAGATGTCACATACCCGTTATTATCTGAATTACTTCAAAAGTTTTTGCGAAATCAAATGTCTGATAATAACACTTGGACAGATGAAGTATTAAAAGTATTAAAAGAGGAAGTACAATGAACAAACAAGGATGTCACGAAGGAAACCCACTAGTGTTTGACACTGGTAAAATAAAAGTATATGCTGGCGGAACGAATAGAAAAGGTGGGTGGCATAAAATGAAGCCTGTGCCTGACTTGGCTATGGGTCCAATAGGCGTTATACAAAGTGCTAGAATGATTGATATTTTACCCGTAGGTTGGAAGTCATCATCGTCTATTATAGGTGGCAACACACCTACTGTTATAGAAATAGATTGGCCTGATTATAGTATACCTAGTAACTTAGGCTCATCTTGGTGGAAGGCATTAATACAAGACATAAAGGATAACAATATCAAAACAATATCAACACAATGTATGGGTGGTCATGGTCGTACTGGCGTTCAGTTGGCTATATTAGCACACTTATTAATACCTAAAAAACAACACACATGGACTACTGCTGCTGAACTTATTACATGGGTACGTGATAATTTTTGTAACCATGCAGTAGAGGCTAAATCACAGCAAACATATGTTGCTGATATATGTGGTATACCTGTGGGAGAGTCTGTTATAGCAGTAACACAAACACAGTGGTCTAACTTTGATTATAATGATGAAAGTTTACTCACAGATGATGAACTAAAAGCAGAAGAAATATTGATGATTAAAGAAGAGAAGAAATCCAAGTCTAGGCGTAAGGCTAATGATAGAAAGAACGGTAAACCAAAGAAACATACACTAGATGATTTTACACCGTTTGGAAAGGAAGTACCCAAGATTAACACACCTATAGAAAAAGGTTGGACTATTATAGAGTGTAGTGATTGCTACCACCAACAATGGCGTAAAGCAAATGCTCATACATTTACTACACCGTGTGGTATATGTGACTGTGATAATGGTTTTCTACAAGTAGACCAAGAATTTCTCAATGGTAATAAAACAAAATACTGTTTAGTAACAAATGATATGTATCATCAAATAGAAATGTATGATGAAAATGTATCTTATGTAGGTGAAGCAATGAGAAGAGAGATGAACATTAGAAGAGATAAGAATGGTTATGAAACGATAAAGATAGGTAACAGATACATACCCGTTCATTTACTAAAAACTATAGGAGATGAAATAGTTTCTATGAAATCTCCAGCGTATAAACAATCCCGTAGTGCAATACAAGGTATAGAATTTACGGGGCAAAGAAAAATAAACATGGAGAAATAAATATGGAAGAAAGATTACAAGTAAAATGCAATTATGACGAAGGGGTGATGCACATACAAGGTGTATCTAAGAGTGTAAATCAAGGTCGAGAATATGGCTTTGCTACAAAGGTACGTACTACTACCGAAGTTAGCATGTGGTTGAGAGAGCAGCCGGCTGTGAATCTATCTGCGGCATCTAATACACTTGCTTACACACCATTTCAGATTATTAGATACACAAATAAAGTGCCTCAGATATTCATCCCCGGTACGCCCGGAAATCACCCAAGCGGGGCTGTGCTAAACATGCACCCTCTTTCTGTTGGAGTCAAAAATCTACTTCTGTTTGCTGAAAAAGCAGGCTTCATAGAAGATTCAGACGAAGAACCTTACACTACAGATGGGGTGAAAGTATGACATACATGAGATGTAACACACAGACAGGAGAAGCATACATAGTAATGACCGAGGTAGTAGCGATTGTTCGCCGTCCTCACAACAAGGCAATGAAAAGAAGTGCGTATAAGAACGTCAACGTGGACATACACATGAAGAGCGGCTCAATATTCGTTGTCTTAGATTACAGTGAGTCGAACTTCAAAGCCATGATGAATATGTGGGAAATGTTCAACCGAGAGAATTGGAAGGGTTCACCGGGGTACATTCACGATGGAAAGATGGTGGAATTATGAATAAGTTACCGTTTAAGCCTGCGGAACATGTGTTGAATGATATTTGGGGTACTCTTAGTTTACTCATAAGTGAGATAGGTACTACATTTCCTATACCATCTCGTACAGCAGCAATGATATCTGAGAGGAGAAAACTAACTCAGGCACACACAATGCTAATTGATGATAGTCTCGTTAATCATACAGGTTGGGCATCGCTCGCACCTTGCGATATTTTAGATACGCCGATTATGCTCTCTCTATGGAAAGAGTTATCAGAAATGCACGACGTACCTGTTGGATTCTTTTCTAGTCTAGTATATTACATACGTACAGACCCATCGTTTATGGACATCAGAATAAGAGGTTTTGACCCTTTCTTAATAGATAAAAGTGGATGCCCTACAATAAATTTAGACGAGGCTGTTTACTCAACACCTTCACTCATGAGAGCGGCATGGGATGGTGCATTATCAGGCAATTACTGGGACGTTGAGGCGATAATGATGTTACCAAAAACAGTAAACTATTCCCCTGAAATTGCGCTTAAACATGCAGAACGAGTAGGGATAGAGGTCGAGTTCGCGTAGAAGAATGATTGACTACTTAAACAAAGAATGAAAGAAGGAGAGAGAAATATGACAGAAGAAGATAAAATGACAATACTAAACGGAGAAAGTGTGCAAATATCAGGGTATCGAAAGCCAATGGGATTATCAAATAGATACTTTTTGAGTGATGAATACCAGTATGGGAGCCACAATCAGGCAGTAACATTAGCAGATGGTACTAAATTATATCCCCAAGAGCATACCGGTTATTATGCCCTACAAGACAAAGAAACAAATGAGTTACATTGTATAAGTCTGTATCCTTACACAGGATATTATAATACTTTTAAAATATCAGAATCAGTAAAATATTTTGATACTAGTGTTATGAAGGGATATATATCACAAACATGGACTGCTTACAGTATTGGTTATATTAAACATGCTTTGAAAACTAGGTTTCGTAAGAATCTAGGTGACTATAATCTAGTGGTGATAGAATTATCAGATAAACTGCGCAGTTTACCATATTTTACCGGTAATTGTGGTAATTATACTGTGAATTATATGGGTCCATCACCGTTGTCACGTACCCAATTAAATTGTGTTAAACAGATATATGTTTTGACCGAGAATATAGAAGGTATATCAAATAATGTTGAAGTAGAAAATAAAGTGAAAGAAATAAAAATAGAGGTGGTATGAGATGGCGGCAGAAAGACAAGGATGGAATACATGGAATAGATACATGAAAGCAGGTATAGTAGATGACACGATAATGTTTACAGATAATCAAATTATAATAGACCACGCAATTGGAAAGACTAAACAAACAATAGGTAAGTGTTATCCTATTGATGCCGCAGTTGCTTATTCATTAGCATCCGCTGGACCAAATGCAGACTTGAGCGCTAAAGATTTAGTTAATCAATATACAAGAGCAGCAACAGCGATGATGTCGCAGACAGTTGCATATGGTAAAGTGCCTAACCCTGAAACTAAATCATGTGAAAAAGATATGGTTAATGGTTTGGTTTGTACGTTTAAAGCCCCTATACTAGTTAATGATATAATCTACATGGAAGGTAAGACTACTTTAGTAAATTGGTTAATGAAAAACAAAATCACAGGACTTGATTCGTATGGAAAATTTAGAACTACCAGCCATTATGCTACACTCATTAATAATGATATTTCTGCCCTTATAGGTATGCTATTGAGTAATAAATACAAGCCTCTTAGGTTGGCAATTGAGAAGAAATTAGGTAGCACCAAATGGGCTACACCATCTAACTCTAGCGCCAACCTATACGAGATGAAAAATACTCAAGGTGTATGTGGGTGGAAAGACGACCCTGAACAAAAGTGTGGACATCATGATGGGTCGTATATTACAGACTGGGTAATGGTAAAAACAGAAAATGGAGACGGATTCACACAATTGTGGAGCAGAGAAAGAGGAGAGGCAGTTGTAGAAAATGGGTGGCATATCGACCAAATTCAAGGTTATTTTGGATACAACGGTTACAAAAATATCTCACCTGAAAGAGTTATTTTATGGAATAAAAATGCTAGAAGTCTTGGTAATATTATGGAAGAAAAGAGAGTCATCAAAGAGATTAATGGTGCTTTGAGGCGTATGTCTGCTAGGAACTTTAATGTTGTACGCAAGGAAGGTTTGAGGAATAAGGCTAGATACACTTGGAAGAATTGGGATTGGTTATTTAGTTTACAAAATTGGATAACACAAACTAGTAAGAAAAATAGGAAAGAGCATGATTTAGTCAATGGTTGGAAATATACAAAATATGAATCACGCAAATCTTTTGGACACGAGATTGCTAAATTCAAATGGATTCCGGGTAAAGAGAATACGGATTATCATGTGGATAATAATAATACAGTACCTAAGTCATATTGTGACAAAGAATCAATAAAAACTTATCACATAAAACAAAAATATGGATGGCGAGACGGAGTAACATTACCATATAGATTTCCTGATTTGAAATCAGCAGCAAATTTCAAAAATATGGCTAATCAACTAGCGTGTAAACTAGGTGCAGTAAATAAAGATGGTAGAACGTGGGATGCTACAGCAGGTTTAGATTCAATAGAACCTTCGGAAAACATGAAATTAACAACTACAACACATATTTTAGAAATGGATGCGGATAAAGAACCTGAAATAATACCTACACCAAAGGAAGTTCTACATGCGCTCTTTTGGGGCACACCACAAGACTATGACAAACATATTGCTTATCTGAATGAGAAAACAGCGAAATTTTACAAAAGACCTCAAATTTTGAATCAAGAAGAAACTAAAGAGGATGTGGAAAAAATTGTTACCGGATGAGGTATCAATTACACCTTATATGATGTCAGTAATAGCGGAGGCAAACACTGTAAATATAGAGGGTAGGACATTTACATTTGCATGGGGAGATGCTGAAGTCCTGCTGTGGTCTAGCGGTACTAATATAGTCTGTCCTATGTGTAACCAAGGGTGTAAGAGTTGTCTTGTGTTAAAGACGGACACCGGAGATGTATTTGCTTGTATAAATTGTGATAAGTACGTTATGTATGCAGATGATATAGAAATAAATGGAGATATAAAAAATGAATGAATGGAAACCTGATAGAAAATTAAAAGAGTGGGCAATGAAACATTTTGCAGAGATGCAAATAGGTGGAATATGGATGCCTGATGGTAGCGGATTAACTTTCGTAAAGGTAAGTGAGAACACTTGGTCTTTGAAGTCTAAAGTGGAGAACGCGGAAGCAGAAGATAATCTTCAACGTATGAAAGTATTAATGTTTGATGTTGGTTTTACTCTCTTAGAGGACACCACCCAAGTATTACCTGAACCTACAAGCGCAGAAGAAGCAAGGATGATGGAGATACACATGAAGCGAGACATAGCACAGAATTGGGCTGCTAGTGATGGCACATTACTCAAAGACATGGGGCTAGAAGATATATGGCCTAGTTACATAGAAGATAGAGAGATACTACTCGACAACGGTGACACTACTACTCTAGAAGTGTGGGCTTACGTTCTTACAAATCCAAATAATGATGAGGAGATTAGCATAGACCCCGATGATTACCACCTACTTATGGGTGACAAATACTTCATGCGATTTAGATTACGTTCCAGTAAGTTTAACGAAAGCGAGATGAATTATGAATATCATGCATTGAGTCGTGAAGAAATGATAGAATACGTAGACTCTAACATAGGTACTGACCAAGGTTGTGCAGTAGGTAGCACGTCCATTCAAGGACTTGGTGATAAGTTGCATACAAATGACGGAACTATACCTGTAAGAATACCTCCATGGATGTGGGGTACATACTGTATGTTTACTGATAGGAGCGAAGAAGAATGAGTAATATTTTTGTATATACAGACGTAAATGAGTATGACGTTATAGATGGAGTAAATCATTATATTCCAGTTATTGTTTTTGAGAATATTCATGGGTATACCCTATGTAAAAGTGGAGAGAAAGCGGGTTCACTTCCGTACTATTGGGGTACAACAAGAAAAGAATGTCAGGATAGATGTAATAAAATGAATGAAGAGATGATGTTCTCAAAAGAAGATGTACTGAGAATAATTAGCAGTAGTATGAGAGCGCATAAGGATGTGACATTATGAATGCACTAAGTAAGGATGAGTTAGATATAATAAAGGCCGTATCTACAAGTTATATCACAGATAAGAGTTGGTCTTTTACAAACAGTGGCCTATCTCTCACTGGTGATTTATTTCCAATAATAGAGAAGGAAACTCAGATTGATACAGGTATGTATTTTTTAGATAAAATGAATGCTCTAAAATATACATTAATGTTACCCATGTTAGCAGAAAAACATGGTGCTACTGGTTTCGACCCTTTAACGACAACTCCCTATACTAGAGAGTGGAATCCGGTCGGTGGTGTAGAGATATTAAAGAATATAAAAACATTAGAACCTCACCCGTTATCAACTGACATTAAAGGATTAACTATTGGGACTGTTGATACTAAATCCATAACTATACAGATGAGAGTGGAATCCGGTATTCATAGTAAAATTGATTGCGATAAGTTATTACTAACTGCTGAAGGTAAAGTGATAACGATGATACCTAAATTATGTGCAGAATTATTAAACTTACATTCCGTAGTCTCTCGGATACTTGAAACTACAGACGATGAGAAAGTCAAACAATTACTTGCACCTTTCGATTATGCAGAATTAGACTTAGAGAAGGTGAAAGAAAATGTTGTGTAACCCACCAAGCCATGATTGGGAACTTGAACAAATTGAAAGTGCGAAGGATATAATTCAAACTAGTACGTTAAAATTTCGATGTAAAAAATGCAATGCAACATTACGAGGGGCGGTGAAGAGATGAGTGATGAAATCAAGTGGCAATCTCCTAGCATGGAAGGTAAGTGGAAGGACGGTAAGGGCGTTATTCACCTACGCGCTATTGAGTATTACGGTAAGGACTGGATAGACATGCGAATCATGAATATGTCTAACACTCCACCTAATTTTACTAGACACGGTATAAGGTTGAATGAGCAACAGTTGGAAGAGTTGTTACCTATACTGAGAGACATGTTAGTGGACATGAAAAACAAGAGGGAAGAAGATGAAAGGAAGAGCAAAGAATAAACAACATGCTGAGTATGAAATACTTTGGCATATAATGAGTGATATAAATTTGAAATCGCTAAGGGAACAAATGGTAATAGGTAAGGATGCTAAAGCGGCGAAGTATGCCGCTAAGAGATTCGATAGCGCTGCTGATAATATAGCCGAGATGTTACATAATAAAATGGAAACACGTAGACGTTTTCTACCAAAAGACCATGTTGAATATGAGGTGAAGGCATGAGTGTTCCTGTTGCACATAATGGTGAGTATTGGTTCTCACACGCTTACTACCCTCAATGTAAACACATTGATGGAAGCGTTGAACTAACCACCATCCAAGAAGTTCATGAGTGGTGTGAATCACACTCAAATGAACATGGATGTAAGGAGATTAGAGTTGAGCATGTTATTCATTGGAATAATGGTGAAGTGGAGTGGGTTTGAATGAAACTTGAGTTCTATGGTTGTGATATTGCTAAACATAACTTTCAACAACCTCAATATATTCAGCGAAAAATGGGTCAGATACCCCGCACTGTCGTGATTGTTTCTTTTGTCTGTGTTAATTGTGGATGGGAGATAGAAATGAGAGGCTCAGATTCACCAGCAGAAAAGAAATTACGGGGGCGACTGAATGAGTGAACACAGGTGTCTGAGTTGTGGTCGCTTTACTTCTGTGAAGCGTCGTCATGTTGTGATTGGTAAAGGAGAAGGTTGGACTCCATTTGTGAGTTCTTGTTGTGTTTCTGAGTATGAAAGTTGGGTTGTAAAAAAACACTGCTCACCTGAAACATATCAGTTGAGTATTAAGGAAATGAAATCGTCAATTGCTGAAGGTGATGTCTACAATGAGGTGTACGGGTTATGATTCACTTTCGTATACGTGATGATACCCTGTGTGGTGCAGAGTACACCGAGCCTAGCAAGAAGGCTGCGAAAGATGGTAGGCTGTGCGATGATTGTGTTAATATGATGTGGAAAGAGCAGTATAGAAGGAACACGTTGATGGCTTATATTAGGAAAGCAAGAGTAATTGCAAAGGGTGATGCGGTTTCTATAGATGATAGTCATCTTGAGAGGGGTAATGCCGAGGGACTGTACCTGAAAGACTACTTGACTACTTAAACAAAGAATGAAAGAAGGAGTGAATTAAAATGAAGACAAAATATGAACAAGAGATTGAAGATATAACCGAGCAAAGAGCGAAGTTAGCAGCAAGAATGAATGACCTAGTAAGGATGAAAGATGTGGAGAAAAGTCTCAAATCCTGTGCAGAGGATGGGCACGTTTGGACTTTAACTACGGTCGGCTCAGACTTATGGAATGTGTGGACTATTAGTTTATTATGTACAAGATGTAATGGACTTTTAGATTCAGGACAAATAGACCCAAGCGGTACTATAGCGTGGGATGCACATGAAACATCGGTTCTGAAAGAAATGGTGAATTAGAATGAATCTCGAATATAAGAAAGGCGAAGAACATCATACATCAGGAATTACAGATAGTGATGAGATTTACCACTATAAGAAAGGCGAAGAACACTCGAAGAAGGAGACCATTAGGGATTTGAAAAGACGAATGGAGACTTGTCGGCATTACATAGAAGCGTGGACTGATGCGTATGACTACTTGGCAAAAGAGTGTCGGGATACTACCCAAGTATTAGCGTGGGAGACTAGGGTGGATTGAATGAAAAATTACAAAGGATGGAGAATGGAAATGATAAAAGGTCAAAAAGTATATGTTTGTGATGAAACAGAAATGGTAGCAATTCCTCATTGGACAATCAACGGTACACTATACCGTGTGTTCCACAAAGGCGTGGAGTTGACAGCATGAGTTCATGGTGTAATTGGAATTTAACAGATAATGATGCTTATCGCAAAGGTGATTGGGCAACTTGTCCACATCAATATGAAAAACCACTAATGATAATTGAAGAACATACAATATATAGTGATTGGTTAGAATGGTGCTGTGATGAGATGTTATTACTTAAGAAAGAACATGAGAATGATTTGTTTCGACATAATGCTATTATAATCAGTGGTGGTCAATATATGGATTGTGATGTTTCATATCGCAGTAAAATTATTGATATTACTGAAGAATTATTAACAACTATGCCGTCAGATTTAACCTATAAATTAGGAGATGAATTGAAGGTAATATATTTTACATTCTACACACCTATTAGAATACGAAATGAACAATATACAAAGGATTCCTTTACTATGAACGAACATGCATGGGATGAAATGGCGGACTTATTATGAGAAGAACAAACAAGGAGATGAATGAATGAAGCGTACTCTAGTGAAAATATTAGATGCCAATAACGATGGCGAACTAGACCTAGACGATATTAGATTCTTGCTTGTTAGACACGAATGGTTATTCGTGGCAGGTATATTAATTACAAGCGGAAGCCTAGCAAACGTACTAGGTTACGCAGATATAGATAGTGATTGGTTTTGGTCATTCGCAGGTATGGGTATGATGTTTGAATACTTAGACGACATAAGAAGGAGAAGGAAAATATGAATATAACAGATGAAGATGCAAGGAAAATGTTAGCGAAGATGCTCGGAGACGATAGCATATTGATTGTTAAAGAGAAGAAAAAGAAAGAGACACATAAACAATCCACATGTAGAATATGTGAAGAAGAGTTTACTTACGAAGTAAAGAAGGGTAAAGCACCGACTCTTTGTCAATCAGAAGAATGTAGAAAGACACATAGACGAAACATAAGGAAACCTAAACCGAAAGTAATCCGTACGAATGTTTGTGCAGGCAATGAATGTGAGAATGTTATTGTGCAGAAAGGTAAAGGGAGAACTATTACACGCTGTGAAGATTGTCAAGTTATACTCAGACAAAAACAAAATGCAGAGTACAGGGCTAAAACTTTCGTACCTTTACAGAGAGTAGGGGCATGTATAGATTGTAATTGTCAATTAGAAACTATGACTGGTAGAGGTAAGATGAAACTACGTTGTGTTGAATGTCAGAAAAAGAATCACGCTAAGATTGCTAGAGAATCCGCTAAGACAAACTACAAACCCGTAGTTAGAAAGTTTACTTGTAGGCTGTGTGAGAAAGAACACGAGCAAGAGGGGAGAGGAAAACTACGAGTTCAATGTACTGATTGTGTGAGTAAGCCTACACCAAAGACCAAGAGTGCTGCTCAAGAGTTACTTGAAACCTTAAGTCAAGAACAAAAAGATGCAATAGATATGTGGAAATCAATGTTAGGTGAGTGAGTGAGTTATGTATCTGTTTGTTTAAAGTGTAAAAGCAATTTTACAAAATTTAGTATGAAAGACTCTAAGTCATATTGTGACAGTTGCTGGACATACGGGATTAACAGGAAGAACATATACAATAGAACAAAACGGAAAGATGAAAGTTTGGAAGAAATGAGAATACGTACAATCGAAGAAGATTTAAAAGATTTAAAACATATTTTTGATACTTACATTGAAACTATGGGCGAAACTATGAAAGAAGAAATGGCTATAACTATAGGAAAGGCAATAACTGATGTTATTGATAAGGCTTATATTAATATAGAGAAAAATGTGGAAGAACATGTATCAAGTGAGTTTGATAAATTGAATGTTAAATTTACCACACAGTTAGCGATACTGAATACCCGTATGTTTAGGTTGGATACAGAGATTAATTTATTAGTTAAGAACTTTGCAAGCGTAATTAAGAAGAACAGGTTAAAGGGGTTAGAAGTATTCACTAAATATCTTAAACAACGGAGCAAAAAGAATGACAATACATGATGCATGGGCTTTTCTTAAAGAAGAAGTCAGACTCAGAGGCTCTACTGGTGCAGGTTTACGCACATTACCTAACGGAAAGAGAGTTGTGGTAAAGCGAGGAGGGTTTGCTGGCGGTAACCCCGCAGCACATATCAATAATGAGTTCGATATGAATCGCTACCTGAATAAATTAGGTTTGGCCGTACCTAATGCTGAAATGGTAGAAGAAAGAGGTAGACCCACTATGCTCACAGATTTTGAAGAAGGGGCTAGAAATGTATCTTATGATGATAAGAAGAGGCTAAGAGAAGATTTCGTACCTCAGGCGTTGATTGGTAATTGGGATGCGTTAGGTGCGGATATGGACAACGTATTGATGAGACCTGATGGAACACCCACCTATGTTGATGTAGGTGGCGCTGGACCGTATAGAGCACAAGGAGCACCTAAAGGACAAGGTTGGGGGTCGGAAGTGTCTGAATTACAATCAATGCAATATAAGCCGCCACATACAGAAGAAGTCTATGGGCAGATGACACCTGAAGAAATGGGACAGTCATACGATAAACACGGTGGTAGCGATGCTATGAATGCAGCCCTGTCTGTGCTTAGGAACAATCAAACAAGAGATATCATGCAACAACGAATAGGCGATGTTGCTAGACAAGTGGCGTAAAAGCAACTTGACTACTTAAACAAAGAATGAAAAAGGAAGAGGAAGTGAATAAAATGTGGATAGCATTTAACGATGGATGGTTAAGTATAGTAGAGAATTTGAACGATGAGGAAACGCTGTTAGTGAGGGCTAGGTCAGAGAAGCATCTGTTGAATGTGTTTCCTGAATGTGATTTATTTAAGATTGAGACAGCAGATTATCCTTATCGTGCTTACATAGAAAGAGAACATGTAGCAAACGTGATATCAGAAAGATTAATGGAAATTAGTTATCCTAATTTCAAAAACTCGGTAGTAGATAAAAAATTACATAGCGTATATACAAACATATGGAGTGAAGTATACCATTTCTTTTATGATGAAAGGTGAGTGGAATGAGAGAGAAAGACATATTTGCTCTCGGAATATCATTTGGAATGAAACCTTTAGACATAAACAAAGCAATTATTTCTTATACTAAAATAAGATTAGACTCTGATTGGTCTAATGTCAGAGGAGATAAAAGATTGATTATCGACTGCCTCTATTTGTATGCCAAGAAAGGACACACAGGTATCAGCGTGGAGAAAGTAGAAAAGATAACTATGGAGTTATTTGGCGTTGGCACAAAACCAAACCCAAATAAGTGGATAGCCGCCCACGGTCACTTACTGGTTTAATGCGGTATACGGATTTAGCGAACGCTTGGGAAAGAAGTCGCTTAGGAAATAGATGCCTAAGTGCTTTACAGTTTGAGGACAAAGCGACCGCACAACAAGCATATGATGTGTTATTCCCTAAAGAAACCTTGACCGAAAGAAAAGTATTATCTAAAGTGGCAATTGAATTAGAAGTGCCTTATGAGATTCTTTTAGAATTATTAGACAGAAGGGTGTCACTACTGTTAGCATCAGAGAGTAGTGCATCTAATCCATGTTTGTGGAGTTTAGAAGATATACTCAAGACGCGAGACGCTGTTATAGCGGGTGATTATTCTTTCTTAGCGTTGAGTAAACAGATGAGTGAGATAGACGCTAAACTCTTTTGGGCATCTACTATAGGTGAGCAGTACCCCATATCCACTCTTAAGTTTCTAAAAAATTTAGACACTAATATTAGTCCCGACATCATAGCGGCGAGTAGAAGATTCCTTACTGATAGAGAAATCATTAATGCGATATATACTGACGAGAATCTATTGTATAATCCTAAGTTGTGGTATCAGAAACCTACGGCAGCGTTAAGGAAACGTAGATGGATACCATGGAGTAAACATAAATCCGTAGACATAGAAGTTTACCAATCTATACCTAACGGCGGCGCGGTGAGTGTTGAATATAATAAAGAAGAAAACATCATAATAGAAAGGGCAGGTAATGTCATAACCGATGTTGCCTATCCGAATCACCCGCAACTGTCTCTAAAGAAAAGATTCAGTAAGTATGCTGAAACGCATAGCGACGAAATGGCGTGGCCTATGACTACCCCATCTTGGGATGCAATAATCAAACAGAAGGATACTGTACGCTTTCCAAATACCGGCGCTTTCTCTCCAACAGAATACGGAGGTTATGTTTTAGTAAAACAATCTCACATTCATAATCTTAGGTTAGCGGCGTATAGGCATGGTGATGTATTAGATATAAAACTACAAGCAATAGATGGAATAGACGAGTTTGTGGACGTAGGTTTCTGTGGAGTTCATATACCCTCAGAAAAAGGTTCTATAACATACGATATTGAAAGAATACTTGGTGCTAATACAGAAGAAGTAAATAGGTGGAAAGAAATACCTGAAGATATTTGTATAGTTATACGTGTATCTTCACCATTTATGGACAGACGTACTGATACTTTAAGCGCCTCATCGTTTGTAGAAATAGATAACGATATGGGTATATCGGATATAGCACAGTATGTAGATTTGGTAGGTGTAGTAAATGAATAGTGAAGTGGATAGAAGAGAAGAGTGGATGGGTTTAGGCATTATAGTATCTGAACTACGTATGAAAACGTGGGTGGAAAATAGAAGTGATTCTAAATTAGGTATGCGAGTGAAGAAACAAATAGGTTGGCGCTCTCTATTCTCTAGCGGTACATACATCCAACAATCTTGTGTGGAGAAGTTTCTTTCTCCCTTTGGTATGGAACTAAAGGAAAATTATTACAGTCAAGATGATATTTTCAAGTGGCTAGTTCTATTAGATAAATTAGAGAATATGTATGGTATACGTTCTGCACTGTCTGACCGCATGGGCTGGCATATGCTGTCTTGGGTTGTTGATAATACGTTACCTAAGGATTGGGATAATTTTCTATTGTGGGTAGAGGCTTATGATACAGAAAGAGACATGCTCTCGTACGATAAAACGGATTGACTACTTAAACAAAGAATGAAATATGAGCCATGAAATTCGTAGAGTCGGCTCGACCAACAACAATGGACGAGATGGTGGGGCTAGATGACCTCAAGGCAGATATAAATTCTTGGTATTCCCACGAATACCAAACTGGGCAATCGGGTCAGCCGCAGGCTGCATTACCACAGGCATTATTGTTTCATGGACCTCCCGGTACAGGTAAGACTAGTGCTGCTTATGTAATAGCACGCACATTTCTTGGTAACGACTTCAACTGTCATAACTTTATTGAAAGTAATGCAAGTGATGATAGAGGTATTGATTTCATTAGAGGCTCGTTCAAGACTGCTATGAGAACTAAAAATTTAACTAGTGCTGGAATAGGTGCTAATAGGAAGATAATCCTACTAGATGAGGCAGACGGCCTTACACCGGCAGCACAAGATGCTATGCGCCAGTTGATAGAGAAGTATGCTGACAATGCAATGGTCATACTCACGTGTAATGAGATTGAGAAGATACGACCTGCTATACGCTCACGATGTACCGTCTATGCATTCCCCCCTGTGTCACCGGAAGCCGCTGCAAATAGATTACGAGCGATATTCGCGCCTAAGTATAGACTGACAATAGGAATAGTTCCCCACGATGAAGCACTAATGCCGTTGTTAGAAACCCTTGTCGAACTCATGAACGGTGATATGAGAGCGACTATCATGTTCCTCGATTCAATAGACCTCGCTGACCTAGAAGAGCGTGTGAACATATTTGAAGCATCTAGTGCAGAAGATTCGATAGCATATGCAATTAACAACGAATGGTTCAATTTAAGACGAAACCTTCATGGACAACTCAAATCCGGCAGAACACTCCCAGCAGTACTCAATGGCTTTTATAGCAACATTTATTCTCATTTTGAAGATGAGGATACATTGGAAATGATATGGGACATCATGGCGGTATACGGAGATTCTATGACACACAGATACACATGGCCGGGTGACGATTACTCCTTCCTAGATTGGATGGTATCAAAAATGAGAAAACAAGTAAACAGAGGTAATAAAAATGAATGAAGAACAAAATCCGTTTAAGAAACGGGAAGAAAAGAAAGACGAATGGCCTGAGGAAGTAATGTTACGCTTCAAAATGCAAGCGAAGAGAACCGGTGAAACTGTGGAGAAAGTTATTGAAGCATACATCAAACACATTGCTGACACATGGAGTTGTACTGATTGGACTGCTGAAGATGCAGACTTACTCGTGGATTGGGCAGAAGGAATGTACATTGAAGATAGGAGTACAAACATAAGCGGTGGTGGCGGAGATACAGTTACTTTAGTAGGGCACTGGATGGGTGTAGAAGATAAATCAGCAGACAGAAACGGCTGGTCGGTTAGAAATGCAACCTCAAAATGGACAGAAGACCCTAATTCCGCTATGTCAGACGGCGTTGTAGGACATTATTACACAGAAGATGGCGTGTGGGCAATCAATACGTCTAATGGCGCTTTAGTGACAACAGATAAGGCTGACGAAGACCCAACTATGGGTATTGAAGTAGGAGACGACTGGATTTGTTTACTAAGTAAAGCAGGTAGACCTTATCCACCTGAAAGAATTGGTAGATATTACAGATTCTTCGGTAACGAACCAAAGAAGTTCTTAGATGGTGACTTACAATTTTGGAGAGTAGACCTAACTAATGATAATAGAAATATGAAGATAAACGTGGGTGTACCTGTATCTATACAAGTAAGACTACCTAATACCAAGAGTGAAGCATTCCAAGATGTACTCAGCACTAACTACAATTTTTCTGAGACGATTAAATACACCGATGATTGGTGTCCTGAACATCTTAGACATCATCTACAACCTTTCAAAATGTGGACTAATGAAGACTACATGGGCGATGCATATGTTAACCTAACAGACCTAGAAGAAGCATACAATGCTGGTAAGAGACACTTCACAGGTAGAGATGGTAATGATGGTACGGTTGGACCTGATATAATTGTACGTGGAAGCGTGATGAGAATGTCTACTGAAGGTAAACCTAGTGATTGGGATGAGACTGGACGGAACTTTAGCCTCGCAGTTTCTTCCTTAAACCTACAAAATCAACACGGTAAAGGAAGAATGAGTGAAATTCCATGTTGGGTTAGCGGCTCTTGTAATGATATAGCAAGCCCTTTCCACTTCAAGGATATAGATGATGAATTATGGGGATACGGAGAAAAGAGTTCTGTATTAGTATATGGACGATTGAAGATGAGAGTGCAAGACGGAATAAGTCAACCGCAACTCAGTGTATTCGGAGTATATACAAATCCATCAAGAGCAATTAGAAGAGTCGGTGGTGGGGATACCGATTCTTCACAATTTGAATAAGGTGAATAAAAATGACAGATAAAAAGAAAACGAAAAAAGAATTAGAAGAAGAATTGGAGACAGTTACATCGAACAATGTGAGCCTTGTAGAGCAATACAATACGCTTTACGCAGAGGCTATGCAGGTACAAAAGGTGTCGAGTGAGAGATTAGTTAGTATTAGACTACTAGAGTCATTTGCTAACGAAGTTAATATGGCTCTAAACAAATTGCGTAGTGATGTAGCCGAAGTTAACAGGTCTACACAATCAGAAGCACAAGCAGAAGCAGATGCGGCTGAAGAGGAAGTTTGAGTATGGCTGGATTTGGAGAGAGTAAGAAAGTTGAGAAGTTAGCGGAAGCCCCTGCGGCTGACCCGTTTGCTGACTTAAGGACTGAATTGGCTGATGTGAACGCTAATCAACCTAAGACACATATATTCATGGCCTTAATAGGTCATGAAAATACCGGTAAGAGTGCAATAATTTTTGATTTCTATCAGAGATACTGCGATACTTTTGAAACAAGTAAACAGACGAAATTAACAGACTTTACAGGGGTGAAAGAATGAGTGATAAGCCTAAACAATTATGGATAGTGGATTTTGATACAGGTGGCTCTGCTACCAAGTCAGCATATTATCCTGATAATGATAATATCAAGTGTTGGGAACCTTGGGTGATGAACAAAAGCGATAGAACAGCCTATGATTATCCGGCTACACATGACCGTACAATTAAGATTATGCAATTCGCTTTAGACTCTCATGAGGAACTGTGGGGTGTATTGGTAACAGGTATAGATTTGTGGGATTCCGTGGCGACCAACTGTATGCGTATCAGCGATTTGGGATTATCTAAAGACGGTATCGAAGCGGCAGACAATCGCGGACAAGGAGTTAACAAAAGAGTTCAATCGAAATGGGACTGGAGTATACGAGCAACAAGATTCCATCAACTAACCGCATTATCACGTGCTCTTGTAAAGAGAGGGGTGAATGTCTTTTGGGAAACACATTTGAAAGACGTATACGGCAAAGATGGTAAGATTACATCTAGTGAAGGGCAACCTGCATGGGAGAAAACTAGTGCAGGCTACATGTATCAGATTGTACATTGTAGGCGAGAGGATACGTTTGACGATAATGGCAGACCAACACGTTCTGAGTTTACGGCTACCTTTGAGAAGTCTAAGACGGATGCTACATTACAAGGACAGCGTAGTACTATACTAATTACAGAACAAGGTAAAGCACCATCTTGGATTGGATTACCTGAACTACAAAGGCTGTGATTGAATGAGTGATAAAATGGAATATCTGTATGTAGAGAATAACATTGATGAGGGCATGGATAATTGTTTCAATTGTGCTTCTGAAATGGTTGAAGAATACCCTGTTTATGATAGACTTGAACGTGAGTTATCAACCGCTATCCTTTGTATTGAGTGCGGGGCTTTGTGGAATAACATCACCCGCCGAGCCATAAGCGAAAGGCACCGAATATCCACAAAATATTACCGTGAATTGCTAAAGTTGAAGGAAGTGAATAAATAATGGCACAGATTACACTTGACAAGAAAGAATGGTTAACCCATTTGAGTCAGTTTGATGCTAACATCAATGATTTGAGTATTAATATCATGGAGAAGCCTACGTGTATAGGCTATAGTAGCGCATATCAAACACATTTCTTGAAAGTGTATTATCAATATCCCGATGCACCTGCAAAAGCAGGTATGCTAAATGTCTCTGATTTAGGCAAGACTTGTGCTTTCATAAACAAGTGTGCAGGTCTCGTCACCATTAAGCAAGTAAAAGGTGGCAAGACTCTGTATGTAACAAGTGGTAACATGAAAATGAATCTGCCTGTTACCGATATGAAAAGTAGTCAATTAGTACCTACCTTTGAAAAGTTAGTAGTGAAGGCAGAAGAGGCTGATTGGAAATCTTTTGGTCAAGATACCTTTACGTTTGAAGGTAAGACACAAATGACGGACATACTAAAATTAGCAACATTAAAGTCAATAATCAATAAAGATTCTGACTTCAAGATGACGGCTGATGCAGACTCATCTGAACTCACGATATCTGTAGGTAAAGCACACGATGTGAAGTTATTTGCAACAAGTAGCATGAGAGACACCGAGGGGCCAAAACATTCAGTATCGTCTAGTTTCGGCGCTTGGTTACTACCATGTCTAGGCTTGGTAAATCAAAAAATGGTATCTAAGATACACTTTGGTGATTCCACAGGGCTAGTAGTAATACAATCAGATAACATGGTAAAGCGACTATTGATAATCATAGACCAACAGGAGTGAGATGAATGAAACCTCAAGCGTTTAGCATGGCACTAAAGCGGTTGTTCAAACTTGGAAAACAGTATGAGCGTTTGACTGATAACAACGAACACGATGAGGCAGAAACAGTGATGGAACAATACGAATGGGTGAAAGAAATGCTTTGCGAAGAATACATGGCTGGTGGATTGGCATGATAATCGACTACTACTATCCTGAAGATGAATGGGAGGGAGTAGGCAAACCTCATGTCTATATGAGGCATAGAGGCGCTGACGGTGCTTTAGTTGAATTAACAATAGACCCTAATGATACAGATATTGATTTTAATACATACATAACGTCTCATTGTTGGGTTAATGCCCACACACATCCTAGAAGATTAAGTAGAGTTACTGCTAGATATCCGGGCACTAGAGTCAGGTACGATATTACCGCTACCGGTTTAGACGGTATCGAGTTAATGCGCTTCGATGTTCCTAACCCTGCACAATTGTACGATATTAGGAATGAAATAAAGACTTATGAAGCCGATATAAATTACAATGATGTGTTAATCAGACATATGTATCCTGATACTAGCAAGATACCTTTGTTTGAGCCGAGAATTTGGTACTTCGATATGGAGTGGCAACCCGAAGGGTGTCCCCATGAAGGTGCAATCACCATGATTGCAATAGACGACACTCATGCAGATGAACCTGTTATTTTCGCTTGGTCTAAAAATAACCACGATGTTTGTAAAGTGCTCCAACGGGATGGTGTAGAATACACAGACTTGCATCCCTTCGTCAACCACATAGATAGAGAAGGCGGATACATGCTCTATGTCTACAGCAATGAGGAGGACATGCTCACTGGATTCCTAGAGCACTTGGAGAAATGTGACCCCGATATGTTAGTTGCTCATGCCTTAATGTGGGCTGACTTACCGCAGTTAATTAGAAGGTTGGGTAATGATTCCGAGAGGCTTAGTCCTGTCAGACAAGTAATAAGACCTCATAAGAAAAATGGATACAGGGAGAACAGTCAGCCAATACTAGGTAGATTATGCTACGATACTGCACTCTCTTGGGAGAAAGGTAGTGGCTTAGAAGCCATGTGGCAAAAGAGCGGTAGGGGGCAATTCAGAAACAAGAAGTTGGCTACTATCGCAGAAGATTTGGAATTAGACAAAGAGTTTGGTGAAGAAGGCTCTAAGATGGATGCTGATGTATTTACTTGGTGGGTTGATAACTTCGATGAGTTTGTTGATTACTGTGTACGAGATACTACCCTTCTTCGTAGATGTACTGAGAAGGTAAAAGCAATACCATATCATCTTGCTATGCAGAAACATTGCGGTGTATCTTTCAGGAGTACGTGTAATGTATCTAATTATATTAGAGGTTTAATTTCACGTGAAACTGATTTGAAGGCACTAACAACTTTTCATAGACAAAGAGACGACTACAAGGCTGCTACTGTACCCGATACTGTTGGTGGAAGGCACAAAGGTGTGGCTTGTGTGGATTTTAAGGCCATGTATCCTATAATTATCGTAGACGGGAATCTATGTCCTACTACCAAACGTAGACATGGTGGTGATGATATTCGTAGTGTCCCCAATGGTACACATTGGACTAGAGAGAAAGGGGTGTTACCAACTATCATTTCAAGTATGTTGGAACTTAGAGCAGAATATAAAAGGCTATTAAAAGCAGCCAAAACTGATGAAGAAAAATTGCAATATGATATGATGCAAACTGCCATCAAAGTGGCGACCAACGCCGCGTACGGGTATGTATCCCAAAAGAAAATTGGTGGGGGTTGGATTGACCCCGACATAGGCTCAACAATTACATATTATGGTAGGGAGTGTATTAACACGCTACTACTTGAGAGCGAGAAAGCGGGTTATAGAGCACTTGCTGGACATACAGATTCAGGCTATATTCAAATTCCTTTTGATGAAGCAGAAACTCATATTGATAATCTGAATAAACTGATACGTAATAAATACGATTTACCAAGTATGGAAATTGAACTAGAGGCATATTTCGACTATTGGTTAACCGCAGATGTAAAGAATCAGAACTTTGGTATATTTGTGTGGCCTGAAGAAAAGAAGGGACAGTTGAAGGTTACTGGCTTTTCATATAAAGCGTCAAGCGTCTCTCCAATCACAAAGGAAGTACAGGGACAGATATTCAAGATGATAGGTACAGGTTCTGAAGAAGAAGAAGTTACATCATTCATTAGACCAATTGCACTTTCCGTAATGAAAGGCGAAAGAGGCGTTGATGAACTAGCACCATATGGTCGTATAGGCAAGAAAGATTACGTACGTGTACCTCCTATGGCGGTGAGAGGTGCTTACTATTACAACGAGTACATCAACCCTAGAGAGCCTTTCAAGGTGGGAGATAGTCTACAATGGGTCTACACGAAAGCATCACCTGACGGTATGGTTCATACTAACGTAGTGGGCTTTAGGTCAGTAGATGAGATTGATGATTTTGTCATTGACCACCATACATGTGTCGATAAATTCATCACAAGAAAAATTAAGAACATATATAGCGTATTAGATTGGGATATTGAAGCAGCCATAGGAGCGGCTATACCCAAAAAGCATTGGTGATAAAATGAAATGTAAATATTGTAATGCTAAATTAACCGCAGAAAAAAGCGTCAAACGAGGTGTCGGACCTGAATGTATCAATAAGTATAGTCCGTGTGCGGCATGTCAACATTGCGTAGGCGTAGAAATAGACTTATCAAGACAAGAAGGTAGAAAAATAAACTGGGATAATGTAACCAAAAGGACTGTCTTTGAAGACTGGAAAACTTACAGGAATACTGGCTCTCCGGGTTGCACGAAAAAGTTCGTAGATAACGAAGAAAACCGTAAGTGGGGGTTGGTCGGAAAGACGCACCAAACACACAACGATTGGGCAAGTTATGAAGAATATGCCTTCTGTGTTGGATGTGATGACCAATCGGATTATGTTACTTGGGATGACCTATGGACAGCCGAAGAGGATTGCGCCTCCTGTATCAAATGTAGAGGTGAAGTATAATGAGTAAGATTGAAGAAAGCGTGTGCAAGAAAATTATGATGAGAACGAAAGTAGGAAAGAAAAAATATGGTGTTACAATGGAAAGAGGCGACCTATCATTCAAAGAGTGGATGACACATCTATCTGAGGAACTAATGGACGCTCTAGTTTATATTGAAAAAGTAATAACGGTGGAGGAAGAGAATGATTGCTGAATGTTTCTGTGGCTGGCAAGGATTAAAATCAACTATGATTGAATCAGGTTATCCGGTGTGTCCTGCTTGTGGTCGTAAATTATCTCAATTGAAATGTGATGGATGTTCATCATGAGCGAGTTTATGAAGTTTAATCCTAACAAGGAGAGTCTACAAGATAGAGGGGCAGAGGCTCATACTCCTGAACTATTAGAGTCCTATAACAATAGCACATACGCATGGCAACCGGGTATGGATAAATATTTGAGAGTCAGTAAATCATCCCTTAATGCACACGGTTGGTGTGGTTATTCTTACAAAATGCAGTACCTGTATAGACTTTCGCAAGAAGAAACTGATGATATGGTAAGAGGTACTAATGTACATAACATCGTAGAATACTTTTGGGATGAAGCACCTTCACGGATTGATGAAACCCTGACGCTTATAGCAGATGATAAATTAATCCTAGCAAAAGAATTGATGTATAGTGTAATACCAACACCACCTATGTCTTATCTTCTAGGAGAAGAAGAAGTTATACGCCAATGGTTTGATTGGCAATGGAATAGATTCTTATTAACGAAAGGAGTAAATTGGGCAGCGGTGGGTAACGAGGTTTCTGCTCATGCTAAGATTAATGTTAATGTGGATGGCGTAGATTACCCTGTACACTTGCGTGGGTACATAGATACTATCTTCGCTGATGGGGAAGGAGGGTTTGTCTTAATGGAATTAAAGACAGGTAAGTGGCAACCAAAAAAGACCGCTAAAAAGTTGAGAGAAGAAATGCAGTTCTATAAATTAATGTTAGATGAGGGTGAGTTTTCAGACTGGTTACCCGTTACACATTGGGCTTGGGAGTTCCCTAGAGGTTGGGTAAACGGTGGAGTAAAAGCCGAATGGGAATTAGAAGAAGTAGGTACAAAGATAACTAGGTATGCACCTAAGACTGTACAAAATAATTTGAAAAAATTAGTAAAAGCCCACATAACAGACTCTTTTGAGCCTGAACCGTTTAACTACACAGACTGGCAAGGAAACGTAGTATCTAGTTGCCAATGGTGTAGTTTCATGGAACTATGCCCCGCTTGGGGCAACAATATAGACAGTCAAACAGAAATAAAATTGGAGGACAAATAAATGAGAGTTAAAAGAGTGAGTGATGAACACAAGCGGATATTAAGAGATATAAAGACGAGCCTAACGAAATTAATAGATAAACCTGACTTAGAGTTAAAGGTCGAATGTGGTATGATTGGGGATGAAAGATATAGAGTTTATGTGGGAGAACAGATGACTTTGAGGGCGTATACCACAGAAGACGGCGTGCAATCCTTTCCTGTTATTATTGTTACAATAAGTAAACATAAACTAAAGGAAATAGTAGAATGGGAAGCGAAAGAAGGAGACATATACTCATGGTTATTTCCGCGAGCGATATATAATGATTCAATAAAAAATAAATTAGGGTGATTACGTGCCATTTATCCCTCTTGATTTCCCTAGGGAAGTCTTAGAACTAAGTGCTCACGGCGGGCATGGCGGTCGATACCTTGTCAAGAATTGGGATGAATTAGAAAAATATTGGGAAAGTAAAAACGGCAGAGGGAATGCTTATTTTACAGCCTATGGATATAGACGTACTCAAGCACCTAGACATCATAGGGCTGAATATAACACAGCGATAGTACGACACTTTGTCATGGATTTCGATTGTAAGGACTTCAAACAAAAAGGTATTGGAGTGGATTTTCCTTTCATGCATGGTCAAGTAAAAAGACTGCATCGACATTTACTTGATAACGACTATCATCACTATGTGTATTTTTCAGGCGGAGGTTTTCATATATGGATTCCTTTTGCTGATACTTTTCTACCCACAGATGGATTAGAAGTAACTAGACTAAAGAGCGCTGGTAAAATGCTTATGATGAATTGGCACGATGCTTTGGACTTATCATGTAATGACCCTACCGTAGCATTTGACTTAGCGGGTATGATACGTATACCTAACTCTTACAATATGAAAAGAGGGTGTTGGTCTATACCCCTTACATCAGAAGAAATTATGACTCTTGAACATGAGGATTATTTAGACTTAGCACAAGAACCAAGAGGCGGATATTTACAACTTGGTAATATCCCAATTAAACTCACATTACCTGAAAGAAGGGGTGGTGTGTTCGCAGTAAATAAAAAGAAGGTTGCAGATTTACCAACTGTCTCTCTTGGTAAAATACAGGTGTTGCCTTGTTTAGCGCAAGCGGCTCTAGGCGAAGGCAATCCTATTCACAGGGCTAGATATCATCTAGCATCTTATCTAGCGGATAGACTCAGATGGTTCTTCCCTGTTGAAAGAGTTCCCGAAGAGGAACTAGAAAAGCACGTAGAGCAAATTGTACAGATATGTTCAGAGCAAGGATGGGCTGATTATAATGAAGATGTTACGACAGTACAAGTTGAGAGTATAGTATACAAAGGCTATGCACATGCTAGATGTAGCACGCTCATGGAAGAAGGATTATGCACAGGTAAATGTAGATTCTATGACGGAACGGGGGATAAATTATTATGACACAAAAATATATAGAAAATTGTTTACAATGCGGAAGAAAACTAGGAACGAGAAATTATACTTCAAGAGGAAGTAAAATAACACATTTTTGTCACATTTGTTACTCCAAACCCAAAGATGAAGATAAGTGTATATCTCTTACGAATCAAAAAAGAAAATGTAAAATGAGAAAATTAAATGGTAGTGAGTATTGTGCCATGCATTCAACGAAGAGGAGTATTATAGATGATTGATTTAATAATAGATAGTAACGAAAGAGGTAAACTTTGCGAATCAATCATTCGTAAGGCCGAGAAAGAAGGATTGAGGGTTGATAGAAAACCGTTAATAGTAGGCGATTACTTACTAGGTGCTGCGTGTGTTGAGGCTAAGTCTGTTAGTGATTTTCTCCAATCATGTGATAGCGGTCACTTATGGAAGCAGTTAGATAATATGGATGCTAACTACGAACGCTTCTTCTTACTCATACATGGTAGTATATCTCAATATGTAAAAATGGTTAAGACTTCGTATAGTAGGACACAAAATAAATTCATGGGTTTAATAGCCCGTATAATGGCCGATTTTGACTGTCAGGTAATCTTTACCCCTAATGTAAGTGAAGCGGCTCTATTCGTCGTTAAACTGCATAACAAACTACACAAGCCAGCATCATTACATGGTGCACAAGCAATTCGCAGAGTTAGCACTAACGATGTGCGTAAAGATGTGTTACTCACAATACCCGGTGTAGGTAATATTATGGCTGAGAGATTATTGAAAACTTGCGGCTCCATTGAAGAAATGATGTATGAGGATTCCCTGAAGAAAGTAAAAGGATTAGGAGGAAAAACTGCAAAGAAAATTGCAGAAGTGTTGACCAGCGAAGATGCGATTCATATTGAACGGACGGTATTTCGATGATTGACTACTTAAACAAAGAATGAAATGTCAGTTATTCCGATGTATTGTCTATACATAGTTACTATTATGTACCTTAGTATAGACGGACATTAGGAATACTCGGAAGGGTAGGAAAGGAGAGAAGAAAAAATGAAACAAGCAAATGAATATGAGGCAATAAAGAAATTTGAGATATTTGATGGTTACATCAAGCATTTTGGTAACGTATCTATAGATAACGACATACCTGCAATGTTGTCGTTTTTCTTCATACAGGGACAATTGGCAGTCCCTTATGTGAGATTACCGTGGGGCGCAAGTCACCTAGACCCTAGAGTACATTCGTTTTGGATACAATCGAGTAGAACAGGGAAGAGCATTGCATGGGAGTTCGTTGGTGACATACTAGATGACATAAACGTTCCATCTGACATGTATACATCAGGTACTGATGCTGGATTATTAGGCTCATTCCACATAGAAAAAGATGAAAACGGTCAAGAGAATTACATACACAAGGAAGGTTTACTATCAGGTCGTAAAGCATTAAACTTCGATGAAGGTTCAATCATACTCAACCCTAGCACACACAGTCAGCAGACCGTTTTGTATCTCCAATCTTCTTGTAACCCAGTAGGGAGCAATAACAACAAGTTAGTTCTCCAACAAAGGGGTGGTAGAGCAGAGATAGAGTCGATGGTGTCTTTATGGATAACAACATATCCACCTGCCGGAGTGAAAGAATACGTATTAACAAAGGGCATCTTTCAAAGAGTGCTCCTGTATTGGTCGCACTGGGATATGAAGAGAAGAAAAAATGTAAGTTTAATACGTTCAGAGTCAGCATTGAAAAAGAAGCCTAAAATGAAAATTACATACGAGAATATTGTAAGTTACTTCACCGAATTAGAGAAGAGATTAAGAGATAAAGTATTAGATGTAACCGAGACATCTTTTGTGGAATGGGATTCTATGTCTAGAGATGAACAAGAGACATTGCTACAAGACAGTATGACACAGATGTTTACGGCAGATGAAGATACATTCTATACTGCTTTTGCTCAAGCAATAGACGAATACTATGAACTAATGCATGGTTTAGGACCGGGTATTAGCGACGTAGTTGCGTCTTTTATACCTGCAATGGAAAATTACACAGTAATTATTGCATCACACCTCGCTATGTTAGATGAAAAATGGGTGATTACGGGAGAACACGTTTCTATGGCAACAGAAATATTGTTCGATTTATTCCGTAACTTAATCTCATGGTTAGAAGGCGAAGTGGAGATTGGACCAAAAATTGCGGAAAGAATAACACAAAGAAACAGATGGGTTGTATCTATGCAAACATGTGAAACATTTGAACTTGGTAACAAGGGTGACAAATGGATAAAGAAGCAAGAACTAATACAGGTTTACAGAAAGCAAACGGGCGTTACTAGAGGTACAGCGTATGCTCACTTCGGAAAATGGGCAACAAAAATGTTCGAGAACACAAAAGATGGTACGATAGCGTATCTAAGGCTAAAGGAGGAAGTGAAAGATGTCAAATGAAATAAAAATCTGTTTAGAATGTAGAGGTACTGGCGCGGTATTTTTTCAGAATGCTGATGGTGAATATGATTGTGAGCCTTGTATGTCGTGTATAGAAGAAGAACGCGAGGCTATTGTAAAGGAATATGAAGGAGATGATGTATATTGTTAAATGAAGAAGAAGAATGGAAATGCGAGAGAGGTGTAATTGGCTCATCAGGTGTGGTGTTACCGCACTCAGGTTTGAGTGAATTGCAATTGATGGAACTAATCACTCATCTGAGAATGACGCTTGAAGGCGCAACGTATGTAGAAGGGTGCATGAATGAAAAGCGCGTGCCTTATTGGAAACTAGAACGAATCAACTGGGAGCATGACAAGACCGACAAGGCATGGGATGTGCTGATGAAGTTCCACGATATGCAACTAGAATGGGAAGCAATAGAAGATGGTAATGTGGACTGCGACGTAGAAGCAGGTACGATAGGCGTGGAAGGTGATGAGTGATGTCCTTCGCCTACCACTACGACTTAGGAAATCAGCCGGAGGGCGAACACCGATGGTGGTGCAGCACGATTGGTAATACCGATGCCCCCAATGCTGGTGATTATGAATGCCGCAGATGCGGCAAGCAGGTCACTACCAAGAAGCACCGACCGAACAGGATGGGATGCAAGGGCTACGGGGGTGAGGCGTGATGCTGAAACCCAAAGAGTGGGTTATGCCCATACCATGCCCTTCATGTAAGGGTCATGCTTCCGCTAATCTCAATAGAGGTACATGGAGATGTCCATGTGGTGATTTCGGGGAGTGTGGATTCAAATGACGATAAAGTTTGAACCTAATGTGTACCCGGTGGATGATGATGGCGATTGCTACATCTGCGGGGGTAGTGGAATAGTAGGCACAACCAAGTGTTGGGATGGGGATGGATATCAATGTGAAGAACCGGACTTCTGTGGTTGTACAGACGAAGGTGTTGTGTTCAAGCACTATACTGAGGTGTTTGAATGACAGACAAGGAGCACCAAGAAGAAATCGCAAAGATGTGCCAAAACATTCGTCAGGAGATATTTCGTGGATTGACGATTACGAATGACCCCGCCATAGTGCAGAACTATGTTGGACTACTCTCGCATTTGAATGAACTTCAATCATACAATATACACGGACAACCACTCATTGAGAAGGAATACAAGTTGGTGAAAGAATGACGGACATAATGGCATTAGATATAGAGACGAGTAATTACTCATGGGAAATAGGCGGATGGAATAACAAAGCGTTATTCGACGTATCCGTAGTCGCTACTTGGGATGGCTCAGATGCACACATATTCACCAAGGAAGATGTGTTGATAGACGGTGTAACCACACACGAGTTACACCCACGTGCGCTTGGAGACCATATCACCGCACATGTACAAAAAGGTGGCAAGATACTAGGACATAACATCATAGGTTTTGATTTCCCAGTATTGAAGCAATCCTTAGACTGTTATGCTATTGGTGATATTATGCAAAAGGCCGATAATGTTATTGATACTAAACTACTTTTCCAAAAGGCATCGTTGTCTTATGGGAAATTAGAATCAAACTTACAATCGTTAGTACAACACACTCTAGGAAAGAGTAAGAGTATGAAGAGCGAAGATGCACCTAAAGGGTGGAGAGCAGGTAAATTTGAAGAGGTGTGTGACTATTGCGTGAAAGATGCACAACTCACATATGACGTATATCAGTTCGGTAAAGAACACGGTGTATTAAAGTCAAGGTCTTTTGAGACCGGAGACATAGTGGAGGTAGAAGTAGAATGGTAGAATATAACCCAAGAGAAGGAGAAATAAAAGTGGATGATACAACAGAAGAAGAAATATGGAAATTGAAAAAGGCGTTAGACGTGCTCTTTAGTATGTTACAAAGAGGTAATAATTTAGCCGACATACAAAGAGTAGCGAATAGATTAGCGTCACAAGTGCAATATCCATTCACACCTCATATAGTGGAGGAAGAGGAATGACTGAAAAAGATAGTGAAACAACATTGAGAAATAACATAGATGCTGTAAAGACGATAGTAAGAACAGTCAAGACTACACTAGGGCCACTAGGCCGTGATAAGTTAATGGTTGATGGTGGTGGAAACACCATAGTAACCAACGACGGTGCTACCATATTACGCGAACTAGACGTTTCTCACCCTGCTGGTAAAATGGTAATAGAATGTGCTCAAACTCAAGAAGCGCTATGCTATGATGGTACTACGTCTGCTGTTGTATTAGCAGGTGAATTATTATCTAATAGTGAAGCATTGATGAATAAGGGATTACACCCTAATGTGGTATGTAAAGGCTACAATGAAGCCGCTAACATGGCTATAGACTATCTACTAGATACACTTAGTCACGATTGTGATAGCAATGAGTTATTAGAAGCAATTGCACGTACTGCAATAACAGGTAAAACAGTAGACGCGTCTCTTGATGCGGTTGCATCTTTGTGCGTACAATCTGTACAAAAAGCGGGTGATGCAGAAAAGGTACGCGTGATGAGTCTACCGGGTGGCGGGTTAAGAGACTCGTATTTATTTAACGGCGCTATAGTAAATAAAGACTTGACTATTGAAAAAGAGATAGATGGAAAACATAGCATCGTTTTATTGAATAGTGGGCTAGAGCCTCAAAAGACTGAAGAAAATATACAAGTACAACTAGACATGCAAGGATACACTCAATTCAAGAGTTCGGCTAATGATGATTTATTAGAACAAGCAAAATTAATCTTAGAGCAAATGCCTGACGACGGTGGTGTAGTGTTCGTAAGAGATGGTGCTTTAGACCACGTATGCGCGTTTTTATACAAACATAACATAAGCGTGGTTAGGAGATTACCTGAGAGTACCATGAGGGCACTTTCCTCTACTCTTGGTATACCTATCGCACAAACACCTTCTGACATAGAATGTGCTGCAATAGGTAAGATAAGTAGACAAAGGCATTATGATGTAAACTATCTATTTGTAGATGGTGTTATTGAATCAGACCAATCTACTTTAGTGCTACGAGGTGCAACCATAACTACACTAGAAGAAATAGAGCGTGGATTTGATGACGCTCTTGGGGTAGTCTCTCTTTGTATGAATGGTGACAAACTCGTAAGTGGTGGGGGTAGTGCATATGCGGCAATGGCATCTCACCTACGTTCACAAGCGGCATCAACCCAAGGTAGGAGTCAAATGGCTATCGAAGCATTTGCAGACGCTTTAGAGATACTACCTGCTACCATAGCAGAGAACGGTGGACAAGACCCACTCGACTGTATATTAGCACTAAGGCATGAGATACAACAAGGCTTCTTACACGCTGGCCCCGACTTAGAAAATGGGGGAATTACATCTATGTGGGACTTAGGAGTATTCGAGCCTTCATCTTTAGTTAAACAAGCAATTTTGAGTGCCACAGAAGTTACTACTGCAATCTTAAAGATTGATGATATGATAGCAAAGAAAGGCGCTTGATAAAGATGGGACGATTGATGGATAGGCTAATTGTAGAGTGCCGTAATTGTAAGCACAAGCATATCCCTCATCGCCTATCTGCTCGTTTTCATAACGAAACTGCAAAAAGAATCCAATTATGGCAGTGTAAAGAATGTGGTCATTTTTGGCAAGATTCGGTTTTTAAGTAACAACATCAATATAGAAGCGGTGCATTTTTTACACCATGTCGGCATTCACGTGGCTCGCTCGCAAACTTATGAGCATCATGGGTAACGCGTATGTATGGCTCGATAGAAGGGTAAAATATACTGAAGAAGAAGTCAGTAATGTTCTCGGCGTGCCTATTGACGATGACCTAAAGGTTAGTTCACGATATGATTTATGTCGGAGAGTAGAGGAAACTTTTGATTTGCCTCAAGACTCTTTTTGGGTTTTACACAGCACACAGAAAATAAGATATTGTGTGCAAATGTCGAGGAATTTACAGGGGCAGACTAATGAATGACGACATGCCCTTTTGGATGAGGTATCTTTACTCAATTATCACAGTTGATATTGAAGATTAACAATCTACGCCGTCTGTAAAACCATCTTGCGTCTTTAAGTCAAGGTAGCATTGTTTGATTATATTGTACTGAGTCTTAGCAGCAGATTCAGTCATTTCAAAGTGACCATTGAAGCCACCAATAGGAGCAGCATCATCATAAGCGGTTTGTGATGCGTATATTTTACCATTGTAGGCTATTGGAAATGTTTTAGTAACTACTTCTTCATCGTTTTCATCCGTTTCTTTTTGTATTTCTTTATTACATCGTGTGTCTATAATTACACATATTGCATCTTCGCAGGTTATACCGTAGTTTGTATTGTATTCAATTTTTAGTGCCATTTTATCAACTCCACACCCCGATGCTACTACAAAAGGGTGAGTATTTATCATTCATTAATGTGTTGTATTCTTTCATTGATAGTGAGTTATCAATAAGCCAAGTATCGAACCAAGCAAT